TCTTCTTCTTCTTCCTCTTTCTTCTCGCCTTCTTCATCTTCTTCCTTAGAATCCTCTGGTTCCTTTTCCTCTGCATCGTCTTCGGCAGGTTCCTTGTCGTCTTCACCAGACTCTTCATCGTCCTTGGTCTCTTCAGCATCGTCTTCACCAATGCCTAAGTCCAATTCAGTGGAACCAGCTTTGTCATCTGTCTTTTCAGCATCTTCAGAGTCATCTTCTGGCTCTTCAGTTTCAGCATCCTCTGGATCAGCTTCTTCTGAATCGTCTTCCTCTGGCTTCTCTTCTGGTTCTTTTTCTTCAGTGTCTTCCTCTTCCTTTTCTTCGTCTTCAGCTTCACCTAAGAATGCTTCGTTGAACTCTTCATCTTCCTCGTCGTCTTCATCAGCAAACGTAGAAGGAATGTGGTCAACACTGTAAGAAGGAGCACCGTCTTCAGCTACTTCGTAATTAGGCTCTGAGCCTTCTTCATCTTCACACTCTTCATCTTCTTCGTCTTCATCACCTAAGAAGATGTTGATGTTCACTTCTTTCTCTTCTTCAGACTCTTTCATACCATCAATGCGTTCTTTTTCGTCTTCGTCATCATCATCTGTATGACTCTTGAACGCATTGTCGTCATCATCGTCGTTGTCCGACGAGAAGATATCCGAAGGATTATCTACTGAAGCAAACTCATTGGACAAGAGAGCATCCTTGTCTACATCATACGTAGAAGCTGGTGTAGCTGGAATCTCGGGGAGCATGACTGGCTCGTCGACCATGCCAGATTCTGGGCTCGCCGACAGAGCTTGGTCAATCTTGTCACCAACGTCAGCAGTAATGTCTTCAACAGTGGTGTTTACTTCATCGAAGTTACCATCTTGAATGTACTTCGTTACAGCATCACTATTTTCAAAGACTCGAATTTCTCCGTCAATGTCAATAGTGACCCGTCCACCCTGTTCAATGTTTTGAACAGTTAGAACTTGACCACCATCACTGACATACTTTTGTTGTGTTGCCAACATTTCTTGACTCCTGCGGTAGAAGGATTGTGTTTCTTTTTGTGTTGAAGTATACAATTTGTTAAAACGGGACTACTGATAAAACTGTCAGTAATTACTCTCCCCATTTATGATCAAGGTCTATGACCGCTGTTATATGCAATGGGGTATGGGTACCAATAATGAAATCCTCATACTCAGCGGACATAATCTCATACTTTTCGTCTGTGTTGAACACAGGGAATAGAATGATGTCGCCTTTCTTTACTACGTAGTTATTGTCATTCAATTGACGGCAACAGAACTTAACGTTGATTCTATTGGTCTTGACCCAGACACCTTCACGTAGCTCGTTAATCTTCCTAGCTCTGTCGTAGTCAGCGTTAACCCACATCTTGTTTGTCTTGTAGACTTCATCAATGCGGACACCAAGACGCTCGTGAACGTTACTGGCAGAAGTATCGTAACGCAAGATAGCCACGGAAGGAAATCGTGACTCGAATAGCTCGAGTTCATTCCTTTCGATGAGGTCTATCTCTTGTGGGGTGTACGTTACACGTATCATTTTTTAGCGTCCAATATCTCTAGTATCGTTGCTATCGCTTTCTTTGGTTCAATTGACTTGTTCGCAAAGCATGGGAGTTTGATTGCATCCATCATGGAAAACTCTCGACTACGAACCATCTTTCCGCCACCAAAGTATGCTTGAACTTCTGTTGAGTGCATTAAGTAGAAGCGTTCTGTTGGTTGACTGTACACGAGAATCCAGTAGTTGTATCCAAACTCAATGCTCTCAACTAGACCAGCCCATTGTTTGTCGTTCAACTTTTGAAAGCTGAACACGTCTTGTGAAATGAACTTGAATTCGACATAGTGACCAATTGAACCCGACGTCGTAATGTGATAGTCCGAGAACTGAGCAGGAAGTCGGAACCCTTGTGACGAATATGAATCGTAGAACCTTGTGAATCCAAATTTACGCTTCTTACAGGCATTCTTTAGCTTCGGGGTGAGGTCACTTTCAAAATCCTTACCAAGCTTCAGTAGTGAGACGTTAGCTTGGTTCTTCGGATTCTTGACCCTCTTCACCGTCACCTTGGTAGTAGATTTTGCCATAGTGTTCAACAACAGCTTGCTTCGAACGTACCAAGAATGAAGCTAGTTCAAACTTATGTAACGTTGATTCACTGACAGTGTTAGTTTCGAGATTGTTAATAACATGTTGGATAAAGACTTCAATCTCTTTGAGACTGATTTTGGAGTTGATGTTATATTCAATGTGTCCATCTTCGCTGTATGGTATGGCCTTATTACGAGTACCATCCCAAAGGACAAGTGAGTACTTTTGCTCATTAGCATCATGAGCATGTTGGGTCAAGTCTATCAACTCCAATACAACTTTGGTTCTTCTCCACCAATTCTTCTTTGGCCGTTGAATCCTTGGGAAAACAAGTATCTTCAGCTCACGATGGACAACACCATTTGCTCGTATCACTCGAGACTTATTGTAATCGCCATTGGCAATCATCTCAGCGAGAGCTTGTGTTGGCCGTATGAAATCTGGTTCTGTCATTGTTACAAGGATTGGAGAATGAAGGCACGTTCAGTGAACATTGTTTCCAAGTCTGCGAGTTCTTGAGTACCCTCAGTCACAAGCTCAGCACCATCATTTTCAGCAGCTTGCTGACCACCACGTAGCTTACGGAGTGCCCGACCTTCTGAGATTTTCAATTGAGCAGAGGTATGGCGGAGTATCAACTCGGAGTGCAGATTCGGGTAGTTAATCGACTCCATCTTTGGGTCAGCTGTATCCGTTGGTGGGTTCTCGAGATATGTTGTGAACTTCACATACAACGAGTTTGTAGCCGCTGGAACGTCGTCAATGTACACACGACGTGGGTCATGGTTGCTTTGTTCCCAGTCAAACTCCTTACCCGTCATTACCTGCATTGCACGAATGTTCTGACGAGCACGAATGTAGTCCATCACTCGTGTATAAGAATCTGAAGCATTACTACCCATAGCAAATATTGCTGGGTGAATGTCAAATAGATTGTAAGTCAGACCATCAGTTGCGTCACGGATTGGGGTAACTTCTAGAACTGTCCACACATTGAATTGTGGGTCAATGTCGAAGTACCGTGTTGATAGAGGAACGGTTACGTCCCAAGTCGTAGGGAAGTACCTTCCAACTTGATTAACAGCACGGAGCATAAACAATAGAATGGTGGGGTCACTGGTCAGGATGTTTACTCCTGAGCCATCAATCCCACCACCTATGTTTGCTTTCGTAAGACGCAGAATCTCTAAAGGAGTCATGGAACTTACTTAGTGTTAATTACAGAGTTGGAAACTTTGCATTCCAAGCGTTTTGAACACCCTTGCGTTGCTCATCTTCAGCCAAGAATCCTTCAAGTTCCTCTGGCGTGTGCGACTCGATATACATAATCGCATCACGAGCATTCATGCTTGCACTAGTGACTGGTGCGTCTGGGTCACTTCCACCAGTTGTTCCTTCAGAGCCTTCTCCGCCAACTTCGGGGGGCTTGACTTCGTTTACCACTGGTGCTGGCTCTTGGTCAGAAACAGGCTTAACCTTGTGAGACTCAGGAATCTGGGCTTCAACAGGGGCGATTGGGATGATTTTGATTCCAGGAACAAGGCTGTGAAGATATGCGACTTCTTCATCAGACAAGTCAAACTTGTGAGGTTCATTCGGGATTGGAAGATTGACTTTCGGATATTCCAAGCCAATGGGAATACCTGATTGTACAACGTAAGACTTCTTCTCTACATGGTCGTCTTTTTGCGAATAGAATTCTTCTGCGGTCATGCTGTATGTTCTCCGAGGTGAGGATTAAATCAGGTTTCCTTTATAACGCATTAGAGCGACGGAATTGCCTGAGTAGTTATTTAAAACATAATGGGGAAGAGATTTCTCTCTTCCCCACATGCTACAAAGTAATCACTAACTAATCTTAGCTATAGTTCGTGATGGTGCCCTTTACGTACATGTATGGGTTGATCATCTTCTGACCACCAGACGTGTACAGACCACGACGACCAATGAAGTCATCCAGAACAACTGGAGGATTCGTCGTGTAAAGAGGACGGTAAGGAGCCCAGACATATCCAGCATACAGGTAGCTGTTACCCTTGTAACCAACGCAGAACGTGTTTGCGGAGTAGTTCGGATTCTTTACAATCAAGAAGCGACCAGACAACGTGCCAGCTACATATGGACCGCTGAACGAGCCATTTGCTTCGACGCCATTCGACTCAAAGCGAGTCATACCTTCGATGATCGATGCTACGTTCGTACCAGCGATACAGAAGTTACCCGACACCATGCGCGTTGCTTGATAAATCAAGTTCTGTGCACGTGTGAGAGTGTGAATGAACGAGTCATAGTGCTCTTGCTTCGACACACCGAGTGGCAGTGTGCAGTCGAAGTTAACGATACCACCTTGTGCCTGATTGTACAGGTTAGCCATGATGTTCGAGTCGATTTCAGCACGAATGATCGATGCTGTTGCGGCCACGAGTTCATCATCTGCATTGATGTTGTGTGCTTGTTGTAAGTCCCAAGCAGCATCAAGCGTGTACAGAGCACGGAGCTTGTAAGGACGAGCCGTTACAGTGGACTGGTCAAGGTCAATATCAACTTCGCCAATCAGCGAAGGATTTTGCTCCATGTCATACTCATACGTCGCCGTGATGGGCGTGTTGTTCGTAGGAGCGGCAGAGAACGTGACCGAAACTGCACCAGAGGTGTAGTTGATAGTACCAGCAGAGATACCAGTACCCGAAAGAGTACCAGAACCATTGTCGGTAGCCGTAACCGAACCAGTTGTGATGGAGAACGTTCCTGGCTTAACAGGAATGTACGACAGTGTTGGGGTGAACACCGTTGTTACGCCATCGCCAGTACCAGCAGATTCTTCTTCAACAATCTCCGAAGAGTAGTTGTTCGAAGTTGGAGCGAAACCAGTGTTCGCGCCAATTGCTGTGCTATCCTTAGCAATCTTGCCCTTCGTGCGACCATAACGGAAGTTAAGGAAGAACACTTCGCCAGACTTCATCTTGAGCGGTTGAACGCTCACGATTTGGTCAGCAACAAGGTTTGGCAAAACAGCCGCTACAAGCTTGTAGCCATAGTCAACAAACGAACCTGCATTGATTGCGCGGGTCGTTTCATCCATCGAGTTCAACCACTCGGTGGTATTGTGAAGGGAACGTGCAGTAGTAGCAATGATGTTTTCGCTCAATGCCTTACCGCCACGCTTTTCCTTCATCGCCGCTTTCATTGGATCCAAGTACTTCTTGTACTTTTCAGCCAATACCAAGCTCTCGCTTAGCTCTTGACGGCTTCTTTGCTCTAACAGTTGGTCTCTCATTTGGAGAATTCCTTAGATGCTTGTTAAAAATTTGGTTTCTTATTAGCCCATACTCGCAATGATGTTTGCGACGGAAGATTCAACTGGGTCACCCGAAGTGCGGGAGGTTTGTTCAGTACGAATTTCCTTACGTTCACGCAACTTACCTACATTGATAGGCTCATTGCTTCTCTCTGGTCTACGAGTCGGTGCAATCTCACGGCCTTCGACAAGCGCGGTGATTTGTGCAACCTTCTCTTTTGCCTCATTGATGTCCTTGACGTCTCCGATAAGTGTGGAGAACTTTTCAAAGCCACCAACGTTACGCAGTTCTCTGCGTAAATACGATTCAACTTTGCTTTCACTGATACGGGAGTTGACTTGGTCAAGAGTCTGAAGTGCACGGTTGTAGTGACCTTCAACCATTTTCTTCGATTCTTGAATCTTCTTGTGCTCAACTACTAGTGTCTCAATCACACGAAGAGACTTAACATAGTTCTTCACAATACCTTCAACCAACTCTGCATAACGCTTGTGAAGGTGATTCACTGTCTGCTCATGCAAAGCATTAGCCGTCTGGTCTTGATTCTTGGAAGACTCGCTCAAAGCTTGGAAACGATTACGCATTTCTGCGATCACGTTAATCGACTTTGCGCTTACCTTCTGCTCATTCTTATAAGCTTCTACCAATTCATTCGACTTGGTAGCTAACGTTGTCAATTGCGAACGTTGCTCTGCAACCTTGCTCTTCAGAGCCTTGATAGTTCTTTCGTGTTCTGCAATGGCTACCTTCGACTCACTCAAAGAGCGAAGCGAAGCATCCAAGCGAGACACAACAGACTTCATTTGTTGGCTGTTGTCGGACATTTTCTTTCCTTGGGTTGATTCATTTACTAAAGTAACTTTAGGTTTCGATTTCTTGTCTTGGACATTCAGAAGCCGTTCCATGAGAGTATAACAAGATTCGTTAAGTTTTACATTGCTTTCCATGAGCTTTGTAAACTGTGTGCGCATCTTGCTTTCAACAACTGCTGGAAAAGCTTCTCCTACCGAAGGATCCATGGTCATGTCAAAGGTGATTAGTTCATAGTCATCACCGCTAACAATCGTTTGGCCAGCCTTCTCTACCACTGAGCCTTCGCCTCTGGAAGAAACTCCAGGGACGATTTGTACACTCAACAGTGCCTCAAGGATAGCCCCTGGCGTTGGTGCTGGCAATACCTCAGCTTCACCCATGACGTAGGAACCTTCTGCCCATAGCTTCGTGACCACGAATGCAGAACGTTCTGGATCGATGTCACGATATTCGGGGTGTCGAAGTTCCCCTAACATGCGACGCTTTTCCAACTTGGTTTTCAACTTCGGGTCTGCCAATACCTTTTCCCAAAGGGAACGTGGGTAAATTCGACCATTGCCGTTTTCCTCATCCATCTTAGCAAAGATGCCTCTAATCTTGAGTGGCTTAGAGTTTCCTTGCTCATCTGATTCTCTGATGATTTGCAGAGATTCGTTGATGAATCCTGACAATAGTTTCTTTTGTCCCATGCTGTCAGTATGAATTAGGTTGGCGAAATTACTTATCTTATAACGTACATTTATGTAACTTTGTACACAGTACTTAGTGACTTGTCTTGCGGTAGTTCGTCTCCTTGCCAGAGGCAAGGTCTTTAGCGATACTAATGCCAAACAGGTTCAACTTCATGAGTGTGCTAAGTGCATGCTTACATGCGCTCCCCTTGAGCTTTGGATTCCGTACGTTAGGTGGTCGTAATTCAGGCACAAGACCATAATCGAGGTGCCAAGAGATGTAGGTGAATCCTTGATACAAGAAGTCTTCACAAGAGCAGTGAACTTTGATGTCACCAGCATTCATTGCAAGATGAAGCTTCTCAATGTAGTCAACACCCTTCTGATTACTCAGTTCTTTGTACGATGGAATCTGCACCATGATTTGGTGAACTCGTCCAGTACCCAATGGGTCAACACCATCAAAGAACAACGTAACTTCACGTTCCTTAGCAGTGCGGAATCTCAACCCACGATAACGTACCTTACACCGCTTACCACGCACTGACCGACCAAGGTCAGCAGACTTGGTAATGTCAGACAGAAAGACTTCATCAAGTGGCTCACGTTCACGTAACGCTTGCTCAACCAAGTTGATGACTCTCTCTGGATTATGGTCGATGTGTTGGCACACGATTAAATCTTGCCGTAGAAATTGCTGAAATACTTCTCGATATAAGACATGCAAACTGGAGTGAATGCATCAATCTTTCCACCACCATAGTTTGGATTCTTGTACAAGCGGATATAGTACTTCAAATCGCTTGGTGACACAGAACCTTCGTAGTCGAATCCCTCATTGTAGTATTGAAGGAACTTCAGGATGCTGAAGTCATCCAAACTACCACCATGTTTGTAAACACGATAGATATTTTGAAGGTACTTCCCACTTGCCTGAACAGCTTCGTCTTCTGACGTTGGGAAAGGTTCCTCAGACCAGAAGAGCCAACCAACAGGAGGGTCATAGTTGTTGATGAACCCAGAGAGCTTGTTCAGCATCTCTCGTTCATTTTTGAAGTACCCCGAAGGATTCAACATGGAATCGATTACATTCTTCTTTTCAGCGAGACGAAAGAACTTCTCAATGTGGTTGATTGTCCAAGCTGAGGCATGTCCAGTTTCCGCAATGTCTTGCAACACATGTGCTGCATAGTAAGCAAGCAATACCTGTGCATGCGTTACTCCTGCGGTAGGATTACGACTGTATCCTACTTTGCCTAGTACACTGTCTATGAATCCCATTACTTCTTTGCACCTTTCTTGGGCTCTTCAACTTCAAATGGCATCTCGTCCTCATCTGGCTCAGGTTCAGGCTTACTCTTCATGAGGTCTTCAAACTCAGCTTTTAGCCTTGTGAGTTCCTTGTCGAGATTGAACTTCAGATAGTTCGAGATGATGACACTAACAGTATCAATCTTCCCTGTATTGAATGTTGGCTTCGACGTCTTTTCGATGAACTTGGTAACGAGTGCCTTCGGTGCATCGAAACTCTCTTCACCAAAGAACTTGAACCCGTTGAAGTGGCTGTACAGTTGCGGTATCTTCTTGTCTGGTACCACATAGTTCTTGAAGATTACAATGAATTGGTCTTCGACCATTTCCATTGCGTCTGAGGACGTTACTGGTTCTTCTTTGTAGAAGATGACTGCAGTGTATGGTGCCTTGAAGTGACGAGGATTGATAATCTCGTTTTTCTTCAGGAGACGCTCAGCTTCTTTCTTCTTGTCGGATTCCTTTTCTTTCTTCTTTTGGATGATACCAACAAGGTCTGCCTTGCGCTTCCCAAACAAGTTACCGTCGTCATCTTCCTCATCATCGTCTTCATAGTCGTCGAAAAGACCTTCGTTGAGATAGGCAATACGGTCAAGATGTATGTTACTAGCATCTTCAATCTCTTGCTTCCGAAGCTTACGATTCTTGATAGCCTTGCCCGCAACCTTAAAGAGCGAGTACCCTGGGATCAAGACGTTGAGTCCTAGCTCCTTAACAGCATTGGAACCCATTCTCTTCAGGTCTTCAATAGACTTACCATCGAGCTTTGCCCACTTTGCTTGAAGGTCTTGATACTCTTTGAAATTCCGTTGGACAGCCTTCTTTACATATGCGTAGAAGTCACCTTTGTACATCGTTGCTTCACGAAGCAACATGTAGCTAAGACCGTACATAAGTCCAATGACCTTTTCAGTATCATCTACTGTTGCGTTCTCCAGTGCATCGGTATTGCGTTTGAACAAATCAGTCAAGGAAATCTCAGTGATGAGGTCTTCTTGAAGGTCTGTCTCGAGCAATTTTCGTAGATAATCTTGTTCTTGATTCATGTCATCTTTGTGAATTCGAAGCAATTATCTCTGCTTCCAATTTTGAAAACGTTTGAAATGGAGGAACACCGTAATATGGGTCACCATATTCTAACAGTGTATACTCCATCAAACTAATCGTCATTGTACTGACTATTTCTTCGATGTTAACATCCCAGTTAGGGAACTTGATATTCAAACGTAGAAGTTCAGACTCTTTCTTCGCCTCTGCAAGAATCTTTGCTATGGCAGGAACATCAGTATTAAGACTCTTTCTGAGTGCTTCTTTATACTGAGTGTTGAGTGACTCTTCCAAGAAGTCTTGTAGACGTACTTCCATCGAGCCTGCAATCTCTTTTACACGTGCTTCTGCTTGACGTAACTTACGAACTGTATCGGGTGTAAACATATCACACTCCGTAAACAGAAAAACCCTTCACTTGCGAATAGCAAGGAAGGGTCTGAACTTTCAGTAAACTGTTTACACCGAACCTATTTATGGTCTTGTCTTGCTTGAGCATTCTTGGTACAGTGTTTTGAGTACCAAGTTAAAACTCTAGAGTTCAACAAGTTGTCTTATCTTCGATGTTGCCAATCAGGTTTAACTGGACAGATATGAGCTTGGAACCTGAGGGAGAGCTCATTGTGCTCTGTATCAACATACTTGGCACTCTCATATCGGTATTCGAGTTTACCGTTGTACTCTGAAATGGACTCAGTCTCAGGGAAATACATCTTGAAGTACTTGGAGATGAACTTGTACTGATCCATGTATCCAGCAACGAGGAACTTCTTCATGTCCTCACTGGAGCCTTGTACAACTATATGGAATACATTGTCCTTGAAGAACTCAACTCGCTTACATGTAAGGGTGAGTTTCGCACCAAAAGTCCACCGACCAAGTGGTGCCTTAAAGTAGTCGTCCTTGAATAAAATGTTGTCGGGCTTTCCCGCTAAGGATAGCCCGACAGTTTGTTCTGCAAGTTTTGTCTTGTTAGTCTTCATTAGGTTGAGGTTCTGGAACGTAGGGTCGGTCTTTGATGGTTGCTCGTTTGAAGCTAAAGTCTGGGAAAATGGCTGGGATGTACTCAAAATCTGCAAGTCCACAGACCACAGCGTAGTTGTCTTCTGAATTCAGAAGTAGGAATTTGATTCCCTTGACAATGAACGCATGTGACCAGTATTCACTGGAAGCTTTGAATGTATCTGTCACTTCTCCACGTTTTGTTATCTGGCGCACGAAGGCAATCATGTCCTTCGAATTGCTGTACTCAGTTGTTATCAGGTTGTCAATCGGTGTCTGCAAGAAGTCTGAAGCGTGGATTGCGTTCAGTTTGTTGGAACCCTGCATAAGCTGTTGAACGAATGCAGTCGTGTATAGGTCTCTAGGGTTGTAGAAAGTTATGCACGGTTTCTCCCTTGAGGACATTCCAGGCTCAAAGGACGTGATGATGGAGCCTACAACGAATTCAATGTCTGTTTCTTCAGTCTCAATTAGCTGTCGAATCTGGGTTTCTGTTAGGCTCATCAGTGTTCTCTTGGTTATTGACATTGTCTGGTTTCTTGAAGACGATTTCAATCGTGTTCTGTTCACTGTTGAACTTCACAGATTGTATCTGACTTGCAAGTGCTTTGTCCGCACTCTTGATATAAGACCGAACTAGTGACAAAAGCGTATTCTCTTTCAGCTTGGGTTCAAGAATGAACACCATTCGTAATGGTGAAGTACTCAACGCTGTGACCTTCATCTCAATGGTGCGTATTGATTGCGTACGAAGGAATCCAAGTGTCTTCATTCTGAGACGCTGAACGCCTTGTGTTAACTTCTGAAGTGGTGTTGTCATTTTTATGCAATCACTAACCAACGTTGAGTGGTATTATCGTAAACAAGTACCACAACACTGTCTGCTGCAAACGCTAGGTCAGCACCTGAGCCAGTGATGATACGATTCGCTGCTGTGGAGTTAGCGTTCTGGTTCGCCAGCGTCATTATCTGACCAGAACGATTTGCGAGTAGGATATATCTACCGTCTGCAACGTTTGTTATACCACGGATGGTAAATCCTGCTGTTGGTCCAGTCACACGAATGAATACTGCATCAGGGATATTGATATTATCTTGGACACCATTTACTGCAGTAAATCCAGCTGCAGTGAATCTAACTTGCTGGTCAAGTAATGTTCTCTTGGTATTCCAGATACCAGTTTGTCCAACATTCACTTTAATACCAACTCCAGTGGAGGAACCGCCTTCTACCAGTACCGCAGTGCCACCAGTATTCGCATTGATGAATGTGGCAGTGGCGTATGAAGCTGCTGAATTCTGACAGTAGATACCCTTTGTATCTGTAGCACCACCATCTTGACTTTGGTCGTACATGAACGCACAGGCACTTCCACCACTAGAAGAACCAGTTAACTTAGCATTGAATGCGTACCCATTCTTATGCGCTGCGAAAACTGCAGCAGTAGCACTTGCACCAAATGTTGCTGTGAATGACGCTACTGAGTTTCTCGCTGTAGCTAACAATGCGTAGGTATTATTAGTTCCGTTGTCAGTTGAGGTAACTTCAAAGATGGCAACTGCTGAGTTTACATTGGTAGCGGTTGTTATTTTCGCATAGATAGCATTTGCAACGTTTGCACCAGAAGGGGAACCAGTATTCTCAAAATAGGATGTAGGGAAAGAAGCTGTTGCGCCTGCTGAAATACCTACCACAGCACGAGAGCTCAACGTTGCAGCATCTGCATAGAGTGCGTCTTTGTTAGAACCTGTTGTCTTAGCGTAGACGCCATAGCCAGATGATTCGCCATACACACCATATCTATTTGTGCCTGCGCTTGCTAATCCGAAGACTCCATATGCTGTGGTTCCACCGCCGATGTTCGCTCCATAAACTCCGTAAGTAGTTCCTGAACCACCATCAGCATTACCATAAACACCATAAGTGGCACCAGTACCGTGAACACCATAAGAGCCTGCGTTATTACCGTCAGCTTGTACCCCATGTGAACCCCCTGAACCATAGACACCGACATTTGAAGAACTTGACCCGTACACTCCATAAGCAGTTCCTGAGAAGTAACCACCACGAGCACCGCCGATACCTTCGAAAGCATAAGCACTCAAGCCACTGGTATTCGATGAGACACCTTTTGCGGCTGCATTACTAGCAGTAACATATATTCCATAGGTAGCACCTTCAGCATATACCGCTGTTGAACCAGAGGAAACAGCGTGCACACCACGTTGAGAACCTTCAGCCTTTATCCCATAACCGTTTGAGCCTGAATTCACAGCCCAAATTACAGGCACGAAATCGGCAGAACCAGTAGCCTTAATAGAAGGTGAACCACCAGCACCCGCTGTATTAGTGGCTTCAATCGCAAATGTTCCTGCTCCTGTCCCCCCGCTTGAGAAGAACCCTGCAGAACCAGAGCCACTGTAAGCTACAATTGCAGTTTGAGTATTTGAAAAACTAGTCGAGCCTACATATAACGTTGGTAAGCTATCTCCACTCAGCCAGTTCAACTGGATATGTCCACTTGAACCGTACGCTTTCATGCGTGTGGAAAACTCAAGACCGCTTGGAGTGTTGTTTACATGTACAAAGTAACCGTTGTTAGCAGTGTACGTAGTAGGGTCAGTGTCAGATAATTCGAGGAAAGAGTTTGCAAGAGTCTTCCAAGCAGTGCCATTCCAGTAGTATGGTAAACTGTCTGTGGTTAAGAATGCAACAGTACCTTTGTGTTGCGTGGAAAGAGTTCCACTCAACGAGGTAATGTTGTGCAACCTTGCTTGCTCTAGTTCAACGAAGCTAAACTGCATTGTCTACTTACTGTGTCTTTCTCTGTGTGAGTAGGGCATCAATTTTACTGATGACTACTCTTGCGTCGGTTAATTCTTCTGGTTCTTTCTTCTTGCCAAGAACCTTACTCACTTCTTCCGTTCCTGCTGGTGCTGGGTGTCCATCTTCGAATGAAGTCAAATCACCCTTGTAGTCTTCGGGTTTTCCCCATGCATGTGGGTTGTTTGGATAAGAACCCATATTTCCACTTGTCGTCATCTCGTCAGCGGCAACCATAGCATCGTTCTTCCAAACTTCTTTTCCCTTACTATTGAACACAGAAACAAACTGTGTCTTTGGAATTGACTTCAGAATCCATGCACTCGTTGGTTCATCTGTGTTCTTCACAATCGAGTTCTTTGGAACAGAAACAGCGAACACCCAAGTGCCAAGCTCAGGGAAAGTCCGTAGTGTCTTGAGAATGAACTTCAATGAGTACCAAGCTTGTAGTGGATTAGTCTTCGACACACCTTTCATTCCGATGTTCAACGTTGCTTTGAACGAGTTGAACGGAACGTAGAGAATGTAATTACTCTCGTTATTTGGGTCTACTTGTGGTCTCATTATTCTTCTTTGGTTATAAATTCAAAGTTAATAGTCACGTTTTTGATACTCATCTGATATCATCTCTGGTATCACTTCCTCAATATAATTCTTCACAAACTCCTTAATAATCTTCGTATTGAGTTGATTTAAAGGTACTCGAGTTTTGCGGTTAAACGCTTTATTTGCTGTAAACACCTTGCTGCCTTTGAGTTGTGCATATTGTTTATTAATATCAAACTCTGGGTTTAGAGTAAGAGGTTGTTTCCTATCAAGACAGTTTTTTAATACTATCTCTAAAGTGAACTCAAAATTCAAATCAATAAACTTTTCTCGAACATTTTCAGAATTCACCACCCAAAAAGTTGCTGTGAATGTACGTATATAGGTGCCAACAACTGTCCCAGTTGAATCAGGGTTAACTGGTGGTAAGTAATTACCGCCTACTCTACCAAGTATTTTAAAAGTAACAGTCAAGTCTTTAGGCAAGTTTGGAATAGAAGATAAATCTAAATCTGTTAGTAACTTCCGAACGAAAATGGTACCACCAAAAGATTTTTGAATTAAATAGGGTATAGAAGAAAAATTAGAAAGCTGGTCAAGCTGTCCATATACTATTTTGCCGATATTTTCTCTATTATTCCCGTCTTTATCAGTCGATTGAGATTTACCTTCAGATAGTAGCTTTGAAGCAATATCTTCTGTGGTTAAAGATGACTCAACTAGGGTCTTGATGTCGTTATTCATAGGATGTTTCCTGTGTTCTTTTAGTTTGTGAATTTGCGAACGAACTTCATTAGGAAAGTTGCAACAAAGAGCTTCTCAAGTCCCTTGGCAAACTGTGATTTCTGGATTGGTTTATCTGGCACAATGTCCATGAACCGTATATAACCATTGATGACCTGCTTGTCTGGCTGGTCTTTCATGCGTCCTGCAAAGATGACAAGTTCTACACCACGGTCTTTCCCAATTAACTTGGTGATGTTCCACTCCTTCTTGTCTGGGAGACCATAGGAAACTGTTGCTCTTTTGGATTTCTTTGTAGTTGGAAGATTGGTGTCCCCACCTTCGTCACCACCAATTGGCTCATCTTCTGCTTCACGGATTACTTTCTCTATCAACGAACTGACTTGCTCTTGAAGTTCTTTGATTTGCTCTTCAGTTGTCATTGTTTTCACTTGTAAATCTGATTGTTGACAAGATGGTGCGCACTGCTTGTTGCGCATCTGACTCTTTGAGTAAGTTGTGAAGCTCAGGAATCATCGAAGCATTCTGCTGTCGACCAAAATGCTGTATTTGACGTAGCCTAGCATCAGCTTCTTCTTTCGTGTCATAGCAACCGAACTTACGTTTGCTCTTGTGGCTGATTACACAGAACTGTCCTTGACGCTTGACTACCTTCTCGTTCATTGATGGGTCAATCATCTGTGATGCAATCAAGTACGCTGTTTTCCAGAAACGCTTTGGCGTTGGGTCACCAGCTGGGAACACGTTTTGTCCTGAGTAGGACTGTGCTGGATAGTTATCAGCATCTGCCAGTTGTTCCTGCCCTTGTTGAGTCTTCGCTAAGCGTATGAACTCTTCAGGGGTTCCACCTTGACCTAAGAAAATCTCAACTGCTTGACGTGCATGTGCTGTAATTTCAGCTGGGTCGGAGAAGTAGATTTGCCAGAATCTATTGGTCTGACCCTCACTTTGGAGTACTGAGTTGTAGTACTTGTCAGTGAACTTGTTCTTCGATGCCCACATCTTCATTTCCTGATACACATGAGTATACTCATGCTTAATAACAGGAATGAGTTGCTCTTTCACAAACTTCAGCCAAAGTAACTTTGGGTCATCTTGCTCCAGGAACATCTGGAAGAACGCGTACGTTGAGAAATTGATAATCAACGTATACTTTGGGGGTCCATCAGGCTGTGGCTTCACTCGTGTAAACGCTTGGTCAAACCAGTGTGTGAAGTTGTTTGGTTTTTGAAGGTCTTCATCTTCAGCATCCCACGTAGAGACCAATTGAAAGTCCAATGGGAATGACTCACGAAATACATACTCTGGACTCATCATGACTTTGAGTACGTAATTCAGGAACATCAGACCATAGTTCTCGATTTTCGTAGTCGTCACAGCACGCTTGGTACCAACGTAGTCTTGCATTGGCTGTGACACCAGAATCTCTATCCCAGCATTGATGAATCCCTGTTCCTCAGCTTTCAGATTCGGAACTGGAATGACTCCTTCTTTCAATTGGTCTTGCATGCTCTGGAATGAGATTAGTTTACGACTTCCCTACAGTAAGAAAACTGCCAAGGGCAAACAAGTTACCACTTGGCAGTAAATCTTTTGTTCACTTTGATTTAGTCTACCAACTTGAATCCTTCAGTCTTGCACATCTCTGTGATGCGAGACTTAGCTTTTCCGTCGATACCATACTTGAATTCCTTCAAGAGGACACCGTTGTCATTGTAAAGGTGAAGTGTCGCTGGATTCTCATCGTTCAGCGTACCTTCTGTGTACACCTTTACAGTGTAACCGTCTTCACTTTGGAATTTCGTCAAAGTGAATTCGTTGTTGGACTCGTTCATGTTACTCTTTCTTTGATTACTGTGACGTGACTCTTTCAAGTCCTTAAGCTTCCACACAAGTGCTTGTGGATTGTCAGCACCACCGAAGAGGAAAGTAACAAATGCTAGTTGCTTTCCTTCCTTAGTTTGCTGATTCTTCATTATCTTACCGAGTTCGTCTTCAAGCGACCATGTCGTGAGCTTCAGCTTCTCACGGTTCAACTCAATGTGCTTCTCTGCTTCTTCCTTTGGAACAGTCATGTTAGCAGTTACTGTGTGAACCACTGGTTCTTCTATTTCTCCCTTTTCGTCTTTGTAGTACGCAAGGAGACTAAAGACTAGGTTCACAGTAGCTTCATCATCTTTAATGAACGGCTTATTGACTGATACCTTTGGTTTCTTCGTTGGAAGATTTGTTTTCGTGAATCCACCGCCCTTTTGGTAGTTCTTCATAATGGTATCAACACCCATTACAAGCTCACCAGCTGGCTTCTTACTTCCACCAAACAAACCTTCTTCCAAAGACTCTCCCTTGATGAGCTCCTCAAACGTGTCCTCGTCTTCAATTAGCTCACCATCATTTGGCATGACCTTCAGGTCTTCAATGAGGTATTCCTGCCATCCTTCAATGTCATGAGGATGTTTTACCCAACCGTCTTCGAAGAATGTATCGTCTTCACTATCTGGGTATACAAAAGAGAACACTTCTTTACGATTCTCGTCCTCAACGTGCATCCTGAACTCACCACGCTCGTCAAGGTCTACACAGAACAGGAAGTACTTGCCTTTGGCTTCTGCTTCAGTCATTGAACTATTGATTTTCTTATCCAGTTCAAGATAACGCTCAACTGCTCCCTTTGCGTCTTGCATTGGGAATTTATTCTCGCTTCCACTCCGTCCTTTTACTGAAATCGTACCATCTGGAGAAATGTAGAAGTCATTACTTTGGTAGGTAACATCAAGAACTACCGTTTGTGGGTCTTGACTCCCAGTTAATGTCCCACCAACACCTTCAAGTCCATGTCTTTTAAGAGCTTTGGTCAAAAGTTGAATTGCTTCAACCTGTTCATCTGTTTGTGCTAGTCTGAGTAGGTTCATTTTGCCAAGTATATAGTTTCTGTTGGAGTTCCACACAATGGAAGCTTGTCCAGATATTAAGACTATCTAGACAGTTCAAAATAGCGTCGTTCAGACTAGGTGTTAAACTAGTCTGTTGCCCATGATTTTCTTGTTGATGACGTCGAACTTTCCACCGTCTTCCATTATGACGTCAGCGAACCCATGGTTCCAGTTGTTATTAGGAGCATAGTAGGGGTTTAGGTCACAAAGGCAACCCAATGACCAACCACCCATAACGGAGCCGCGAATGCGCCTAGAAATGTCCTCAGTGGAACGATGGAAGTGGTTTACGAGGATGTTATCGTTGGCCTTTAGGCGCATTGTTCTTGCGATGTTGATAAGTCCAGGAGCACTGTAGAACTCATGACCGTGGACGATGTTCAACTTACCAAGTAGGATGGTGCGTCGGTCATTCACATACTCGATACCCAATTGAGGAAGTTCCAAAAGCTCTTCCAACTTGAACGCTTTCACATTGAAGAACTCTGGAGCCTTTGTCCAGATGAAGTGCTGATAGCGTTCTTCATGATTACCAACCTTGAAAATGATTCTTGCATTTGGCAAGAAGTCACGTATCTGGCGTAGCAACTTTACTGTGATGTTCAGTTCTTTGGCGAAATCACGGTTGTCTGGACGGTTCACGAACTTGCTCATCGAGTGACAGTCCATGAAGTCACCGTTGATGATTAAGCAATCCGTGCCAACCAGTTTGGCATACCGAAGTGCTAGAGTAAGTGCTTCAACAGTATGATACGGAGCGTGAACGTCTCCAATGACGATAACACGATTTACGTTGTTGACCTTATAGGGCTGAAAGGTCTTTTGCTCACTCTTGACAAGGTTCAAGCTTAGTTCGTTGAACGTTGTTTCGTCAAGGTTCTTCGCTCCTGAATACTTGGTCAGCACTTCGCTGATGCTGAGCTCTTGTTTCCTAAGCTTCTCTAGTAACTCTTTCTCTGATTCAGTGACTACTATTCTAGAGTTTGTATTAGGCTTACTTGTTTTCGCCAAGGTGTCACCCACTCGTTGTTTACAATGTAGCTTTCTCTCATATATCGAGAGTAATATACAGTGAAACGATAACTAGTGGCGAATTGATTCTAACATTACAGAGCTAAGTTTTGTGGATTCATTTGCTTAGTGCTTGAACAATACTCTTGGCCTTTTCGGGAGTGACCTCAAGATTGAACTCAATTGTATTGTCCAATCGCTGTAGTATTGTTAGTTGGTGCTGTTGAAACTTCTTTGTTTCACGATACATTTCTGCTGACATCAGTTTCTGCTTGTGTATTATGTCTTTCAAACGAACGTATTTCTGCTCTTTCGTTGTTCTGACACGGTCAAACTGCTTCCGCAAGTTCTCTTGGTATTCGTCGGTCAAGAGCAGGAATTCGTCTATCCTTGACTGGAACTTCGCTATTGTACAGTGTGTGTTTATCAATATTCGATACATGTGAATGATGTGTACACTTGCGCTACGCTCAAGTCTTGCTTGAGTAAGAATCTGAGCCTTCATGGGGTTGTTGTCTTCCAACTTGTCAGCCCACTCAATCCGCTTCTTGAAAGAGAGAGTTAACTTATCAATCACCACTCGGTGGGTGTGAATGTGCTCTCGTGCAGGAGAGAGTTCTAGCAACCGTATATACACATGCTGTAGCAATTCGATATTGCGTCTTCGATAGTCATTCTCAGTCAGTTCTCTTAACTTCAATAATAGAACCTTGTCAGTTGGATGACAATCTTGTTCCAGTTCAGGTAGGCTCTTTCTCATAACTCTCACGTCAATTGGGTTAAGACAAAATCTCCAGACTGTCTTTTGAACAGTCTGGAGACAGCAGCATAAAGAGAGTTCGTGAAACGAACTAGGGGGTTATTCCATTCTCATCCACTCCGTTTGTAACAATACCTTCCGCATGGTGACGGAATAGGTGATTTGTAAAACACATTCAAAGGACAAAGTGGGTCGGGAATCAAATTGGGGTCAAGAAACATAGGTGCGTGTTTTCTAGCGCATTACCATCTGATAATTGATTCGTATACTGGCTTGATTTCAAACGGTGTCACCAGTATCTTTACAATGTCTTCAGGACAGTCGTAGTCCTTGTGACCACCATGAAGGCGATCCGAGCTATACTTATCAAATGACTCTTGTGTGACGCTTCCGTCTTTCCACCAGCAAGACCATGAATCTTGAAATACGTAATTCATCTGCACATACTCTTTGTTGAACATCCTACACCCATATATTCTACTAGAAGGGATGTCAATCCAAATTGGTTCAAGGGGTACCCGTTTGATTCCTTTTGTGATTGGGAGAGACCTTTGTTCTTCACGCTTGTCTCTCAATTCTTGCTCAAGAGCAGCTATCCACTCTTCCAATTTCTCGTACTTTTGTATCAGTTCATCGGATACCATGACATGCTCTTAGTTTGGTTAGTACACCAGAACGGACTCGAACCGTCACGACACTTACGTGTCAGGGGATTTTAAGTCCCCTGCGTCTGCCATTTCGCCACTGGTGTCTTAGACATCAATCGTAGTTGATGACTTGCTCAATGTTAGAAACCATCGTGCCCTCATAAGGTACACCTGGTTCCGTCTTGACAAGATTGATTTTGGAAGTTACTTCGTCAGTGCTTGTTTCATCACTAAACAAGACTTCAACGTGGTCGAGCGTTCCCTTTGTTCCCTTGCGCCAAGTGAAGTACTCCATGGTAATTCCACTTGGAATGTTCAGTGCACGGATTGACTCCGTTACCATTTGCAGAGTGAGCTTCTCCTTGTTCTTGTCGCAGTTGTCCAACAGTCCGAGAACTGTTGTTGAAAACTCACGTTCAGCCGTATCAATTGGCCTTGCGTCCATGCTGTACTCCTGAAATTATTGAAAGATAGACTCTAGGATAAGAGTCTAATACGTACTCACAGCGAGAGTCGAACTCGCACGGATTTCTCCACTAGCTCCTAAGACTAGCGTGTCTGCCAATTCCACCATGTGAGCTACTTTATTGAAGGGAGTTATGCGCTTGGTGCTGAGAAGGGTGGTTCAGAGTTTTCGTTGCTATCCCTAGAAGCTAGGACACCTTCATGAAACGCTCTAAAGTTGGCTTCAAATCTATGAAGGAACGCTTTGTATAGTATCTCCTTTATGCGTTCCCCTGACTGAACCAACTTGTACTCACCGTTACCACGGGATACCATTATCGCTTGCATGCTTTCTGATTCATGAATCAGAACATCCTCTTGTGGTACTGTGACGAGGACGGGATTATTGAATCTGAGAAGGTCTAGATTCAGGACTTCAATTACAGTATCTGCTTGCATGTTATGCTCAGAGTGTATGTGTTAGAAAATGGAGAGAACGAGTTGGAAAGCTTACTGAGCAGATGCGTCATAAGCGGTTTCGAGTTGCTCAGCTACTTCCAAACCTTCATAGGCACGGATGTAGTCAAGGAACTTCTCTGACCAGCCACTGATTTCAGCTGTCCACACACCCTTGTAGTTAATGCCCTTTGCGTGTGCAGAAACATCAATAATGTAGTTCCGAGTGCCGAATGGGTTTGGCGTCTTGTTCACACGGTCACAGTCTTGGCTGTCAGAGAACACCAAGATGCGGTCGACAGCTTCACCGTTCAAATCCTTCTTGATGTACTCAAGTGCTTGACGGGTGAAGATTCCGCCACCACCAAGTTTTCTTGATTTGTTCTCCAGCAATTCTGCCAATGCAAATCCACGAGTTGGAGTCACACGTTCGGTGTTATGAGTTCCTGCGTGGTCTTTGCCAGCAGTTGCATATACTGTGATGTTCTCACATTGTTCACAAGCGAATACAGCCAATGCGATTGCAGCATCTTGCCGTGTCAACTGTGACTTGCTTGAAATTGCAGCACCCATGCTTCCTGAAAGGTCGATGACCACCACGGTGTGACCCTTGATTTTCTCAACCGACTGGAACATCTTGAACATTGCTTCCTCAATCTCCCGTGCATATTTTGGTTGTTGCTTGTATGCAGAGTAGAAGTTCAATGGGAGTAGCCATTGATTGGAAACGTTGCGGAGTGCGTTCTTGATAATAGTACGGCTAACGCCAGCCTTCTCCATGTTGTTCAAGTTGCGCAACAGTGCCAGACCACCCAACTTGTTCTCGTTGAGCAAGCGAGTCCAAGAAGCTGTCTTGTCCTGTGAAGCAGACAATTCAACTTCCCAAGTGTCAGGAGTCTCAAGCTTGTTGTCTGCTACACGCTTGAATAGGTCTTCTTGAATCTTGTTCTGTGGCTTTGGGTGCACGAGGAACATGATGTCACGAAGGGTAACAGTCTTGCCATCGCCACGATACTTCGCCAAAGAGTACTCATTGAACTTCAGGAAGCAATTGGCAAGTGCACGTTTCACGGAAGCTGGCACAGGAGATTTCTTGGTGTCACCCCAGTACAAAGCCATGAAGTCTGACATCTGGTCTGGACGCGTAATGATTGCTTCCAACACACGCTGTACATGCTTTTTGTGCTCAGGGTAGAGAAGCATCTCACGTGCGATGAACAGAGGCATGTGGCGAAGCTTCTGTTGGAGTCGGCATTCAATTGCCAAGTCAGCACAATCCTTTGCGTCAACTTTCGGAATCAGTTCCTGAACCTTTTTGGCGTTGGCACTACCCGTGGTATATGCAAGGTCTTCCCACAGTAGGGAAGCCAGCACACAGCGACGAAGTTCGTCAAGCATAGATTGCTTTGCGGAACCCATCCCACCTGGGAGTGGATTCTCATTGTCAAATCGTTCGTCTTTCTTCTTCGGGTTAAGCTTGGACATGAGCAGACTCCATGTGTTAGTGTTTCAGTTCAGTGTTTAGTTCTTGCAAATTCGGAATGTCGATTTTCATGTGTTTTTCATTGGTCATGACATTATGAACTTCATCTTTGAAGAACAGTGTCAGTGAACCATATTGTTCAAACCCAATTTCAATGTCTCGTCCCACCAATTTGTCAACGGAAAGATACTTGTGACTACCATACTTGGTAGGGAGCAATGTATTTGTCCTCGGGTCATAGCCTTGATAGCTAGCTTTAATGAATATCATTGGTGAATCCCAACCATAATAGGCTTGGTCTTCAATACCGTATTCAATGCGCTTTTCAAGTGCTAGAGCAGGGTAGATTCGATAGAGGCTCAGTAGCACTCTATTTCGTTCATCCGTGCTGAGCCTCATGACCAACGTACAGTTGTGTGTCTTTTCATGAATGCGCTCTCGTTGGAAGGTGGGGTACCCAACAGAGAACGAATTAACCAGTGTAAAACTTGGTAGGCTGACCTAGGAATTGGTCTACTTAGCGAGTCCCAGAGCTTCGGGCGAAGTGGTCATGACTCACTGGCGTGAAGAACTTATTCGTGAATTCGATTCTGAGCATGTCAATGCCACTGAATTCCGAGATTTCTTCTAGCGTTACTGTTCTGTTCAAGACACGAGTTAGTCTTGAGAGGAAGTCATCGATTGGCATACATAGCCGTTCTTCAAACAGCTGAAATTGCACTACTTCAAGGTCTGAGAACTGGAGCCAGAACTTGGTTTCTCCTAATTGAATCGCTTGTTCTCTGGTTAGCATAACGGTAGGTGTTATTTGGGTACAGTGTCCTTTGGTTCGAACTTCGTTTTCCAACCATAGTTGAGCAAGAAGAATCCAGCAACCTTATTCGCGGAGTAGTCATTGTACTTCAGCCGTTTCTTCAAAGCAGAGAGGAACCAAGTCTTGAACTTGGATTCTTGCTCGGGAGTCCATTCACGAAGTGTGTACCAGTTTGGTTGCAACGTGAACTCATAGTCATATTTTTCAAAACCAACTGCTTGAAACATCTTGTCAAGTGCTTCATCAATTAGTCGGTCATATGCTTTTGAAGTGCTGGTCATAGCGAATACAAATGTCCCACGTTGTGAGCCAGAAGGAACGACAACGTGGGACAGTAAAGTGTTCTCAGCATGATATTAGTCGATGCCTGCCCACCCAGTAGCAAATGCTAACAGGGTTGCAATATTCACTGCGAAGATTGGAGAACCGTCTTTGTAAACGATAAGAACCATCTCACCAGGGGTTCCAGCGTTGTCAAAGGTCTTACCCTTCACCTTTGCAGTCAGACCTTGTTCATCAGGCTCGTGCCAACTGTCTCGAACACCCAAGGTACGAGCAAGTGAACGCAATTGCTGACGAGTATTGATGTACTTCGCTTCCGTCAACATCTGCTCGTTGATGAGTTCTACTTCCCTCTCTTTGGAAGTTGACTCACTGATGGCGCGGATTACGTCGATTTCACTTGGCATCTTACATCCTTGAATAGAACAACAGTAGATATAACTGTCATCGTTGCTTAGTTGTTCTTGGTGTCTACAATCTCACCACGACTGAGACGATAGTGGTAGAGATGAGCAAAGTCTTTTAGTAGATACCAATTGTTTTCCGTCACAGGACAGAAGCCGTAGAGTATCTGATTCTCATCATTGTCTTTAATGAGAGCAAATTGCCTCACACCAGCTATCAAACGATAGATGATTTGGTACTTAAGTTTCCATGAGTCTATCTCATCAGGCACATACCCACCAGCGTTCAGTGTTGAAATCTTTGGGTCAAAGTAGGGTTGCCAGTGTATGCTGTTGTCCATTGTCATCTCCTCACAGGCAGGTCTGACAGATACTGCTCCAAGCTACGGCTAGGAAACTCTCTGAAGAAGTTGTGAGTGCGTTCATTCTCATATAGTCTACGAGCATGCTTAGATACTCGTTGAAGCTTTGGTCGTAGTAGTATCTTCTGAGTTTCTTCTACTCGGTCGAAGAAGTACAATCCATTGAGATGGTCAACTTCGTGTTGGATGATTCGTGCGTTCATGTTTTGAAACACACCGTCACATTCTTCAAAGAACTCGTTACGGTATGTAACACGTATTCCATTGTGCCTCTTGACTGGTGCCGTGACTGTTGAATGTCCAATAGCCACACGAACTGACATGCAACCCTCAATGTCAAAAGACGTCTCGTCAGAATACTCTACAATCTTTGGATTCAACAAAGTGCGCACAGTAGGACGTTCTGCTTCTTGGTCGCGAATCATAATGATTGAGTATCGTGAACCAACTTGATTGGCAGCTAATCCAACACAACTACGTTGTGTACGAATTGTCTCAAACATTGAACGACAGAATTCTTGAACGTTCTCATTAATCTCAACAACATCTTGAGATTTAAGCCTCAACGTTGGATGGTCATACAACACAATATTTCTTGCTGAGGGAAATTTTGATTTACCTTCAACTCGTGTAAAAACAGAAAGCCTATCAGTTTCTTGCAGTCGAAGTGGTATTGCTTCCATTACAAAAGTCCTGCCATTGAAAGAAGCTTCTCTACTACTTCGATGTCCATCTTTGAGTAGAGTCCTTTGTTGGAAAATCTGTCAAGTGGTGCATTGCTGAAACATGTTGCTTTGTAGTTCGGGTCTTCTTTGCCTTCGTAAACAAACCAAGCAGAAGGAACTTTGGAACCAACTGTGTGGATTTCAGAAGCGTGCATTGCGATGTGGTCACCTTCGTTCAACACCGTGAGCTTATCTTCAAGCATCGGCACTGTGCCAAGAGAATCGAACCCAATTCTTCCATGGGTGATTTGTGACGTGTACTCCCACTCAGTAATCCAGAAAGCGTGAAGGTGGTCGTCTTGCGTCTTCTTTGGCTTACGAATAGTCCAATTAGTGATTGAACCTTTGACGCAATGAAGGGTCAAGTTACAATGGTGTGGGTGGAATGACAGAGACATGTTGCGACCGAATCTACCACTATGCTCTGGGAGATTCATATACAACTCACAATCCTCTTCAGTGATGAAGAGACGAATGGTGTCTCCTTGGTTCTCTTTCAGAACAATGCTGTGAAGTCCACGACAATGGCAGTTCAGCAAAGAACGGGAGAGGATTGTTTCCAGATTGTTCTGGAGACAGTGTTGGATGAATGGTTTGAAGTCAACTGACATGGTGTTATCTCCGATACGGGGAATCCCAGTTTTCGACGTAATTCCTCCTTACGTCGGAGAACACACTGGCAATTACCGCACAGATAAGTGCAGTCATTGCAGTCCCAACGAAAATCCCACCAACAATGCTCTCGGTGGTCTCGTGCTTAAGGTTGAATACACAGCTAAGGGTGATTGCATATCCGAGCAAGATAACTGGGAGCACCCTCATGAATACAAACTTCTTACTGCTTTCCCAAAACAGATATGGAAGTTTTCGAAGTGATGTCATGTGCTCTTCACCCCACTTGTGGACTAGAAATGTTCCATTACTCTCGGAACTTGCGTGTCTCACATAGGCAAACAGCAATGGGTCTCTGCTCACGACGCGTGGGCGTTCTTGCAACTTGAAGTACTCTTTTGGTGCCAGAATGTAGTACTCAATTGTAGGAACAAATTCACGAAGTGAAATAGGGTCTAACGTAGACTTTACCTTTGTTGATTCGAACTCCTTCATCTTTTGAACAATATCAGATGGAAGTTCCCCGTTGTAGTGCTTAACGGGAAGGAACCGAAGTCCATACGTTAATGCGATGTGACGGATAGCTTCCCAGTTGTAGGACAAACTATACGGGTCAGCACCCATTATCTTATGGTACTGTTCTGAAATGTCAGACTGTGTGCGTTCTATTTTACTCTTCGATTCAAGATGCTGAAACCCACGTTTAGTTAAATACACAACGTCTTCGCCTTCTGCGTCTTTCAACAAGGTCTTTGTCCACTCAACAATGTCCGTGGGTTTCACTCGATTGCCATTCTCATCTTCTGGCAAAACGAATTTAGCTGTGAGCTTCTTTAGCTCTTGTTCAATGATGACTGACATGTGCAAACTCCTAGGGTTTCTTCTTTGGTACAATGAACTCAGTTGCCACAGGTAGTAGAGACTTCATTGGACAAGTGTCGATGAACTCTGAAATCTCTCGCCGAAGTGTCTTTGGGAAGTTGCGACTAGCAGGGTGTGGCATGAGGATGACAGTCTGTGCTTCAATTGCCTTAATTCGCGGCAACACCGTTTCCTTCGCAACTGAGCCGCAGATTATCACTAGTGTCTCTAGTTTGTGCTCTTGAAATCTCGTGTTGATTTCTTGAATCACCTTCTCCGCATGGTCAACGTCAGGCTTCTTGTGGTCAGATGCAGAAGTGCCAATTTCTAGCGCAACGTTTCCGAAGTAGAGAACACGCTGGTCGCCGATAATTTGTCTTATCACCTTGGCACTATGGTTCCGTGGGTTGGGGACAAACAAACGACCACAGAAGCGTTTCATCGCTTCTGGATTGGAACTCCAAGCAGACTGTAGTATGCAGACAACGTTTGTTATCATTTGATGTGATGGAGTATCTTCCAATTGCCAGAACCAAGATGTCGGTCAAGCTCCGTGGAATACCCATCAATGATGGTTTGGACAGGGTCGGCAGACTGCTCTTCTGTGAAGTCGAAACAGAATGGGTCTGCGCTTGGATATCCGTCGACATAAAGCAAATATCTATTCTTCTCCTGCTCTTGCAGTCCTAACTTGTAGAGTACTAAACTAAACACGTCTTTTCTCGTAAGATGACACAAATTTCCATTCTTGTCGACAGCCAGATTGCTCAGCATGTTGTTCTCCGTTCCTCTTGGTGATGGGTTCTTTGTCCGTCTGACGTTTGTGTTCTCTCAGCAATTGGCTTCGACAAATTATCTTTGCCTCTTGTGCAGTGGTATTACAGGGAGTGGGATTAACTTCGGTATCGATTGAAGTGCTAGTTCCTTGTCAATGAACTGTTGAAGTTCTTCCAGCAACTCACCAGTTACTGGTGCAATGACATGCTTTCCATTTATGGACTCTATTCCGCACTTAACACGAATCGCTTCCTGCAATGAGTGGAACGTCTCCTCTCCATTCTTGCCCATGATGGTGATGTTCTCACCAATCATTTGAGAACCACTCTGTATTGCGCAGAGCATACGACCATAAATGGTCATATAGAACTTGGCAGTTGCATATCTGGTTGCTTCATCCCGTGTCACTGTTCTCCCTGCTCTGATAGTTCTTGTTCCTTCACATGCAAGAATTTGAGATACTTGACTTCACCTTTTGGCATCTTCATAGGTTGTATAGACGCTAAATTGTCTATTCCAAAGACACGGAAAGCATGTCTGTAAGAGTACACCGAGTGTTTGTTCCCAGCTTTGTCAATCCAATGGAGTGGCTTACCTTGCTTCCTCTTGAGTTGGGCTTTCCAATTCTCAAGTGAGAACATACGTTCAATCAACTTAGTACCAACTGATGACCAATCAGGAAGTATACTGGGTTTGTCACTTGGTTCAATATTCATCGTTGTCAGTCCAATCGTATTTGTATGGTGCTGATTTTCCAGAGAACAGAAGCAATGTGCCTACGTTGAATAGCCACAGAATGCCAAACAGGAAGTCGGTTTCTCGTTGGTATTGTTCTTCCCCGAGGAAAAGAAAAATGAACATGGTAATCATGCTCACAGCAATGACTGACATGAACGCGTAGAATCGAAAGTTACGAATTCTTGCCAAACGATGATTTGGTGTAGATTCCATTACAGGTTCCAATGTAGGTAGATGTTCCTTGCGGTTGCCCTCAGCAACCCAGAGTGTTTTATCTTCTACGATTTTGTTGTAGCACTCTATCAAACATTTGCCCTGAACACCAAACCAGCAAGAGCGAAATGTGTAATCGTTGTACATTACATAGAGCGTATGCCCAAGTGAAATGTAAACGCCAAAGACTTTGTTCTGCTTCTTTGCTACTTCTCGAATGACATCGTTGTAGAACCCATCAGAGCAGGATTCGTCACACCCACAGGAATTCTTGTTCTCATATACGAAGTTCTCAGTGTTGACTATCATTCAACGCAGCCCTTCTTAGCTCTCTTGTAAATCTCTTGCAGGTCATCTGTGTGGACAGAATCGCACTCTTCACTGGTTTTGAAGAGATTGCCGAATTCGAACAATTCACGATGGAAGTCTAGGTAATGGTCAAAGATGAAACCTACGGTCTTTCCAACGGAATCCTTGTAGAAGACTTTATCTCCATTTTTGGGGAACCAGATTTCTTCTTCAATGAATCTTGGTGGTATCTCAATAACGTGATACGCTTTGATGCTCTTCGGTGTATTCTCTGATACAACGTAGTGTGCAAACCTATGACGGTCTTGTACTGGCACCATTACAGAATAACCTAGAAGCTCTGGTGGGAATTTGCCATCAGCTGGAAGTCGTGTCCAAAACTCATTGGATGCCTTGTGGTCAAGTTCCAGCTGTTCAAACTGCTTCATTGTCATCATGTTTCGTTCCCCAATTTCTGTTCAGCGTCATATCACTGTAAGGAGAAGAACGAAATCTAGGGTCATATAACAGGATGAGTGGGAGAACAACCGATGATATTGGTATTGACTAGTTAATCAATACAAGTCGTTGTCATTATTATCAAAATCTATCATCATCTCCTTATGACTTGAGATGTCGACTAATTCAATCGGGCGTTTGGCAGTTGATGCTAGTTCTTTGTAGAACTCTAAATCTTTTCTGGTCGTCTTGTTGTACCAAATTTGGATAATGAATGTATTCTGCTCATTCTTAGACAGATTTATTACCACGTAGTTATTTGGTTCCTCAACTACTAGCTCCTGAAATTCCTGTGGGTTTATTCTTGAGATTAGCTCTGTCTGTTCTTCAACAGGGAGAGAGCCCAGTGACACCACTTTTCCGAAGTACTCGCTTTCTGGATTCAAATCATATTCGAAATAGAACTCATCACGATTGTTGTTAACGTACTTATACAAATCTCTAGGGTTGCGAAGTACAAGCTTCTTATCCTTGTATACACCCTGTATCTTTGTTACTATCTCTGTCTCTTTTGGGTTTACAATCCCCATACTCTTGAGCCATTTTAGCTCTTCATTAGCAGAGTGAATTGAACCTCCATGTCCGTCTTTGATAAAGACCTTAATGTGAGGGTACTTTTCTAAGAAATCTAGTAGAGTTGAAGAAATCTCTGTGTTTGTAACCCCGTGAAAGAAGTCGTTGTAAGTACCCTTATCATAGCCTCGAGATTTCCATGGTAACATCTTCTTTCTGATTACGATGATACCTGTAATGTACTTTCCAATTTGATTGATTGTACTCCCCACAAACTCTTCTGCTTCATCTGATACCCAACCATCACTATGGTCTACTGGTTCTACTTTAAAGTTATCTGACAACTTATCTCCGTCAACCACAATCTGATAGGTATAGTTCTTTTCTCTCCCAGCGACTGCATCGTAGTTTTTGTTACGAGTGAAAGACGTTGGTGCATCTAGCTTGTTATTTCTAAGCATGTAAATGAACTTTGTAGTGTCCATAACATGATAAATAGTACCAACTTGTTTGCTCTCTATTAACCTAGATACAATGAAGCTAATAGAATCAGATGATTCTATCAAATCTCGGGTTGACGGCATAACGGTAGTTCGCTCACTGTTCACGAAGAATTGCCTCGAACAGATTAAAACGAATCTGTATAGTATTACCCAACTAGCGGAACAGTATCATTCTGCAGTCGCTTCTTGGATTGCAGCTGAAATGCTCATTCCAATCCATATCCCAAATAGGAATGGTCTCACAGGTTCTGACCACTCACGAAAGAAGATGAACAACGTTCCTAAGATTATAAGAAAGACCGTGTTTATAATCGGAAGTGTAATCAGGCCTTTTGGTATTTTCCTTGGTATAGGCATTGGGTCACCTTTCATTCAGCTAGTTGTTCTCCGATTTCCTTTATTACTTGACGCCATAATCTATGCTTATCTTGTTGTAATCTCACTTGTTGAGCTACTTCTTCAATGGTGGTCAGTTTTTCAAGAACGTAACAGGATATCTCGGGACTGCACTTTCCGAGAAGACAGTCTTGAAGAAATGCGTCACCAGTTTCTGCTAACTTGTGTAGATTGGTGCGTTCAGGAAACAAACGTACCACATCAGGATACACGTTAGGACTAAACTTCACTGTTGTTTTCATGTGTTGTCCTCAGGACGATAAGGGTGATAGGCATTGACCTTTTCCTCTTGCCAGAAGAACGGGGTGTTACAGATTGAAGTAAACAATCCCTTGATGTCGTCCTCTTCTGGGGTGTCAGATGAGATTGTTCTCAGGAATCCACTGCTAAACCGCAAGAAGAGTGAGTCATCATATTCTAGCATCATGAATGCTAACGGGTCTTTTTGCTCAGCACATTGACGAAGCAAGTTGAGAAGTGCAGCATTGTCGTCAAGGTGTTGTGGCTGTCCGAAGATTTCTTCTGAGGGCTTCACGTTAGTTATTCCTAAAGTCTGTGTTGTGGATAATCTCTCGCTTGTGCTCTAACTCGTAGTCTGTCATTGCGTTGTACATATCAGCAAGTGTCTGTTCAGACGGTCTACCATTCTCAAGTTCAAAGCCATTGATGCTCAGAAACTTGGAGCCACCGTAGCCATATGGAAAATTGGTAATCCAGAATGATTCGAACATAGTACCATCGTTGAACAAAACATTTGCAGTACATCCAGAAGGGCAATATTCTACTGAGCGTATACCACTCTTGAGAGCATACTTCAACCTTTCATCATAGGACTGATTGTACTTATTCAAGTGGCCAACAAACATGTGATGTGTTGCTATCCATCTCTTGCGTTGTCTATCGTAGGTAACGTAAGGCCACGTTACTTTCGGCAATAGTGTAGTATACAGTATCTTTCCAAGCGTATAGAGGCATAAGCCTATAATGTTGACAAAGAATACTTGCGCTATAAACTGGCAAAGTGGTGAGTTCATGGTTTGTTTGTCTCGTTGGGTATTGAAAATTCAACACACTTCAGAAACCGTGACGCTTCTCTGGCTATTGCCGACCGTGTTTTACGATTGTTTGGCTTCCCAATGTATTTCTCAAGAACAATAAACAACTCATCGAACAGTTGTTCCTTCGTTAACAGAGAAACTTCTCTTGTAGCCCACGCATATAGCTGACCTCCGTCAAGAGTCTTGAACCACTCAACACACATTGCTTGTGCTTCTGGGAATGTCATCGTCTCGTCAAATGTTCTCTCTTCAAAACGAAAGTGATAGTTTCTAAGTGGTATATCATTGACTCTAGCTTGAAATTTCCAAGTTGGATATGTATTTTGATGAAGTTGAATTAGTCTCAATTCTCCAAAATCACCGATTTGACATGCAACCCAACCAGTGTCAAGCTCTTTCCAGTCAAGTATGTTACTCATTGTTTTCCTCTAGTGCCTTTCGTACTGCGTACGATATTGATACTCTCAATACCTGTTTGTGGTGCAACGCAAGTTGGATTGGAGACACGTTGTTATAAACAGGAACGAACATACCGCTGGCTTGCACGAGCGTGAAGCAAGAGCCACAAACAGAAGTTCCGTTATCGTCTGAACGTGACGTCGGTATAGTACTACTACAGAATGAGCAAGTTAGACTCACTTGATTTCTTCTGTATGTTCTACACAACCAAACTCGTCATCGACTTTATCAAAATATGGACAGTAGTAATAGACAATGATTGATGGGTCATACGTTGCTAGCTCAGGTGTCCTGCTACCACATGTTTTACACCGAGGCATCGCCGCGATCAGTTCGTCGTGGGTGGCTTTCTTAGGGCGGAAATAGGACTTGCCATCACCGCCAATCGTATAATCCATGCTGTCAATCACATACAGCGTCGGTGTGGTGCTCATACCCTATCCTTGTGTTCAGTGCACTTGATTATGCTGTGTCCTGACATCACGAGTTGCTCTGACAAAGCCAGTGCGTTTTTGACGAATTGGTCTACTATTGCACAGACGATTTGCTCTCTCAACCATTCTTTGTGCTTCTTATTTCGTATGCGCTTGTTCATGCACGCTCCTTGTGTTCCTTACAACCAAAGTCACTTGGCATATTCAACTTCAAGTACTCACAGTAAGTGATTTGGCATTTAGCACATGTACTACACTGAGGCATTCCTTCAATGAGTTGGTCATGAGTAGCTCGGATAAACTCTGGTTCACCACGTGAAATATTGCTATCTGGACGTACGTATACATACAGGGTCAGTGGCGTGCTCAAGGTATCACTCCAATCTTGATGAGGAACCAAACTTTGATACGTGACCAGAATGATGTACCATATGGGTCTTTCATTGGAACTGCGTCACTCCACGAACCATCTGGGTTTTGTTGCTTATTCATTTCTTCGTCCATGCTTGAATGATTTTATTGAACTGTTGCTTGTTGTGCGCGTTGGCGGCGGCTTGGGCTTGCTTTTTCGATTTGCATTTGTGTGTTTTTCGTTCGATGCTGTGATACCAGAACCAATGGCCGCCCTCTTCTATAAGAGCGTAGAATGATCCATGTAGTAATGCGTCCGCACGATCCCACTTGTCCCACTCCAAATCCTTGCATTCAATCGCAGCAATAATCTCGTCTGGAGTAGCAGGACGTTCGAACTTGACGTCCACATAACCAGTCTCTACGTGCCCTAAATCATAGTCGACATAGTGCTTTTGCTTCATACCTTTTACGTACAATATCTGCTTAGCGCTCATGATATTAACGTTCTTTCGGTATGTAGTTCATTCGGTAGTCATCTAATAGACGTTTTTGCAATGCGATCATCCGCTCTTGTTCCTCCAGCGTTTTTGCTGCTTCTTCAATGATAGCTAAGTCTCGTGTCTGTAATCGTTCACATTCCCTTTGTCCTGCTTTGCTACACGCGGTATCACTGCCATGATCACTCACTTCTACTTCACGCAGTGCTTTGGCTAGTTGTGTAGGTGTCATGATGTTAGTCCTCTCCATGCTCTGGTGATGATGTTAACAGGAAACCAGATAGCTATGGCAACGAGAATGACGAGTCCTGTGTTTCCATGCATGATGTGGTAGATGACTAACAAGCTATCCCATATGAGAAGCACAACTCCAAATATGAGGAACACAACATCGATGTTTTTGTTACGAGTACTCATCTAGGTTAACTCCACATCGGTCACAATAGCAAATTTAGTAACACCAGTAAAGCTGTCAGCATCTCGTCCATTATTCCAGTCAAAGTTCTTAGCACTGCCAATTTCTGGGTCACCATATTTGTGGTCAACGATGACGATGTCATCTTCTTTGACATAGGGAGGCATGAACTCACCAGTATGATTGACCAAGTGTTGCCCCTTGACTTTGATTTTCATTCCTTGCCCCATGTGTCAATCAAGTTCTGGAATGCTTGTCTGTTGAGTTCATTGGCATTGAATTTAGCTTGGTCTACAGATTCAACAGTCTTGGGATTCTTGTTGTCAAGTGACCATTGCCAATTATTAGTCCCATCTCTCGTAATGAAGAAGTGCCCGATGATTCCCATTGCGAAAAGAAGATTCCCATCAACTGAACCATCCCATTCCAAGTCTTTGCATTTGATTTTCATAAGGTTTCCACTTCTTGGTAGAATATCTTCCACATCTCTTCAGGATGAATACTATCGAGAAACTTCTCTAGTTTTCGAAGAGTAGCTATTGTCAGTGGCTTTCCTTCACCTATTCCATTGATATCATCTAGTGACTCTTCAATGCTCATTCCTATTTCTCGAGTGTTCCACCAGTGACGTAGGGTGAATGGCCGACGATTTTCTCCAAGCCAGATGCCTAGCTTTGTTAGCGACGATGTCGTAATCCTATCGATGCTATGTACCTTACCATGGCATTTCGCACACAGGGTAACAGTCTTAGTGCCACCGAGTGACTTTGGTACAACGTGATGCTCATGCAGGTCATAGGTGCTCCTGCATTCGAAACATGTTTTTGCTATGGTGTTTGTGCCTGTGCTCAACTCGTCTGAGTATCAATTGACTTCGTAATCTTCTGAATGACATCTGCAAGAGGCTTGAACATTGCGTGCAATTGAGACTGCTCAATTGCTGAGCGCAGTTGCTCGAGTAACTCCCATTGATGCTTTATCGTCTTCTCAAGAGAGATGATTAGTAGTGACTGGCCTTCTAACATCGAAGCAGCATGTAGCACTATTGCATCAAACTCATTTTTGTTGTATGAGTTAACGCAACGTAGCTCGTGAGCCAACTCTTCTGGTGTCTTCTTCCCAGGAAGTGGCGACGGTATCTCGTCGCTCTTACTGACACAAGGGATACACATGCTTGGGCTACGTGAACCAGTGGTGAGTTCATCTTTCACAGTTGCTGTGTCTGACCATGCGTGGACAGTGAATGCCCATCCCTTTGAGATTCTTCTTCGAAGAGCATTGACTGTTAGACGTTCACAGTAGTAGTGTTGACGTAAGCTGTATTCAACAAACACTACTCCTTCAACGGGCAATGTCTTCATCGGTTGCGGATTGACTAGCTTCATTGTCTACCAGAATGAATAGGGTTCGGACAGTCTCCCGCATGCAGCATTGTGGCAGTTTCAGAGTAGTAAGGTGACCAATGATGGAAAAATACATAGTCACAACCACGAACGCGCTTGATTTGTGGTTCCCATTCATCACGCTTTTTGGGCTGAGTTACTGAATCCTTACGCTCAGTCACAGTTGATACTGTTTGTTTCTCAGAGCTACAACCTACTACCAAAAGTAGAATAGTAGCGAGAATGAGGTGACGTTTCATTTGGCATCCTTTGATGTTTGATTGTGGTAGTTACAGGAGTCGTTGTATATGTCCAGTTTACAACCACTGTTGTTGCTTTCTTTACTATTGCAGAACCAGTACTTGCGAGGATAGCATGATGAACTCTCGTAAGAGATTTTCTTTAGAGTGCAAGTTTCACAGGTCTTCATTTGGCAACCTTCTTGGCTTTCTTGCGTGCTTTCCTTGACTTACTGGTCTTGCGTCCCTTGAATGGCGTCTCCTCTTTAGGAGCTTCAGTCTTCCCAGTACGCTTGGGTGGTGCATAACCTGTGATGTCTTCTACAGACTTCTTGAGTGTACCTTCGAAATCATATCCACCCCCAAGTAGGAGTCCAGCAAGAATGATGTCAGATGCCTTCATTGAGATGCTTACTCCTTATCGTGCTGAACATTTTGGGCAAGGACAACTGATTCCATGGACACAAATTCCACCACCAACTCGAATACCAGTACCATGACACTCGGGACATTGGTCATGGAGACAGGGTTGCCAATCAGGCTTCTGATTTACTTGCTCCAAGTGCTCACGCTGCCGCTTTCTGAGTTCACGTTCGTACTCTTCACGATTGACGTTATTAGATTGACCCCAACTCATGTTCACTCCTTGTGTTTAACTCTCAAAACTTGTCTTGTATCTCTCTGAGTACTAGAAGACCGAGAATCACTGCTGATGGCCAATACCACCCATTGCTAGCGAGTACATAAATGGCGTAAATTGAGATGCCATAAATGAATGCTCTAATGGGTACACCAATCAAAAGCAGAAGAATCTTCCGATTTCTTTCCTCAACATATGCTTCGTGGTAGTAGTATCTACCAGGAACATGTACTCCTTCGGGCATAGTCAAGTTCAACATCTCTGCTGCGTGAACTGCTTCATGTTTGAACGGAAAAGAAAAGTAACGAGCAGTCGTGTCCTTTTCCGCAAAACGAACATAAACCCACTTGCGTTTTGCTAGGACAAAATAGACAACCCAGCGTTCTTTACGCAGAAGAGATGTTAGGAGTGGGATGCGCATCGTTCAATTGCCTCTGTTCGATTTCATCTGTAAGAGACGTTGAGCTTGGTAGTGAGTCTCACAAAGTTGCTTTGCACGTTCGTGGAAAGGTGAATCACCTTCGCAGAGTACACCTTCCTCGTCAGAAACGAATCTCCAAGTATAGATACTGTTGCTATTCCTAGTGACTCGATAGTATGTACCCTGTATTAACCCCTCAGCATAGGCACTGCCAGAAGGGTGTGTTTCCCATAGAAGTTTCTCAGAAGTGACCACAACTTTCTCAGTCCAAGATTCAATATTGGCAATCAGTTTATTGAACTCATCCCTATTGTGCTCGTCACAGATTGATTTTGCGTCAGCAAACGAATATGATTCACCGATTGTACTGCTTGCGTTGATTCCAAACTGCTTAAATTCGATGACGATTATCTCTGGCAAGAATCCAAGTGTGTAGTACCCTGTGATACCCTTATACGAGAGAGCAGTAAACTCTTTCGGTTCACCATTTACTTGAAAGAAACGTGATTCATGCTCTCCGTTTTCAAGCTCCTTACACGTCCTATTGAACTTATCAGACATGCTCATTCGCCCTTCTTCTTCTTCTTTTTGACAGTCACCTTAGCAGACTTGTTCTCAGTTCTCACCAACTTCCCTGTCGTTCTGTCACGATACATTGGAAGTTTCAGTACAGTAGGTGGCTTCTCCTCTTTCTGCTTCTTCTTGCTCTTCACCTTGATTTGTATCGGCATATACCACAAGACGTCGTCTTGAGGAACAAGTAATCCCCATTCCCAGAAGTAACAAATTGCAGTGGAAGCTGAGATGCGACCGTCTCGATGTTTACACAGCACAATCTGGCTGTCGGGGACAGGTGATTCCCCACCATGGTGGGGAATGAATTCAGACTCATCAACCTTCAACGTTACCATTGCTTAGTTCCTTGTGTTCTCCATACCACCTGTCCCGTTCTCTTGTCGCTTCATCAAATGCGTCAAGACAGTTCAACAGATACTTTGCCAATACGAAGTCAGGAGTGTTCGAACTATTCTCTGCTGAGTTCATGTTAATGGCCGCTCTGACCGCTTCGCCCAGCCCGTCTGGCTCTGAGAGGAACGAAAAGGAGTCTGTTGCAGCAAACTTTCCGCTAAGATTAGGAGAGCTGATAGGAGACCAAGCGAAGATTCCAAATCCGTGTTGAACCTTGTCAATGGCGAAAGATGTTGTTTTACCATTCCACATCAGCACATTCACTTCATTGTATTCGTTTGCGTCTTTCTTTGTTGGTAACTGCTTATTCAGTGGTATCCAAATTGTAGACTTTTCAAGTGCATTAGCTAGTGCTGAAAACATCTTGTAGTCATACATGTATGTTTCTTCATCACCATACCTTGCTTTGTCACGAAGATATGCTGCCAGTGTACTTCTGGTGAGTTCCGTAAGGTACATATCGAGATGGTCTCAAAGATTATGAAAAGAGTCGTACAATCAAGTATACAGGGAATGCGACACAGATAGCAATCAGCGTCAGCACTCCACCGAATACGAAAGCGTACGCTAGAAACTTACCGAAGAGCGTTTCTGCTCCAAACAGTTCTGGTATTGAACTTCGGGAAACATCAAAACTCATTGTTCTACCTCAAATTCAACTGGAAGATAGTGAGTGATTCTCTCACCTGGATTTGACACGTCAGCCCATTCCCACGTCCAAAGTTCAGGAAGACCAAGGGTGAATCTGCCGTCACGTTCTAACACTAGAACATAGGTGCCGTCATACTTGGAAGGCCGATGCCCACCGTTGTGGACAAACATGTTCTTCTTGTCAATTGTGATCTTCATCACGTTTACTTTCAAGAGTCATTCGCTCATAGATTATGAACTCAGGTTCTGATTGCAAAATCTCAGCGTCTGCTGGGACTTCTGGAAAGAACTTGACATCATTAATATCTATCTCATTGACAGTAACAATTGTCTGACCTAATTTCAGTCCTGCTGAAAAGTCATAAAGTGCAGAGTGCACCCAGTTAAGGAGTTGCTCTTTTGATGCAAACTTTATGTTTGTGCTGATATCAATTGTTCCTTCGGTACATCCGTCAGAATCTAGGTCAATATCAATGGCAAAATGAAAACACATAATACTCTCTCTGTTGGTTATTATACAATCTCGTGAGACCACGCATGAACTTTGATATAAATTCCTGAAGTACTCTGTGGTTTACGAAATGCGGAAGCGTCACCACGTTGCACCTTTCGCAATGATTCTATCGATGCAGCAAAAGTATACTCCACATCAGCCCATACTTCACCACTCTCAGGAAGAGTGTCGGTTGGCTGTGGATTCAACAGACGAACGTGTTCGTCAGCAACTGATGCGGCGTATGCCCATGCAAGGAATTCACCTGTTCTACCACTGCCACTACGAAACAACATTTCATAGTCGCTAAACTCGAACAAACCTATGCTAGGTGGTCGTGGAGAAGAGTCCCAAGGTTGCTGTAAGATATACTCAAAGTGCAATCGAGTACCATCGCGAAAACTCTCTGGGAGAGTACTCATTGGTTGTGGGTCAATTAGCCGCATCGCTTAATCCTTTACGGTTGCAGTGTGTGACCATGCAACCCCAACGTAGTTAGGGAGTTTTAGAAGTGCATTTACAACACGTACTCTTTCTTCTTTTGTATATCGAAATATTCCGTTTGAGTTTGTGCGCTCAAATTCCCAGAATACTCTCCCGTCTTCTGGTAACGTCTCCATTGGTTTTGGGTCAACGAGCTTCATTGTTTTCTCCACTCCTCTCGGTGTGCTGGATGTGTCCACAATGGACTGCAGATAGCTTGGTCTGCGTAGTACTGTCGAAGTTCCTTTGGAATGGTCTTGTTGTACATGCCATCAAGGCACCACTGAAACCACCAAAGGTCAAATCTGGTTTGTCACGAAACGTTGAACGCGTAGAACATTTTAGTCCTGCTCTTCAACGACACCAGTACCGTTGCAAATTGGACATTCCATGCCTTCTCCCAAACCGTCTTCAGGAAGATAACCGTTGCCAGGGCATTCTGGGCATTCTACTTCCATCACTGTTTCTCCTTGTTAGTTGCCTGTAATTTTGCTTGTTCTGCTTTCCACTTCATGTTGCTGAGTCCTCAGTAGGCTGTTGACTACCACTAATGATGTTAGTGATTGGTCGTACAATGCTCAACGCTGATTCAATCGCTCCGTTTGGCCAGCCTTCGTCTCTTGACACTCGAGCTTCCCACTCCAAAGCTGGTACCAACTTTACAAGATTGTTCCAGTCAACAGTAGAATCAGCAATGTTCAGTCCAATGGCTCTTTTGATTGCAATGTCTTCATGAATACAACTGATGGTTTGCCAACCGTTCGTCACATCCCAACTACCCTCAGCATTCTTCTTTGCTTGCCAATTCCCAACACTGCTGTTTTCAATTTTGTCACTCATAGTCCTCTTGCCTTAAGTTGTTTATAGTTTCTCGTGCATGTAGAAATTTCAATTCAGTCAGTGACCACAGGAAGTCCTCACTGTAGATTGTATCTTTCAGTGTTGGTACTTGACCTGCTTCGTATGCAATTCGTGCAGCTTCCTCACGTTCAACGAAGCGATTCGTAGAAGTAAGAAATCCTTGCACGTCGTCACGAGACGGAAGTCCAGAAACAGCATGGTACTGTGACATTGCAAACCCATGTCCAACTCCAGCAAACACAATGCCTTTGTCAATGTTACAGGGACGATGTACAACTACTCGCTTACCAACATAGTTGGGATACCAAACAGCAGAACACACCAAGCGTTCTTTCGAATCTGCTCCCCAAACTGGGTATTCTGGCTCATCAACGTCAGGACTCTCAGAAAGCTTAGGATTGTGCCTCAACAAGATGATGAGTTCAAGAATTCTTGCTGTACGATGAGCTTGTGCTAAATGCCCGTATCCTGTAATACCTTGTGACAAACCTGCTGCATGTAGCGCTTCCGTCATCTCTTCATCAGTGAGCACACCACCAAACTTTCGTTTAGACTGGAGGTTCAGATTCATCTGGTCATGGTCTTCATTGTTAAGAGCAGTATCTATCTCTTTGAGGAACCGAAGGACTGCTCTCATTTCTGTGCCAAATTGTCTGTCGTCTCTCCGCAAACAAGATTCAAGAATGTCACACAACAGTGTGACTTCACCAAGCTCAACACCAGCGTCAGCTACCATCAGAGCAGTTCTACGCAAACCAGCAAGATGCTCATTTGTACCACAGAGTACTTTGCTCATGCCTTGTTCAACAACCCACTGACCACTGGACTCTTCCAGATACGTCCAATTTGAACTCATTTTCCTTCCTCCGATGATTCTGGTGGAATGGGGATAATCTTGACCTTAGCAATTGAGCGAAGGTAACGCATTAGCAGGTCGTATACACTTCGCTCAATAGTAACATAGTCTTCATCACCTTGCGCTGTATCATACAACTCTTGACTAATGGCGTCTGCTTTGCTTAGGTCAACACCAGAATCTACCACGGCTAATGCAATTGCATACAGCTTTGCTTTCTCTTCTGTCAAGTTTGGGACTGCTCCCTTGTTGGTCAATTTGAAGAGTGAGTTCTCAACACTGAAGACAACACCATTACCAGTTACTTTCCAATTAGTCTTAGGAGTGTTGCTTGTTGGAATACTATTTGCTGGAATGCTCACTTACTTGTCTCCAAAATCTGGGTCAATGTCAAGCTCCGAGTCACCTTCAAAGTTGAAGTCCCACGTGTCGTCTTCAGGTTCTTTAGAATTGTCTTCTCCACGAAACTTGTCTGCAAGTCTCTGCAGAGCAAAGTGAATCAGCGTTGGTTCACGGTCTCCGAGACCACCGTCCTTCCAAAGCTTATGTGCTCTCTTGAAGTTCTCTTCAGCAATGACAAAGTCTTCTGGGTCTAACAGTTGTCCACTCTGAATGCGTCTTGCCCAATGTCCAGGGATGATAGTAACAGGAATGGGATACAATACATCCTCAGTCTGAATTGTCGTTGCGTTGACTATTGCGTTCTCCCCACCCAGAAGGTCGGCCAACTCATTCGCATCAGACCATCCCTCTAGAACATTGCATGAAGTACTCATGTGGTTGTCCGTTGTGATAATGCGGATTTAAGTACATTTACTGTAGCTTCCGAACTGACATCGTTGTCGTGAATTCCAATTAGTCGATCATTGACATACAGACCATAACTGTGGTCGTGGCCAGCATTCATTTGCTTCGATTCAATCTTGGGCATCGGGATCAACCCGTATGCTGTCATCGCTTCTTCTCGTGTCATCACACATCCCCTGTCATTTTGTCGGCAATAGTTTTCATGAGCATGTGCTCCCATGAAGGCTCTTCCTCTTTGGGTCTACCTTTGTCCACCCATTTATCCAACTCGTTCAAATAATCGTAACGAGTAAGACTGAGTTCTTCAACTGTGAGCAACTCACCACTCTTTATTCTCTCAGTCCAATTTCCTGAAATCAACGTACAAGGGTGGTCACCTTTCTCTTCTGGTATCTTAACGCCAATGTCACAAGGGATGTTAAGATTCTCAAGAGAGATGTGTTTGATTCCGCCGTCTCGTGGTTCAAATGTGGTCATTCCTTTACCTGTGCCTGATTATAAAGTTTACAAATGGAACGCGCTAGCTTCACTGCTTGCGTCTTGTTGTTTACATCAGCATCGTTTACAATGCCAATGAACCAAACCTTTGCAACAGCCCAATCAGTTCTACGGTCAAACACTGCAGAACAATGGTCATCTGTCTTGACAAAATACCGTGCCATTACTCACTCCGTTTCGTATACGTGTCTTCGTCTTCATTGTGAACTTTATAGCCCATTGCTAAGATGACGCAATCCAACTTCGACCTACCGTTGTACTCCTGCATATAGTCAAGTGCATCATAGAGGACTTTCGTCTTCTCCTTACACTTGAGTGCGTTGTACTTGTCTACAAAATCTTGGCTTGTGTAGGTCTTCTGTGCCATGCTATAGCAACTCCGCTAATGATGGTGTTGGTTCATACCATGATGGAATGGGACGATTAGTCCACTTAGCTAGATGCTTCTTCTCCTGCTGGTAGTATGCTCTGTAAGAAATCACAGGATTGTTTGACTTCAGATGGTCTGGGATAGCTAGGGCAAACGGAGTGAGACCGCTCTTCTCTGTTATTTGCGGTGGGTTACTTCTCATCCAGTTTAGTATGTCCTCGCATGCATGTGTCTTCCCATATCTGTGAGTGTACTCAAGACAAAGTGCATCAGCTAATTCAAGAAGCCATCTCCAATTATACAATGTCTCCACAGACCACTTAGAACAGGGGTGATTCTTGTGCGTCGACTTGTAAGGATTCGCTCGTGGGTATCCGTCAAATGAGTGATTTGTTTCGTAGTATGCGAGATGCAACATCTGAGTTGATTCTAGAATCATCTTGACAACGTGCTTATCGTTATGATAAGTAGCGCATACATATGGATTCATATCAAGGATGAAGATGTTCATGTCGATTCTACTTCTTCGTGCTTCCTAGGATTCTACCTAGCTGTTGCTGAATCCACACCACACTCAGAAGTGTGGCAGTGGCAAGGTATGCTCCAAAGAGGAAGTCAAGAAATGTCATTTGGTCGGCCACGAGTCAGTGACAGGAATATGTTCAATACGCTCCCACTCAAGCCTAAACACTTGTTTGGCATACTCTCCACGGAATTCCTTCCGCAACTTTTGTGCGAAGAACTTAATCGACTCCACTGTTGGGTGTAGGAATGATATCATTGTATCATCTTCTCCAGATTTCCCAATGCTCTTCAGGTCATTTACCGTTAGCATCGTGAATAGCTCTTTGTAGTTCTTTCGGATGTAGGTCTCAAGAGCATATTCCATCTGTTCTTCGAACTTCTCCATCACAATGTGTAGTGTTGTCAATGATGTCGAACCTAGCTCCTTGGGAGCTACAGTGCTTATGAAGCCATCACGCGTGGTCTCTTCAGACTTAGCGTACGCTTTGGGTTCTCCTTGAAGACCTTTGTTTTGCTGGTCAAGACGAAGATTTTGAATGACATGATATACGTCTGTAGCTTCACTTGGTGAGATGGGAATACTGAATCCAGGTCTTGGGTTACTACCATCAAATGATAGGTAGAAGTTGGTTCCTGTCTTATTGACTTCTTCAATCACTACTGGTATCATCGCTTCATCTCCTATTGTGTTGCTTCTTGGCTTGCCGATTCATATGAATGGAAGCAGTTGTTTGCGTTGTAAAGAATCAAATCTGTTTCAGTGTCTGTCCAAACACGTGTACGAATCTCAAGAGCATTGTCAGTTCCAACGTTGATATACCAGAAGATGTCGCCGTGTCTAGGTTTGTCATCTTCCCTCATCTCTGTCTCATGTTGCAAACGAAGCTCACGCTCATGTTCAAGAAGTTGTTTCTTCTCTTCTTGAATGTCGTTGAAGCAGTCATAGCAGAATCCCCAGTCAGGGTCACCACCTGAGGACTTAATGTTGGTACCACACTTTCCGCAAAGTGCGTCTCCCCAACCTGGCTCAAGCCACCAAAGTGCCATTGTCTGTTACTCTGTTGTGTTCAAAACTGCAAACTTTGTATGACATCCTTGTACATCAAGCGTCTTTCATATGGGTCAGCATCAATCCACGCTAATCCCATTTGTGCCAAGTCGATATGCTGAACAATTGTCGCACCTTCATTCTCGTTTGGCTTTGCCAAGACTAGAATCGAGTCACTAATCGCTAGTGAACTTTCAATGTCGTGGCTCACCACAATCATGGTGTTGTACTCGTTCAGCGTCGAAACTCGTCTCAGTAGTGCAATCACACGCTCCTTGACGATTGCGTCTAGACCAGAGAACGGCTCATCAAGCAGGATAAATTTGTTGCCTGTGAGTATCTGCTGAATGATGCTTACACGTTGACGTTGTCCACCTGACAGTTGCAATGGATACTTATCCAAGTGTTCTAAGATTGAGAACTCAGTTGCGTACTGTTCGATGGTGTGTGTAATCTGTTCTTTGGTCAGCGTGACACCAGAGTTCAGAAGCGATAGCAAAAGGTTCTTTCGAACCGTTCGGTGATTGAACAAAAGGTAGTTCTGAGCAACGACACCAACTTCTCCTGCCCTGACTGGTTGTAGCTCCCGACCGACCAACACATTTCCCGAGCTTGGGGCAGTCAAGCCTGAGAGCACTTTAAACAACTGTGTTTTACCTATTCCAGAGCGTCCGAGGAGAGTGGTCACTTGTCCTTGCGCAACGTCAGGACGGGTGATGTTGCTGATTTGGAAGTTGATGTCCTTCAAGATGGGTTTGTCGTAGTTCAGACACACATTCTCAACTTTGAAAATAGGCTCTTCTACGTTGTAGGCAATTGTGCTCATTTGACACCTATCTTGACGTAAGGGAACAAGAGTTCACGAAGCTTTCTCAGTGTGTAGTCAATCAACAGTCCCAACACAAAGACTACCACGAGCAATGAGAACACCGTCGAAAGGTCAAGGTACTTGTTGGACTTAATGATGAGTGAACCAAGTCCACCCTCGGACATCGACAATCCTTCAACCATTGTAATCATCATCCAAGCAATGGCGAAGTTCTGGCGTACCGTGTCAATTGCTGAGTCCAGTCTTCCAACAACAATCACTTCCCACATGGTCTTTAACGGATTCATCTTCAACGTTTTCGCCAATTCGTACTCTTGAACGTTGATGGACGCAATTGTTGACATTAAGCTGGTGACAAAGAACGGGACAATACCAAAGATGAGCAACGAAGTCTTTAGCTGGCTACCGTCTTTCGTCAAGAGTGTGAACACAAAGACCAAGCCAGAAAGCGTCAGATAACGAAGCTTCGTTACCAGTTGAGTGACAGGTGTCAAAGCAGGGATGACTGACATGTAGACCAAGGCTAGTGAGATTATGATTGACAATCCCATTCCAACAGTTGTCAGATACAAGCTGGCGATGAAGTTTTCCCAGAAGACAGGAGTTGTGGCAAGGTTGGCAACTGACGTCAAAACGCGTATCGGTCCAGGGATAAGGCTATTGCCTAACAATTGCCAAAGCCCTAGACCGATGACGCATTCAACCACCACCAGAACTGTCTTCTCTGCTCTTGAAAGGGTTTCAAGAGGAGTGAAGAATCTTTTCATTGGTTACTCGCCCAACACGATTTGTACTCGTCTGTTCTTCGCACGTCCTGCTTCTGACGTGTTGTCAGCAATTGGCTGAGACTCACCGAAACCACGTGCCTCAATGCGTGTAGCAGAGATTCCCTTCCGCACAATATACGCCTTGACTGATTGTGCACGACGTTCAGAAAGGTCTTGATTCCTACCGTCATCCCCAACGTCGTCGGTGTGTCCGTAGATTCCCAGTGTCAGACCTTCAGCAACAACAGCCGCATTCAAGATTTGGTCAATGTCGTCGTATGACGATGGGTCAATCTCTGCGCTTCCTGTTCGGAAGTTGATGTTGTAAGCTTTCGAAGACACTTCAGTGCTAATGGAAGAAGCATAGTTGACCTGAATGGTCTTGCCTTCCAATAGCTCAGGATGGTTCGACAGTACAGACAACATGAATGACTTGTCAACAACTTTCGAGTACTCAGGATAGGTCTTCATGTACTCAGGGTACATCTTGGAATTGATGTCTCCAAATGTCTTGTACACAATCTTGTACCTGTCAAGCTTGTCACCTGAGAGTCCAAACATCAAAGCGGCATCTGACAAGTTGAATGCCATCGAACCACCAAGGTCAACGTTGTTGCCTTGAACGTCTTTGGTCTTCACTCCGTTGTAGTACTTCAGCCAGTAGTCACCAGACTTCTCAGCATAAACTTGAGCAGAAACGTCTGCAGCAAACTTCTTCGCTGAGGTGAATGAGCGTACTTGGTCACCTGCTTGTGCTAGTGCAATGATGATACCTTCAACAGTCGAGCGATGGTCGTAAGCCCACTTCTTGATTGTGATGGTAATGTTCGGCATCTGTGAAGCATACTGTCGAGTGGATGCAATCGTCACGAGTCCACCCTTCTTCTCTGCGACACTTACGTCACCTGGAGTCCATGTGGAAACTGCGTCAACGCCTACCGTAGTGTCCTGACTTGTCTTCTTACCGTTGACAATTAGCTTTCGCTTCTCAGTGTATCCTGTGATGTACTTGTTCGGTGCGTCCAAGAAGTCACTAGCAGCTACAAGGTTGATAGCTTTAGCGTCAAACGAAGTTTCGTCAGGATTGACCTTGATTCCGTTGTCACCTGCCCACTTGAGCAAGATGTTCATGTCACCGTCACGCAATACGCAAGCAACAGTCTTTCCAACAGCTGACTGAGGATTGCGCTTCCACTCGGGTGGTGCCATCAATTGGTCTTCACCGTAGGACTTGCCCATTGCATAGAATGCGATTGGCTGGTATTCTTCTCCCAAAGGTTCTAGCTCTTTCACCAGTGCTGAGAAGAACGCTGGCATACCGTCACCCATGAAGGATGCGAAGACAGCTGGTGTCGCTGGGTTGTCTTTGTAATTGTTCGCAAAAGCAACAAGGTCTGCAATGGTCTTGTTACAATCGTCTTGACGCTGAATGCTTAAGTTGACCCCATTCTTTTGCATGAGGGAACCTGACTTCGTCAATGCTCCACCGTTTGCGAACATCAGGGGGAACTGTGAGTTCCACGCCATAATCTTCCAAATCACTTGTGGTGCTCCACCAGCGTCTTCAGAAGATGGCAGTGGCAACTGCATCACGTTACCTGACAACGATGCTTCTGGTGCGTCTGGGAGTGCAAGTGCACCAATGGTGACTGCGTCCTTGGCGTCTTTTGGTAGTTTGTCATACCAGAAGACTTTCCCGAGACCTAGACATGCTAGGAACAATACTGCGATGATGATTTTACCTGAGGCTTTTAGCTTGATTTTAGTAGCCATGGCCTTTCCTTATTGAAAAATTGAACAGTGGTGGTTGTGGGTGTTTTCTTATGACAGAAGGTTGTCGTACTTGGACGTGTCGACTTGGCCAAGTCCTGGGAACTGCTGAGCCGTTTGTCCAGTAATAGAGACCAAGTTCGACTCCTTGAGCATTTCAAGACCTTTCAACTCATACGTAGCGTTTTCAAGGTCGATGTTACGCATGAACTCAGACGTTACTTCCATTGCTTGACGCATATCTCCAAGCTTATTCGCAATGTCATCTTTCAAGAATTCCATTGACTGCTCAGCAAGGAGCTTCTTCTCAGGGTCACCAGTGAAGAACTTCAGTGCACTGTTCACAGCATTCCTACCAGCAGTGACTGAATTGTACATGTCCTTCTTGTTTTGCAACTCCGCTTGCGCGTCTTCAATGACATACTTTGAGTTGCTGTAGATGTTTTCCAAGTATGTTGTCAACCGCTCGAGTACAGTACGAAGCGGAGTTAACTTGTCAATGTACTCTTGGTCACGAGCTATTTGACGAGAGATGACGTTAAACTCCTGTGACATGCCATTCTTTTGTGCCGCAACGAGCTTTTCTTTGTTCTTCTTGATATTGTCGAAACGCTCTTGTATGTTCGTCACAATCTTCTGAAGCTGACCTGCAAGAATCTTCAGTTGTTTGAATACTTCATCACGCTGGTGTAGCATGTCTTTGATGAAGTCTTCAGCAATGATGAATGGGTCAAGCTCAATGACCATACCGACGAGCTTCTTCATCAGAATCTCGTACATGTAGAACACTGACAATCGAAGCTTCCGATTCGACAGTGCCATATACAGCAAGACACAAGCAGTGCCAGCTATCATGACGTTGAGTGTTGTCCAAGCGATTACTGCCAGAATTGGCATAACGAACCATCCGACGAGGCCTAACAGCACAATCCCAATGACTGTGCCAATCTTCCCTCCTGGTCTGTTCCAGTAACTCTTCAGCTTTGTTTCTGCTGAAGAAGTCATTGGTACAATTGAACCTTGCATCTTTGTTCTTTCCGTAAAATAGTGGTGGTTGGTGGTTTCTTCTGGTTACAAGTACTGAGTTATCAGGTTAACGTCAGATTCAATTCTGCTCAACGTCATGGAGCAGACTGAACGGTAGGCGTTTTCAAACTGAACAATGTTGTCCTCAGCAGTCTTGATTTCTTGGGCGAGTGTTACGTTTGCTGTGCGTAGCTGTTCGTTCTGTGCTGTGAGTTCAGCAATCAACTTCGTGTTGGTTTCAATCTGCTCGGTGTTGGTAGTGATTTGAGTCTTGCGATTCTGGATATCACCCGACATCTTCGTGTCAAGGACATTTTTGAAGTTGTTGCTGTCTGTCTTAATCATCTCAACATAGTGTTGAGCGCTTGACAATAGCAATTCCTTGGTCACACCTTGCACAGCGAGTGCAGAGAACACTGCTTTGACTCGGTCACTGTCCTTTGGAATCACTGACAATGAGTCACTCATTTTCATGAACTCAAAGTAATCAGGTCCAGGGAGATTTGCGGTCTCCATCAATGAGTTAAAGTGCTGTGTGTACTTGTCTGCGTTCTCTTTCGACACGTTCACATAATTCTGCTGGGTGAACGTTGGTTGCTGTACCTGTTGCTTAGAAGCTAATCCATCCATAAATGGATTCGACGCAACGGGTGTTGACTGTGGTGCTTGTGGAAGCGGTTGGTCTTTTTCAATGTCGACGAACGTTCCAATTACCTTGTCAAAGATGCTCATTGATTTCCTGTTAGATTGTTTCCCATAAGTGCGAATCCCTGTCAAGTTCTCCTGGGTGAATTTGATGCCCAGTAAGCTCACGTTCAATTCTGGTTTGACGACAGTACCCACAAGTGCGAGTACGCTCAATGTACTCTTTTCGGTCAGGGATAACGTATCGAATGACGATTGTTTCTCCCTTGCAACGATTGTTCTTCACCCACAACTTTGCGCTTTCTGCTGTGTCAGTGAGTACTCGTAACACAAGACGACTTTTTGGTGCTGACGGCAAGTGATACATCACTTCAAAAGTAGACAGTGCCATTTCATTTCCCCAGTATCGCATCTTCAATGATTTGACGACGAGTGTTCGCGCGGAAGTGATTTGTATCCCAGTCAACGTTCTTTCCGTTAATCACCACTACGTATGGTCGATACGGAGCTTCCTTGTCATTTGTCTCACCACAGGGAGCGATGCTGCACACTGGCTTTGGAATAGTGTCGTTGACATAAGCAATTGTCTCTTCAATCGTCTTAGCAATCTCAAGGACAATCGGTGCATGGGTGCTTACCATAGCAAGCTTCCCTAATGTGTCTTTCAACTTCCTCAACTGTTTTTGCTTCCGTGTCACAAGTCACCTTCAAAGAATTGGGTCTCAGCCCATGTGTTCACAGAGCACACCGCTCTACACACAGGAACGACGAACCCATTGGGATACTTGCTAGTCCAATGACAGCAATTCGTTACAGTAGAAGTAGGATTTGGTTTTAGGACAAAACCAAAGTGACCTTGCATTGGTCATGTTGATACGGTCACCGTAGATGTTTTCCTTCCACACCAAACCAAGACGTTTGACATGGCTGACACTAGTGACGTTGATGAACCCGTAATAAATACGCTGGAGGAAGTTCATTTAGATTTGAGGCTATCAGACACCTTGACGGTGATGCCTGTTTCTGGTGCGACACGTTGGAAGAATCCGTTTGATACTTCATCATGTGCACGTACCACAATGTGTGACGATGGTACTTTCAACGTTGTAATCATCTTGTTGAGGAGTCTTCTCGCCAAACCCTTACGACGATAGTCAGCCCTTGTGTAGAAGTCAGCGAGAAACTTGTTGTCGCTAATTGGAACAGTAATACTCCAAGAGAGCACCACGTTATTCGCTTCAATCCACCATACACGAGAGTGATAGTCCTCGTGCAGAAGCGTGTCAAGCATATTACCACGTGTCCTGAAATTCAACCGCTCCATCTGTTCGAATACATACGGTGGAATGTTACGACCAACTCGTGTGTAGAGCTTACTGTCCTTTGGTACTTTCATGCTCTTAGACTCTCACGAAGTGGTGTGCTGAATAGCCTCTGAGTTGATTTAGCGAGTTGAATAGCTTCTTCACGGGTTAGAACAAAGACTTCAGTCTTTGAGTTCTTCTCACCAGAGAAGAATCCGTCAACATAGCTTCCGTCCCACAATCGAGTGAATCTCCTGTCACTGTCAAAGAGAAATGAACAAGGATTCTCACGACGGTCATGATGTGTCAATACGTCAGTGAAGTACGTTTCAGGAGCTAGTTTAGCGATTGTAGTCCTCTTGTTCGCGGAAGCAATCTTCTCATACGTCAGATGGTTGCGCATCGTCTTGCTCCGTTGGTTTCTGGAATGCTTCCTCAGGAATCTCGAGCTTCTTCTCTTTCAGGATTCTCAGGTAATCAATGTCACCTTCTCCTGGCTTCTCAATGCGATAGGAACACTCAGCTAGTGCCATGTCAGTTATCCACCAGTCACCTTTTGTGTCTTGAAGAAAGTCAATTGACCACTTTCCTCGGAAGTGTCCAGCAACGTAAAGTGCTTGAAGATAAATCTCGTCAGCGTCAGACTGGGTGATTGTCTGTAGCTCAATGAGCTTATCTCTAAGGTCTGGGGGCAATTGAACGAACACATTATTGCGATAGTTCTCTCGCTTGAATGCTTCGGTTGGCCAATACGGGTGTCCTGACTCGACGTGACCCTCTTCAACGAATACACGAACTTCTTTCGTGATTGGCATACTGTTGAACGCATGAAACATTGGAGCAGTTGGAATGAGCTTCCGAACAGCAAAGACCGAGTGTGGTAATCCGTTTGGCATTGCTACAATAGAGCTGAACTCAAGCATCTTATACAGTCTGCTATACATCTGTTCTTTGGTCTGCTTCTCAGCAATGTAACACGTGTCAACCCAGTCATGCTTGCAAGACAATGACTCAGTGCGCAAGAAGCAAGGATAACCGATGGAGTCCATTGCTCTGGTTAGGTCATCTACAAATCGCTCTGTGTGCTCATCTTGAATACCCTCGAGGAGCACAATTGCTAGTTCTGGCATTTGCACAAAGTGTGTCTCTGGCACTCTCATTCCAATTTGGTCAAGAATAGGGAACCAGAAGGTCATTGAGTTCATGCGGTCATTGTATCGTCCACGACTTACAATGCGAGGCATCACTGCGTCCAAGTCAGAAGACTCAACCTTGTGCATGAATGATGTTAGCTGATGGGTTTCGAGGAGTTCTTGCATTGTGTTAATCTTGCGAGTTGGTTGGTGATTTTTCTTTCAGTGACTTCAGTTGCTCTTCAAGAACTATCTCAGTAGATTGACACCCAGAAAGGTATCCGATAATGTAGATGACTGGGGTATACACAAAAGCTATCACCAACATAAGCCATGGATTCATTGTAGTGACTCCTGTTTCTTGCCTTGACGATACTCCTCAAGTGCTGTGCGAATCATCGTCTCCAAGTCTTCGATGGACTCTGCACGTTTCCTGTTTTTGTTTGCCTTTGACGCGCAGTAGTCATCGGTACAAGTTATCGGGTAACTTGCGGAGCAACGAACGCAAGGTGACTGCTTGACAACGAGGTTGTAGAAGTAAGTTGGATTTTGTGCCAGTGCTTTGTCAATATGAATCATATCGATAAGAACATCTAATTCACACCGATATGTTGCAGAGCGTAAATCACTCACTTTGGTGCCAAGATGCTGAACGCTAAAATTACGTTGGCTCTGTACTACTGCAGTAGCAAATAGCTGTTCTCCTCTCAGTTCAACGTAAATCGTATAGTTAGACTTGATACCCTCAACAAAGATGTCGAGTGCATCTTCCCCAACCTTGTTGATTGTCCATGGAAGCCAGATGGTTAGCATCTTGCTTGGATTGTCCTGCATGTTATCCATTGGGATGCCTTATCATGTATGGCTCACGATAGTTTCTCTTCATCAACTCAACACCGTGGTCTTCATGCACAGCGTAGAGTTCAACTTCAGAGTTGTATTCAGCAGACTTCCACCACTCTTCAAAGGTGCGGAATGCAGATTCCACGTCATCCGTGAAGAACAATTTCTTGATTTCTTCCGAAACTGGATAGAAAGCAACTCCCTGAACATACACCCCACATGTGCCATACTTGACAGCAAAGGATTTTGCATGTAGAATCAACTCTTCAAAGCGTGTTGTTGTCATTTGTATCTCAGGACAAAGTAGGGCGGATTATTGATATCGACAATCGTCCTGAGTTCATTCTCGATTGTTTCTTCATATGCAAATCCACGAAGCTCTAGATGGTAGATATTATTCTCTGCTTCGTGGTGTGTGCGCCAACGTGAGAAGATAGCGTCACCAATCTTTGACATTCTTATTCTTGCCCCACCAGTCTTAGCGCAAGCTTCAAGACTGTAGATGTCAAGTGTTCCAATCACAAGTGTCTCGCCATCGTCAAGATTTGGTAACACAACAGGAATTCTAGAAGTGAACTTGTTTGTCTTTCTAACATAGTCGACAAACAATGTAGCCAACTCTTGGTTAGAAAAGAGGTCTACATTTAGGTCAACACATTCAAGCCAATCACCTAACGTAGCATGCCACCAGAACTTTCGGTCGGCATAGTTGAGGCGAGATATAGAATCTAACGTACAGTCAATCAGGGTGTTTTCATGATACAGAAGATTGGCACTGCGCTTCACTTCACCAATTGTTACTGGAATTCCAATTCTGGTTCTATTTGTCTTGTTAACAAGACCATTAGGAGAAGCTTGTAACGTCATCTCAATTTCTACACTTTGCCCACCGATTGGAGTTGCTCCAAGAGGCAATGGTAAGTTCTTGAGTTCTAGTTCTGAGTGCATGTTGTCAGTCTTTCCAAGTGATGTAAATCATGCCAAAAATGAGATACAGGATGATGGACTTGCGACTCTGTGAGTACTCAACGGAGAGTGCATAGTCTGTTCCACCACCAAAGCGGCCAAACTCATTGATGAACGTCTCACTACCATAGCCACGAACCAGTCCCCAGCCAAACCGCTTTGGTGCGTCTGGTGAACGTTTCATCGCTTCAGTGTAGACTGTATCACAACGTTGCCATGGCCAGCGTTCAAACTCGATTCTTATCATCATTTCCTCAATGTATCGTGAGTTGGTACTCCCTACTGGACTCGAACCAGTGACCTACAGCTTAGAAGGCTGTTGCTCTATCCAACTGAGCTAAGGGAGCAGAAGTGTTATTTACGAAGTGCCAAGACTTCAGGACTCGTTGCCAGCCAATCTTTCTTCAACTGAACCAGTGTTTCCAATCGCTTTTCTTTTTGTTCAAGCTTGTAACAGATGTTGTCCATCCTGTTTACATCGTAATATCCATTGCAGTCTACTGCGTCCTCACACTCTAATGCTTCTTTGCAGAGTCCAGAGACTTCCCGCTTCAAGACATTAATCTCACAAGAGATATCATCCACAGAAGAGAAGAGGAAATATTCAATGTAGTCACCTAGTGTTGAGTTCTCATTATCGAGTCTTATGGTCTCTTCCATGAATAAGTCATCGACAGAAGAAATACCAATGGTTTCGTAGCGTCCCTCAAGAACTTTCTCATTCTCCTTGATTAAGTTGAGAGCGTGTTCTCGAGACATTCCAACACAGTTGTAGAACTTTGCGCTCATGACACGAAGTCTTTCAAAGATTATCAAACACGGAAATACATTGCGAAGGTCATGAAGGTTATCGTCTTGGAACCGTTGAATATCGGTTTCGTTGCTGAAGACGTGCGAATCTCTCCACGAACACCAAACATCTTTGACAATGCATAATCAAGGTTCACTGAGAAGTTGTCACAAACAAACTCTTCGTTGTTCATCGACTTGAACACAACTTGGTCTATGTCGTTGATGTTCTCCCAGCGTCCCGTAACAGCAAACTCTTTCGACAACTTGTACTGTGCCTGCATTCCAAGATAGTGCATCGGTCTCTTGTTCCGCTCGAATGCAGCGTTGGCAATAACAGCAAGTGTCGTTCGACTGTTCTTGTATTCAGCCCAGACGTCATGATATGAACGGACGGAACTTCCTGTGTCCAAGTCATTGCCTGTCAGCGTATTGTAGTTCACCTTGAACGCTGAATCAGCTTGCCAACACAATGCAGTCCCAATCGAATTATCCTTGTTATTGTCGATGATTCTCTGCCAACCTTGAACGAGTAGAACAGCCGCTGTGACGTTTTGAAAGGCATATTGCACCTTCAAACCATTTTCGTAGTACAGGGTAGCGTCGGCCAACATCGTTTGTGTGACAACAAGGTTGTTGATGCCAATCGTGTTACAGTATCCTGTATGTGCTGGCATGATACCCGCTGTTATCTCCAACTCTTGGGCTTTGAACTGAAGATTCAGTTCTTGTAGGAAACGCACATTGTAATCAGCACCTGAGTAGTTGGCTTCCGTGTACTTCCCAGTTTGGAGTGCAACGTGTGCAGACAGAGACTTGTACGTAGCAACTGAAGAGACGCAAGCCAAGTCAATGTGTACTTGGTTGTTCACTGATGGTTGCATTGAGTACGGTATCGTGGTAAGTGAGTTGTCGAAGCGTGTTGAATACATGGCGTCGACATATCCATTCACTGTGACAACGATGCCTGTGTCTTGATTTTCAAACACTGCACCATGACATAGTCGTGTGGCACAGAAGAACACTACTAGTAACTTCATGTTGTCTTGCTCTCGCTATTAGTCGAGAGTATTCTCTCACGAAGCTTCTGTATTGTTGGTAGTACCTCATTGAAGTCCATGTCGTCAGACACTCCCCACTCAATCAGGTGCATCATCTTACCCGCAGTTGCGATAAACTCTCTGGTCTCTTGCAACAGAGCGAACTGTTCCTCAGTGAACTTTCGATTGGAATCCAAGTTGGTATTCACAATCTCAAACTCTTTAGCCAACCAAGCAGGAACGTCGATGACTTCTTCTTTACTCCACTGTTGAATGTCTTCAACAAGCTTTGTTGCGCTTTTTCGCTCTTGATGAAAGGCATTCAGCTTCCGAATAAACTCTATGAAGTCTTTCGTTGGATAATTGAATGTTCTCTCAATCTGAGCCAACGTGACCTTGAGTAGCGTTGGAGTTGACTCCGACATCAAACGTTGCTCTACCACGAACTGGTCAAACCGCTCGCAGAAGTCTTCAACGTTTCGATATGCATAGAAGAAGGAACCACCACTCATGGTTTGTCTTTTCCTTGATTCGTTAACTGTAGGTTACAATTACCTGTGGTTTGGTCAAACATTGGTGCAACGTAATACACCCAACTTGGAACAGATTGTTGTGAACCACTTACTGCTGCAGACGTGATTTCAACGTGCAGTGCGTGACGTTGACACTTGTCTCGCAATGGACACAACACAGGTTGTCCGCCACGGTGAGTGTATTCGCCTGTACAATGTGCAATGTCGTGATTCATTTTCTCTCGCTTGGTAGACAACCGCTTGGGTCAATAGACAAAAACCTGAACGCCTTTCGTTACAACACGAAATTCGCTCAGGCTGAAGAAAATTTTGAAACTCAGGGAGTGAGCTATGCCAACTCGCCATTCAACAAGTCTAGGTGTACTTGGTTAGCAAACTTTACAGCATCTTCGTATGTGTCGTGCTTGTTGTCTGCAAAGTAAAGTCTACTGCTAACTTTCCAGTGAGTCATATCGTTGTACTTGAATACGAAGTATTCCAACATACCGTTGAACGTTCGTGCACAGAACAACTGTCCGTTTCGAACATGATGAAAGTGAAGTGGCTTGAGTTGTTCTTGTTTTAGCATATTTAACCAGTAGTTAGTCTCATCAGCTACTAAAACGCTACCAGATTGAGTTCTTTGTGTGCTCATGAGCTTCGTCTTCATGCATTGTACTGGGAAACATTGAAAACTTCCTAGGAGTGTCTGTTTCCTTCGGAGGAATATCCAACAAGAGCTTTATGAACTTGTCCAAGTGACTCTGGTTTTCAAACACTATTGTCGTGCAATCCTTGTCAGGAGAGTTGACGGCTGTTCCGTTGACGTAGATTTTCACACTCATAGTACCGATAGTTCAATTGATTAGCTCTTTTGCGTGGAGAACGAAGTGTCTGCACTATCCACTTTCGTTAGGATAACTTCAGGCTTATACCCGTGACCGATTCCGTGCCATGTAGGCTTCGGGAACTGAAAATTCTTCTTGAAGAATATCGCCACCTTATGGTAGCAACGTTGTAATACTAGCATGTCGTTTCTTCTTTTTGATTCGAACACGTAACGTCCAGTTACGTAGAACGGAGACACGAAATCTCCCAATGGTGAAATCCAACACAATTCGTTGCTGGTTGTCGAGTCGTTTCATCGGGTGAATTGACATCACAACTCCAACTGTGGATGAAGGATAGTTAAAACTGATAGCGCAGTGAATACTGACTAGGTCTTCTTGTTCTCTTTCTTCTGTAGGAACTGGGAGTACGCTACCAAGACTCGTTCAGCATTGTGCTCATTCACGAATTCTTTCGCTCGCTTGAACGTAGTAGACTCAAACACTGGGTCGGATTGTCTGCTGTTTTCATACACTCTCCAAGTTTTGTTGAATCCCCAAGGACGCACGATATAGTATACACATGAGATACCATGACCTGTGTAATAGGTATCATAGCTATGCCACTTGAACCACTTTATTTCCTTGAGTTCAACTTCCATTGTGTCTCTTTCCAAGTTCTCGTTCCACAAAGCTTACCACCTTACAAGCATGAGTCCAGATGACATGGTCTATGCTAATTGCTTCAAGTAGTGCTAGACACTCAGGAATATAGACCTTCGCGAACTTTGGGTCATAGGTGTAGATACTTCGGGTGTTGTCAATGATGTCTGCGCATTTGATTATCTTGGCAGTGTAGCTTACGTTGGATAGGAAACGACGATCAATTTCCTTGCGCACGGCTCTATTGCCATCTTCTGGTTTCGACCGTTGAGTCAACTCTACAACGAGGTCAACAATCTCTTTCGAGAAGCATCTGCGCAAGAGTTCTTCAGTAACTTCAGTAACTTCAGTGTCCTCTATAGTGTCGTGCAGATAAGCTGCACTAATCATTGTCTCTGTCAAACTAGGGACAAAGTTGCGAAGCTCAGTGACCACACCAGCAAGATGCACGAAGTAAGGTTCACCTGTGTACTTACGCTGTTGGTTCTTATGGGCTGTAGCCGCGAACATCTTAGCGTATTCACTCTCGGTGAATAACATAGTATTCTTGTTTAGCTCTTTGAGTTCTTCAAGTATCATTCTGGTGTGTTCTCTTTTTGAAACTCAGACAAGATAGAGTAGTCAAGCTGGCGATCAATTGCGAGTTCTCGTAGACGCTTTGGCCACTCTTCAGGATTATGACCGTCATGTACACTTTGAAGTCCAATCAATAGACGAGTTGCCCCTGGTACATCTTTAAACACTCGCAGAGATGGTGGGCACAGGGTGCTTTGGAGCAACTCTCGAATACCACTAGTCTCCATTTCAATGTTAGGATTATACTCTTCTTCAGGAATCAGGACTCCGATGGCACACTTCAATCCACCTTCTCCTGAGAAGTATAAACATCTTTCATCCCAAGAGAGTGACCGTTCATTCTGTGTCAACAAGTGTCGGGCAACTGTGTCAAAGATTTCTTGTTTGGTCATCATGATACACTCTTCTCTTGGAATTGTCTCAAGACACTGTTGTCAAGATTGAAATTTAACGCAGTAACTAGAAGACCGTTTATCCAATCCTCTATAATCATCTCGTCATGAATGCCCTGAAGTTCCTCGAGAAGCATCATTGTCTGAGTGTTATCACAGTAGACTGAAAGTGACTTTGGGCATGATGGGTGATAGTTGATAAGGTATCTAACATCCCCACTGTTTTCAATAGCAGGCTTGTACTCCTTATCAGGAATCAACACACCGATAGCACACTTCTTACCATCGGGAGAATGATATAAGCACTTCCAAGGGTTTAAGCAATTTCCTTGAACTGGAATAATGCTCTTCTCATTCTGAGTCAGTAGGTGCTTAGCAACGATATCAAAGATTTCTTGTGGAGTCAACATGATATACTCCCCTCTTGGAATTGTCTCAAGACTGTATCTTCTAGCCCCCAGTGAAGCGCAAGCTCACGAAGACGACTAGGCCATGTTTTGGGTTCGAGATTGTCGTGTACTCTTTGGAGTGTCAACAATAGATCCATAAATGACTCATTCGTTCGGTAAGCCAATAATGACTTGGGACATAAGTCAGAATGATTATAAACAAGGGAGTGAACATCACCTGTAGATTCCATGGAGACATTGTACTCGTCATCAGGAATCAGCGCTCCAACAGCGCACTTCTTACCATCAGGAGTACGGTATAGACATGTCCCTCTAAATGTATCAACGCTCTTTTCATTCTGAGTCAGTAGGTGCTGGACAACGGTATCGAAGATTTCCTGCATAGTCAACATGGTGAGTTCCTTACAGCTTTGCCGTTGACGTTGGTTCTGTGTAGGTGAAGTTCTTGATTGCGTGTCCGTTCCAGCTTCTAATGGAATGGACTAATGAACTGTTGAGTTCATGGTCAATAGCAAGGTTCATGAGCTTTGAACGAAGCATCTTGACTGAACGAGACTCATCATGAATCTGTTGAAGACTCTGCAAGTACTCAGCCATCTCACCCTTGCTCATCCACTTTGGTAATGGTGACGAAGGCATGTCCAGAAGCTCCTTGATGCTATGGCCTTCCATGTCATTTGAGTAGTTCTTTTCAGTGATAAGGATGCCAATGGCACACTGATGTGTAACATACCCGTCACGAGAGAAAATCTTGTACCGAGGTCCGCTGTTCACTGCATTGCGCACCTTTGACTGTACACCTTGCTCCGCAAAGTGAGTGCAAACTCGGTTGAACACTTCCTGCTTCGTCATGACTTCTCCTGTGATAGTGGCTTTGAGGTCTTCCTCAATTGTGTGCTTATTATTGTGTCCCAGTCCAACCTGTGAAGATGCGAGTGCATGATGAGACACATCTGACTGCTGACATCTATGTCCAATTTAATGGACTGGAATATGTATCTGAACACTTCACCCCAGTTAGAATGAAACATCTCCTCTGAGTTTGGGCTCTCGAGAATCTTCTCAACCAATGAAATCTCTCGTTGACAATTCTCAGAAAGTGAGTCCCAAATGGATTTACCAGTGCTCGTTTTGACGTTACGAACAAGACAAACAGCGAGTGTTGCATACTGTTTTGGTGTCATCGCTCTAACACATAGCCAATGTAACCAGTCAGGACGGTGACAGTTCATTAGCACCTTTTCCATGTTCAAGAACTGGAAAGCCCAATCCCTTGCCTTTTGACAAGCTCCAAGTTGCTTGAGATACTCATCCTTGAGAGGAAGTGTTTCAGCGCGTTGACAGTAGAGGTAGTGATTCATTAACATCATTTGTCCCTTGGTTGACGTACACCCGAGGTGAACGCACGCTTGGTTGCGTTTTTCATCATTATCAATTCAAGAAGCGTGATGTTCCAAGTTCCTTCAGCATACGCCTCAATCGCCCCAATGAGGTCAGAAAGTTCCACAAGTTGCAACACAGGGCTTTGCTGTTCAACTGCATCCATGAATTCATGGTACTCCTCAGTAATCTTTGAATGACTACCAAAGGTACCACGGGGAATTTCTCTCAGGTGATAGGACATGATGTTCGAGAAGTTACTTGAAGACTTTACTGAGGAAGAACTTTCTGACCAACTGCTCGTCGAGACACTCCATTGTCTTGCGCCAGTTCACGATGTTCGTCAATCTTGGTTCAGCACACGCTGTACCGTATACCCACATGAACCCTTGAAACGAACGTATCCCATACGAACCTAGTTCAACAAGTTCAAATTCCTTCGACGGTGGAACGTTCACCACAGCACAGATGTCGTAGCCATTTCCTTCGTCGTTTTCAACAATGTCACAGTCAACGTACCGACGAAAGAATTCCAATGCTGATTTCATCACCAGTTCCAACTCAGCCATTGCAGTAAGCTCATTCACTGCAGAAGAAATCAGTTCATTCTTGAGGAAGTACTTCGTGTGCAGGAAGTCGAATGATTCTTTCCGAAAGCAGGGTGTCACCGTCTGGAACCGTCCTTGGGGCAAGAACCCTTTGGACTGCAAGTAAAGGAACGACTGTTCACCCGACGCAACTAGGACTTTCCCGTCAGGGTGAACGAGTTGAAAGTCTTCTCGGTCAGAGGGTTTCGTGATGGCAGAGATTGCCTTCGTAACAGTCCAAGGGCTTTCGATTCTTGTGTACCCAATGTTCGTAAAGAACTCAATAGAGTCCTGAATCTTTTGATAGTCAATCATAGTGACTTGTTTCGTATGTTCTTATTGAAGTGTTTCAGGCACGCGTCCTTACACTCAGTGATTGAACCAAGCACGAGAATTTGTGATCTTTCATGTGCGTCACTGTCATCGATGAATCGTGCTCGGTACATTGGCAGAGTCACATCAATGAGCTCAATCACATATTCCAAGTCAACTGTTATCACAGCGCGATAAACAACTACTGCTGTAACTGTCTTCCAAACAATGTCACGTGCTGGTTCAGACAATGGATTCTCTTTGGTTTGTGGTTTCCTAACAACAACGATTGACCAACTAGGTCTCAGTGTAGAAGACTTCGCGACGAAAGATTCGTACTGAACTACATTCTTCGAAAGATGTTTACAGGTAAACACTCTGCTATCGTGGGTGGTTTGTAGGTAGGAGAACAAGCCCACTTCATCATGGTCTTCTGGAATCGTGACACGTACTGGCCTTCCGTTAGCAATACTGTCTTGAACAGCATTATTAACTTTGTCAAGAGTATTCTGAGCTATCTTAGTTACCATTTGATTTTCTCCAATGCGGCGTTGACAACACGCGTGTTGAAGCGTTCTTGTCTTGTTGTTTCCCAGTCAGACTGCATGACGTCTTTAGCTACCAGTAGTGCTCTGGCCATCAAGATGTGAGCACCATCTTCATAGTTGTGCTCAAACGTGAATTTGTGTTCACTGTTAAATCTGTGTTCACCATTACACAATGTAAGGGTCAACTCATAGACAAAGTCACCAACGTTAGTGGTGCTCTTGCCCCTGTTCACAATCTTGAACTTGTAAATCGTGTCTCGGTTAACCTTGACGTCAAACGTTAGCATGCTTCTTTCTTGTGTCAAATTAGTTGACAGCTAAGTGCGCGGGTTGGCACCCTTGGAAGAACGAGCAACCAAGCGAATACAAAAATCCCCACAGTGCGTTACCAAAGTGGGGATTGCTGGCTTACAGTAGTGATGTCTATACCCATCACTACCACCAGTGAGGCAAAATACAAGTTCTAACAGGAACAGTCGCTAACGGAAATTAAGTGCTCTACCAACTGAGCTACAAGCAATTGCTCGCTTGACAGGACTTGAACCTGCGACAAAAGGAGAAGTATCCGTTGGCTACACCATGTTAGAATCGTTGTGTTTTCAAACGTACTGAAATCAGTACAACAGACACTCAATAAATAACCCTGTAGGAACAGGCGTTGACGGGCTTTTGTGACCACTTGTTTTGCCAGTTAAACTACAAGATTATAGAAATCTTGGAAGGATTTGAACCTTCAATCAGCGGTTTTTTGTTACGAAGTAACCGTTAACTACACCATACAGGTATCATTGAGTTTTCAAATGTACTGTTGACAGTACAACAAGCAGTCAAAAATAAAACCGACAGGAACAGGCGTCTACGGGTTGTGGTTCATAACGTGAAGTAACCGTTGACTACACCATGTCAGTCTTACTTGGGGGTATCCGAGGGACGAATGGTTACGTTGGCAGCGTTGATTGTTACTTCATTCGCTGTTGCCGCAACTCCTGGTACATAGTTTGTACCAGTCAATGTGTCGTTGTTACTAGTTCCTGAGCTCTTAGTGCCCGTATCACCAGAGGTGATGACGTCAAGTGCCATGAAGTTGAATTCATGCTGTGCAGGATAGTTCTCTTGAAACCAGACACAAACACACATACCATTTGGACGGATATCATTCACCGTCATGCTTGGGCTTCCCGTCTTCAGACGGACGATGTCTCCAATTTTCACGCTGTCTGTTGTAACAAGCATGTCTCAATCCAAATTTCTGTTTTAAAAATGAAAGCGGCTAGGAACAGACGCAAGTAGGTGATTTCGTGCAAATGTGAAGTAACCCACCGCTACACCATAGACGCTTACAATACATAGAACGGGTTGAAATTCTTAGAGCCTTTTCTCGAGGCTACCAGAAGAAAAGATTCAGGTCACTGAAACCAAGTCTTTTGGACTGATGTTCAAGTGGAATGTCTGAATCAGTCCAGGGAGTTTCCTTGCGTCGATTTGAACCACACCAGCAGTGTCTGGCAAGTAGACTTCAATGTAATTCAAGTCAGTGTCAAGAGTCTTGGTTGACTTCTCATACAATGGGTACTCGTCAATGTAGACGTACAACTCACCAGATGACTCGAACACGTCTCCATGTGACAGAAGTGCTTGAGTCTTTGGGGTGGTCTGAATCTTCCCAGTCTGCATCAAGCTGATAACTCGAGACACAATGATTCCAGCGGAACTCTTGTGTGCCTTGATGTCGTTGATGAGTCGAGCAAGCAGTTCATCTTTCTTCCCAAACGGGAACTCATGCTCAGCTTCGTCAACTACACTTCTGAGTCCTGCATTGTCAACAGCAATAAGTGCCTTGCTCCCATTGCCTGCAATGTCAGTAACAAATCGATACAACGAGTTAACATCAAAGCGATTAGCAACGTGGGCTGAATCAGGGAACTTCGCTTTTGCTCTCTTCAGTGAAGTGAACAAGTCAGCGGAAGTTGAGAAAGAATACACTGGACTGTCACGCTTCTGGTACTCAACGAAGTACCTACCAAGCGACTTGTCTAGTGTGATGCTTACCAGAAACTCTTTCACCAACGTGACTCCTCTTGAGTTGCAATTATAAGAGGTGGAACGGTGCCCGAGGTATATAGGGTTAGCCCGTTAGAAGCGTTATCCAACATCGTAACTGGTGGATTCGCCAAAGTGCTTCGGTCAGCGATTAAGATTGTCTCTGGCTTGTTTAGCTGACTTCTCACCAGGGATTCGATTGACGAGGAAGTCAAGTCTCCATCGGGTATTGTCTGATTGCTAAGGAACTTCTTACCTTCTTCAGTTAGCTTGTATGTACGTTTCAACTCACCTGAAACGAGTGACCCACTACGAACATCATAAACGATTGACTCATAGATGAACGTTACAGCATCATGGATTGTAATCAGTCCAAGGAACTCTCGTGTCTTGCAGTGGTACAACGGACGTTCAACCGTTGACGAGTGCCCTGTGTGCCCATCACAAAGCTTCTGAACGTTATTGCGGTCTATCGTTATCTTTGACATTCTTTGTATTCTTAGGTGGTATCGGACCAAGTGTAAAGTACAGGAAGACGCAGAACAATTGAGTGAAGACGTCGTTCACAAATATCCCAAACAAGAATCCAGCGAACAACACTGTGCGAAGTGTAATGTCAAGTTGTCGCTCTTCAAACATGATAGCTCCGAGGTATAACGTTAGCTTGTGAGTAATATAACACTAGTGGTGGGTCAAGTGATTCGTCCATAGCTACCTTGCTCACCAGACTTACTTGACGGGCTAGAAGACGAGAATGTCAGACTCTTACCAGCAGGACTATTGTTGGTTGTCCTGATGTACTGTAGCTGGTCTTTGTACTCTAGGAATTCAATAAATAGCTGTTTGTCTTCCTCAGACATATTTTTGAACTCCTCGAATTCTTTCTGCTCCCTCTGCTTTACACTTTTACGGAAGCTATCAGAAATCTCGTCGAACATGGCATTGAGGGAACGGAAAGAATTCATTGCGTCCCCAAATCCTTGCTTTCTAAAACGACGCTCTTCGAGTCTACCACCGATGATTACAGTCAGAATTAGAAGAACTATAAATCCCAAGAGAAGCAAGAGAAAAAGCATGTCGTTGCTCATGATAAGAACCAGTTCAGTTAGTCTGTTGAAGTAATTCACAATGGGTTACGAAGCTCATTCCAATCAAGCTTCGAAGAGATTGGTAGCTTGCGCTCTTCACGTCGTGAGTCCTTAGGAAGCTCATTGCCCTTGTAACGAGGCAATTGCTTAGATTGTTTGACCTTCGACGTAGGGTACTGCATAGGAGAATCTGGCATAGTCTCTTGGTTTCGTGCCTCTGAGTTGCATTACAATCGTACGGAAATCAATGTCATGCTTCTTCAAGAAGCTCACGAACCACAGATACTCTTGTGAGTATCGTCTGCCCGACATCAATGAGAGGAAGTGACTCACATACATTATCATGGTGTTCTTAGCAGTGGCCTTCTTACCATAGTAGTAGAACAACGTGATGGTCTGAGTATCTTTGTCAATGGTTGCACCAATAGTGCATGAAGGTCCAATTTCCTTGTCATAGCCATCAAAGTCAGCGAGCAGTTCCCCTCTTGGGTCTGGTTGTGAGCGGTCGATTCCTGGTTCACCCACAAGGACATGAAGTTGACCTACAGAGAATCCATCAACGATACTGCGATCAATTGCTGAGTTAATCATCTTCTTGATTTCGTCCATAGTCTTTTTATTGTCCACTGCTTGTCTCCTACTTGGGTTCAGGGTGATTGCCGACCTAGGAACGAGCTACACACACCTAAGGTTCCAGAAACAAAATAGCCCATCATACACTACAATGATGGGCTACTGGCGTGAAACGAGAGGAGGCGATTGACTAATCAGGTGTGAAGCAACGGATTGATGATCTCACTTGGTGTATTGGTTGAACTGATGAGAGCATGGTATTGCTTTATGCGATTCTCATTGTAAAAGCTAGAGATGTTCTTCTGAATTGCTTTCAGCGCATCGTGATCAGCTTGAACCTTTGACGCCGACATTCTGCGCAAGTATTTGCCATCAACGTAGATGCGTACGTCGTAGTCGAGACCACGACCAAACTCTGAAGTCTTTTCCATACTCAATACAAGTGTTGTAGTCCACTTGATTAACTTCTTGTAAAGGGAAGCTGGTATCTCTTTCGTCTTCAAGTACTCTTCATAGTCTGGGAGCTTCAGTTTGAGCACTGAAATTGGTGGACTCCCAGCTACTGAGACTCTGAACTCAATTGGTTTGGTAGACACTTAGTCTCCTCTTTCCACAAATGAGTCTTCAATCAGTTTGAGAAGTTCAGTGTAGGCACTGATTTTCTGCTTAACTTCTTTTTGTGCCTTTTGGAGACGTTCAGTATATTCGTCTACCCATTCTTCAGTAACGTCTTGTTTCAATAGGCGTTCAAAGCCCATTGGCACAATCATTGGTAGTGAACTCACTCCACTACTGTTAAGCTTATTAACTATCTCTCGAACAGCAGCCTTCAACATCTTGGCATTTTCGCTCTCTTCACCAACGTGGTCTGTGGACTCACGTATTGACCTGACGATGTTCAGTTCATTTTGCATTGTTTGTTCAATCTGTTAGTACAAGTTATCTTTTGCCAATTCAGGATTAGCAATCACTTTCGTTATCTGCTTCTTGATTGCTGGTAGTTGTCTTTTCATCTCATCCAAAATGATGTCACGCAATGTATCTTTCAACTTATTGATGAAGTCATCAATGACTGAAAGAGAATCTAGTGTTGAACGACCGAGTGCTCTCAGTGCTTGCTCAGCAATGTAGTAGATTGAATCATCTACATAGCTAGCTAGTATCCGTTGATACTCGTTACTATTAGCCCTTGAAAAATCTTTTGCGGTGAATAGCTTGTTGAACTGCTCTAAGAATGCCCCTGTTTCAACTGGGTCTCCAAGTTCATTAGCAGTGTCAATCAAATTGCCAATTACTACGGGCTCAACAATTGGAGTATTCTTCTTGTTGATGCGAGTGAATTCCTTGACAAACCTTGATGTTAATGACCCGTCTGCCAAAGAAGACTCTCTGATAGCCTTGAGGATGTTCAGTTCATTTTGCATTCTTCTATGCTTTCGAGATTTGTTTCCAAATTTAATTTCTTGGCTTACCATAGTTCATTACTCAGCAAAGTTATCAATGTACTCAAGAGAACCCTTGAGTGCCTTGATGAAAATGCGTCTCACCTTGTTTACCCCGTCTTCATCACCTTGCTCTGGTTTGTATTTGACCAAACCACCAGCAACCATTGTGAACGCTGTACAGTAGTAGTTGTTGACAGCTTCAGTTGCCCATTGAAATGCTTCCGACTGGACGCTTGACTTAAAACTGTCATCACTGCATTTCAAGATGAAGTCCTTGAGTTGCTGTTTCCTGTACTCAAAGACTCTTGACATGTCTCCGTTCATCCCCGAAGTGTCCTGAGTCAAGTACATGTCGATGTTACTAAGCTTGACATTCTGATTGATGTCGTAGTCAGCAGTCTTCAGTAACATCTCTTGGTCTCTGGGGTCTAATTGTGTGAAAACGAGTCTCTTACCCAGAGACTCGTTTATCCCACGAATGATGTTTAGTTCAGAGTCCATTAGTACTTGATCTGATACTTCCCAGCCAAGACCTTAGGAATTTCACGTTCAAACATTGGAAGTTGTTTTTCAAGTTCATCAAGGAACAATGATACCATTGCAGGATACAGATTTAAATCCCGTTCAGGTACACCGAAACCAGTCTCCTCACAAGTATATTCTACCCAATCAAAAATGATATTTTGGCATGCAGAATGCTTGCCGTAAATACTCATTATTGGGCTCGAGATATATGTTTTCAATTCTTTCATCAATCGCTCTACCGTGACTGACTCCTCACCTTCTTCTATCGCTATTTCCTCTGCAAGATTGGTGATGATATCATCTGGAATGAGTACTAAATCTCTCTTAAGACGTTGCAGTCTTTCCTGTTCCGCTGGAGTCAGTTTGAGATTTTGAATTCTGCTTGAAAGTACTGACTCTTGAATAAGAGTCTTGACCACAGTGTCAACGGACATTGTGGACTCAACAAGACTTTTGGTATCTTTCTTCATTCCGATTATCCTTATAAAGTGAGAGTTGACTAGTCTATGTCCTAATTTGATTAGGGCATCAAGTACTGTTAACGAATACAATAATTCGCAGTACCTAGTTTTGAGAGACAGCTTAGTTTACACGAAGCAATGAGTCTGCCTTGCGAAGCAGAGAGTCGACCAATGGGTCTGATTCCATGTCAGCTGTCTTGAGAACCATACGAGCCTTAGTGACAGCAACGATGAACATTGAGTAGTACGACATTTCAATCATTGGGTCAGACTCCATCATCTCCCAAGCCTGCAAGATGTTGTACAGTGCTTGTACACCCTTGGTCTTGGAACGAAACAAGTTCGTATAGTCATCTTCTAGTTCAGGACACAAGCGGTTCAATACACTCAGGCTCATCTCTTGAACCTTCATGCCACGAATCTTCTTGCGTACGTATGTCTGCAGTGTAGTGTTCTCCGCAGCATGCGTTACTAACAGGTACACAACAGTTCTCAGTTGAGCCGCTGTCTTGATTCCTGTTGGGAATGGCATGTTGGAAGTGCCCTGCATGGACTTAATCTGCTTCAACACATCGGTCATCACTGTTGTCTTGAACAGCGGTGCAGAGATGATTCTCTTGTCGACTTCAAAGTTCATTGTCTCGTCCTGTATTGGGTTTCTTAGTATATTGGTTCGATTTCAACTGAAAGCTTTCGTGTCTTCAAGACTGAATTCAGTTCTTGGTATGAATCATAAAACCGCTGAATGTTGTTAGCAATCTTACCGATTCTCCTTGTGACTTCCTTGTCAAGCTTCAACTCAAGCTCTTTCACATTCTTTACACCCTTCACCATGCCCTCTTCAAAGAACTTTCGGAGAGCATCAGCGTCCTTAGTATAACCAAGGTCTTCGATGCAAGAGCAGAATTCTTCCATGTCAAAGTTGCGAGCAAACTTCTCAACCCATTCATCAACCCGAGGAAACTCACCACCAGTGGTGTCGATTGTCTCCTGAATCTTCTTAGGAGCAGATTTCGATTCTTGCTCTCGCATTGCTTGTAGGATGGATAGTTCCGACATGTTAAGCTCCAAACTCCGTTGTTATTTTACCCGACTCTTTTGCGTAACGATTGACACAGTACTTCGCAATCACAAGTGCTATCTCTGAAGGCAAGCCAGCGAAGAACGTAGCATGCGCCACGCCTGGAACAAACTCTTGAAATCTGTTGGTTCTGTCTAGGTCATGCGACAGTAACTTCTTGACTGGAGCAACTTGAATTCGTGGGTCTTGCTTCAAGTCAGATTGAAGTATGAAGTAGTAACGATGTCCACCGTCTCGCTTATTGGGGTCACCAGACGTAAGGGAAATCCAAGCTGTGTTCTCAGACTGAGTGTCAAACTCAAGCGCAACACCTTGCAATCCAAAGTATTCTGCCTTCAATCCCATTTTCAAGAGCAAGTCATGTATAACACGAGCACTGCTCTTGAATGCCTTGTCTGTAGTGACTGCTTCTAGCAACGAGCTAACAAACTGCGTCTCAGTCAACGACTCATTCTCAACAAGGTTACGTACTGTTTCGTTACGCATGTTGAAGTGCTTCCATTTGTTCATCGTAAATCTTCTTCACAACAGCATACAAGCTATTGAGTTGTCCGTCTTTCACAGGGAACGTCTGGGTTGGGATTTGAATGTCCTTTACTGTTCCGTTAAGCTTCACTGTGAACTTGTCCATTGACATCTCACCAGTTTGGCCGTCTGCTATGAACTTCATTGTTATTGTGGCTACAGCACCCGATGGTGTATCGATGTCCACCAGAATGCTAGAGTGGTAGTCAACAACGTCACCATCATCTATGTTACGGTGAATCAACACAGCAGAGACCTTGTAGTCGTTTTGAATCTTGACACGAAGCATGTCAATGATGTCTTGAAACAACTCAGCCTCGTCTGCTGTTAGCTCAGCTTCCCCAAGGAACTGCTTTGTGATGGTCTCTATTGAGAGACCAGTTTCGAGGAGAGTTCTGATTTGGTTGTTTACTGACATAGTCTTGAGTCAATCCGTTGAGTGATTATTGGTTTCAGTCGACTTGAATGTAACCAAACCGAGTATTCAAGAGCAAGGTTACATCATAGTTTGGTGAGTTTGCCCAGATGGTGTTGCCTTGTTGCTTGAACCCAAGATGGTCTAGGACACCAGTCCAAGTTTTATAGTCAGCGTCTGATACGTCGAGCTTGTTACCTTGGAGCAAAGTTACTTCATGTTCAGTAGCAAGCAAGAAGTCTTGAATGAACTTGTTAGCATCACCTGGAGTTTGCTCAGTCTCAGAGAGTTCATCGGTTGATTCTTTGAATGCTGTCTTCTCAAACTTCTGAAGAAGTTTTATCGCATCGTTAGCAGACTCACCGAGTTGTACCATTCCCTTTAGATAGGAGTATGCTACACTGAAGGTATTAGGTTGTATAAACCCAGAGCAGATTTGGGAGAGTACCCTACCCAATTCATAGAAATCGTGGTAGTTTTGGGATTCATACGAATCCATCGCGAGGAAAAACGTCCGTAAATTCGTCTGAAGCTCCTTTAGTTTTTCACTATCGATTTCTTCTGATAACTCTGGTTTCTGATTAGACTCTTTCAATCTACTGTTCTTTGACAATAGCTCTTCATCTTGAAGTCTACGCATCTCAGCTAGGATTGCTCTCTCGGACATGGTGTATTTCCTTGGGTTAGATTACTTTAGTCGCAGTCTTCATCAATACCCGAGCCAGCAAAGAGGTTGTCTTCGTTCAAATCATCTTCGTCAGAGTTACTCGACTCAGCGAAAGTGTCTGGCAACTGCTCAGTTGCAGTGAGCACTTTATTAGCTTCCTCTCCAAGCTCAACAAGTGACTCTAGTAACTCAGTCAACTGGTCTTTCGATTCTTGTGTATAAGCACGTTTGGTAACGTCTGAGTAGACCAATGCGAGATACTCTTGAAGGTTCTCAAATAGATGAGGCTCCCTACCGATTGCTACGGTGAGCTTCTGTGAAGCAGTCTTAAACCACTCAATAGCATGCTTATCAGCATCGCTCTCTGTGATTTGAATTGACTCTTTCAGCGAGTTAGTCTTCTGAGCTTCTTCAGCTTCGTTGCGACGCATTGCTGCAAGGATTGCTAGTTCTGACATGTTGTTTCTCTTGTTAGTTATTCGTCGTAAAATCCAACTGCATTTCTGAGCTCTTTAACGAATGGTGAAGTCTTCTTTAAGAACTCTTTTAGACGCTCTAATGCAGTTAGAACCGCAATACCGTCTTTACGGTCAACCAGATTTGGATCATCTATATCGTCATCAATTAGCTTTGTAAGTGAGTCAGAAAGCTTGGTCAACATGTCCTGTGGCATCTTTTCTCTCAGCTGAGCTCCTAAATGGAGAAGCTTATCCTTTCGATTCGCCCCGACAAGCATTGCTGTTCGACCGTTATAGTCAATCTCATTGAGGTTATTCTCATCCAACTCTAACGAAACCGTGGTATTTCCTGCAGTGATTGGCATTTACTTCTCCTTGGGTTAATGTGCGTCAGCAGTTTCTGCTTCAGCTGCATCGTGGTCAGCCTTCTTGTAATGGTGCCAAATCACTTCAACTGCCCACCAACCAGCACTCAGTGCTGTGGTGATGAGCGTGATGGCTCCACCGAACAAGACGAACTCAACGATACCAATTGCGATACACACGGAGTTAATCACAACCTTGTGCTTCTCGTACCAGTCAACCATTCCCTTTAGCTTCGGATTGCTCTGAACTGTCTTGAGCTTCGAAATCAATCCAGCCAAGAATGGAATAGAAGGTGCAATCTTTAGTACCATTTCAAGGATGTCAACAGCAAAGTGCGTCCAGTGAATGGCACCCAACACAGCACCAATTGCTCCACCTTCTTCAAGTGTGATTGGGAACTCAACTGGTTCATTGGTTTCATTGATTCGCTCTTGCTCGTCAACAACCCAAGAACGGTAGTCTTCCAAGAAGGAAGTGCGCTCGTCAGCTGTTACACGAATTGAGCGTTCCAACATGACGTCGGAGAGAATATGTCGTACTGGTTCGTGTGCCTCGAGCACCTTCTTCTCGCTCATGATGGTCATGGCGGATTCAATCAGCCCATCTGCGTCTGACTTCGTTGCTCCCCACTTGAACCCAGGAACGAACTTCTGAGTGAGGTGTTTTTCCAATGGGGCGAAGACTTTGTCCTTGACCCAGTCAGCAATCTTGTCGACCTTGTCGGAAATGAAGGACTTGACCTTATCACCGATGTCTTTTACTTTGGCTAATCCCTTTTGAACAAGGTCTTTCAAACCTTCGTCAACAGCAGTTTCGTGTGTTTCATTCACACGTGCATTTGCGATTTTCAGTGCTTGTCTCACAACTGCTGCTTCGTTGAGCGTATTGTCGCGAAGCAACTCGTGAATTGTAGCAGTGTCTAGAGTCATGGCAGCTTGGGTATAATATGGAAATTGCTTACAGCCTTACTGGTATTAAGACTGTAAGCAATAGAGCTTTGACGTGTTGTTGGTTACAGTACTCCACTAGCAAACATGGCAACTGACCAACGGTCTTCAAGGTTAGTCGTTGGGTAGTCTGCTTGGAATTGATCACACTGTTGTCGTGTGAGCTCGAACTTACCTTCTGTGCGATTGACCAAACCAACAATCTCAATGAACTCCTCAAGTGACATATTCCCCTTCTTGGTTGTAACTGTACCCAAGTGTTCACATGTGAACAGTAGGTCAGCACCTTCGTTGTTGGTAACGTCGAAGACCTGAATCATTCCCAAGATTGGGTGTCCTGTTTGAATGAAGGGACATTGGAAGTCTATCGACCAGCAAACTTCAGGTGCTTCAGGAAACAGGGAGATGGTTGGAGCGATGGTGGTGCAACCAACAGTTTCCAATGCTCTACCAACTTGTACTAGCTTGTACGTCTCAATTGCATTGATGTCTTCTTGAGACAAGCTGATGCTGAACTTCCGTGCTGGCTTGTAAAACTCTTGAGTGTCTGCTGGCTTCTGAGTGAAGTCAAAAGACTTGGTGCTATACGTTTCACTCGTAAGCATCTCAACTATCTGATTGGCAGAAGCGTTGGACACTAGGTATTGGTGGATGTTGTTCATTGTTGTTCTGAAAACTTATCTGCCATGTGTAGAAAAAGTAACGAAGCCGTTTCACTTGCTGAGACGGCTTCAGCTTTATTACAGCAACTTCTCTACGATGCTCTGCTCAGTCAGTGCTTCTGACTTAATCATGCTGTGGATGTCAGACGCTGACTCTTTGTAGAGACTACCAAGTTTATGTCTTACTCTGCTCGCAATGTCAGATGGGTCACCAGCTGGATTGCGATTGATGTAGGTAAGAACTTCAAAGTACATATCATGAGTGTCGAATTCACCAGTACTGATCAGCTTCTTCAATTTTGCTGTGAATCGAGTCACTGCTTCTTCAGCAACTTCCTCTTCGTCATGCTCGTTACCAGTTCTGACCTTCTTTGGGGCAGTGCTGTCAAGAACTTCTTCCCACTCATATGGGTCTTCATCCCCAAGACGAGATTTGGGTAGTGACTTCAGCTCATGACGAATCGTGTCATGCTCATCAGCGTAGCGATATTCGCCTTCTTGAATGCTAGACATGTTGAAGTTTCTCCGATTGATTCTTGGCTTGTTGTCTCATTCTTGTTAACTCACGAAGCACACCAACCTTAGTCAACTCTGTGTACTCATTGGTGACGGCTTGACCAGAAGCTATTGCTGAGGATACTCTGATACTCTCTTGTTCAGAGAGTGGTTTGGATTCAGTGTTGATTGGGTGGTTCATTTGCAGTAAGCTAGGTGCAATGTTATCACCAGCGTTCAAGACTCTCGATATCAGAATACTCTTTCTTAAGCTCAGAAAGAAATTTAGACATCGTGAACTCTTTTGTAGAATCAATGTAAAGAGTGCCTGGTTCATCGTCCTCATTGCTGAAAACGTTTTTCTTCCCGTTGTCGTCTGTTCCTGTTATCTTAGTCACAACTTCAACGCTCGACTCATCACCTACCGCAAAGTAGAAACTGAGTTTGATACTATTAGCTTTCCCTGTAGTAGCATTTGGAGAATCCATTACTACGACTAATGCAGGTGATAGTGCGCCAGCAGAGCGTGCTTTCTTGACAGAAGTCACAGTGAACTCATTCCCCTTGATACTTTTACAGAGTTGTGTGAACACATTTTTGAAGTCTGCTTCTGAATTCTCTAGCCAGAGTTTTTCGAATCCAACTGTGTCTTGAGGAGTAACTTTGGTCTTCACTAGATACTTGCGGAGTTGCTTACCTTTGCTCTTTAGAGCAGATAAGAATGCTTGGTCTTTCTTTGCCAAACTGAAGAAGTATTCAAGGCTCTCAGGTGAGTTAGCGCGTTCTTCACTGAAGAACTTATAGACTTCTGGGTCTTTGAATTTTTTGAATTCAAGCCAAGTAGACGCTCCATCAAGACCGCTTTTTTCAACACGATTTTTATCTAAAATTCCAGGAAATGCGATTATCTGAACTATATAGATGGGATTTTTGGATCTTGAACTATAATATAGTTCGATTGTGGCATGGATTGATATTTTTACCAACTTACCAGTAGGTACAACGGGAGTTAAAAGGTATTGATTAGCACCATTGTAATCGGGAGTGTATTTTTCAATAGTAACACTCCCAGCGGGTAATACTGAGATTAATTCGTCTATTATCCAAGCATCGACATTTTCAGTTTTAGTAAGCTTAAACTCCTTATTGCGATACTCTTCAATCAGAATCTGCTCTATGATAGATTTCTCATCAAGAGATGAGTTGATAAGTTTGTGTATTGACTTCATGGGAATTCTCCTGGTTACTGATTGTCTATATAACTGCTAGGAATGATGCGTCTGGAACCACTGCGCTGGTTGAACCAGCGTCTTCAGCAATGTTAATGTAGTAGTATCCACTCTTCGCTTTCCCAGACTTCAAGAAGCGTAAGATTGTACCATTGGCTCTTGCGTCGTCCATTGGGCTACTGAGTGTGTTCGACATCTGTCCAATGATTCTCACTTGGAATACAATAGGCTTGCAGTTGAACGGAACAATGCTATTGTCAGAATATGTAGCACGTTCGTCTCTGTCTGTTGGGTAGTAGTCTTCCTCTGGACAACGACAGTTGAATCCTGTCTGACGGTATCGAAGTCTCGGGTCGGTGTCAAAACTCTTCTGTCCTGCGAGTAGTGTCTTACCATACTCACGAGTGCCATCCCAAGAACCCTCTGCGGGAATACCAATTCGTGCTTCAAGTGCTTCAGTAGCTGCTTTGAATGTACCTACGTGGATTCCACGGGTACCCTTTAGGTTCTTGTCTGTGCTCCCGTGCCAGAAGATGGGTGCTGAGGACTCTAGTAGTTTCAAGCACACGTCATTGACTGACAACTCAGTAGACTCAATGAGCTCACGAACATGTTCACTGTGTTCAACATGCTCATGAGTCTTCTTTATCACATTACCAGACTTGAAGAGTTTGCTGGGGTCTTGACCAAGAGTGATGCTACCTTCTCGGAACTTGTCAAACCCATCCTTCTTCGCTACTTGTTTCACAGCTTTGACACGGGCTTGCCACTGTACTGAGGTTTCCTCTTCACGTTGTGACGCTAACAGTTCTTCCTGCCATTCTTCATTACCCTTACGAGTCCCCCACAAGACACCCTGTTTCATGCTTAGTCCTTGAACGTAACATCAACAGGCAAATCAGTAAAAATCTCTTGGGCGAAATCAATGCAGTCTGAATACACTTCGCTACGCTGGTCGTCTGGCATTGAAAGGGCAGACGTCAGGTCTTCCAAGATTGCATTCGACAAGTCACGCATTTCTTCAAGAAGCGTGATGTCCTCTTCAAGCAGGGCATGTGTGTCGCGCTCTTGGACGTGAAGTTCGATGATGAAGTGCGTTAGGCCTGAGCTCACCGCTTTCATGAGCTCTAACACGTCTTCTCGGGTCACGAACGCTGTTGACTCGTTTGTTTCCGCTGGAGTGGAAAGAGTCTTCTGAAAATGCTTGGACTTCCCAGAACGCCAGAACTTCTTGAGTGCTCGCTTGTACTTTTCCTTGTAGCGAGTCCAACGACGCTTCGCAATTCTGCTGAGTGCTGAGTTTGGCCTACGGTGATTCTTATGACGCACAACGGAAGCTTCTTCCAATTCCTCAACGAGTGAGAGTACCAAGGCTGACTCTTCTTGAGTCAAAGATTCTTCAATCAGTGCAGAGTTTACACGTGACAGTACTTTCGGTAAGAAATCTTCTTTGCACGAGGACTCTAGGACAACGAGTTTCTCATACAATGAGAGTGTTTCATCAAAGCTCAACGGCTCAATACCTTTGAACTTTGGAAGTGTCTTGACGAAAGAAAGTGTCTCAGTCAGTGACAGTTGTTGCATTTCGTTACCTTAGTTTCCTGAAGTGATTGGAGTTTGGTCTGCTTCGGGGTCTTCACGAAGTGTAATCAACTCTTCAAGAGTGAATTGACCTTCGGTCAGAATGTTCTTCTGTGTGAGTCTACGTTGAATGTCGTTGTTGAAGTTCTGCAATGAACCTTCACCAAGACGGAACCTGAGCCTATCAATCTGACTCTTCAGCTCATTGTTCTCTGACAATACCTTGTCAACAGTGCGTTCAATTTCCAAGACGTTGAGTGGATTGACTGGCTGATTGGAAGCGAACAATGAATCCACTGAACCTTCTTTTGCCTTCTCTCCGTCGCCTTCACCACCTTCGTCACCTGTCTCACCTTCTGCTGAGGCTTCGTCTTCCTTCTTAGGATACAACTCATCCAGCTGAAGATTTGGTAGACGCATGTACGTCTTGATGAGGTAGCGATACAGGTACTCTTTGTCCACTGTCTCAACACCATCGGTAACAGCAGTAACTATTGACTGGCAAACAGCTACTACTGCACTCAATGCGTCTGCTCTGTCCAACTCACCGTTAGTTGAAACAGGGGTGAGGGACACCTTGAACTTCGAAGGGTCAACGTCGAGACCATGCAAATAGAGCTCAATCTGGCACATGATTGTTAGGCCAACAATCAAGTCCTTTTGAATGGAAGCTACCTTGCGTGCATACCGTGGGTCAAGTGCAATCAGTGAATTGTACGAGAGAGCACTGTCTCCGTCGAATGACAGATATTGCTTTGGAATACCCAATGTTCCAAAGCGTTGTGAATTCAAGAACTCGATGTCAACGATCGACGAAACGTCAACGTCTCCACCAAAGGTGCTGATTTCACTACGTCCCTTGTTCGACGAACCATACACTGGAATGATGATTTCGTCTGCATATGACATTGGGTTCCGTTCACTGGACAAATACTCTTGTGTGTAGTTCACACCAGACTGCTTCGTGAACAGCTTCTTGTAGTTCTTGATGATGTTCTTCTGCTCACGAGTGTCACTTCCTTGGCCAACATCCACATAGTGAACACGGTAGAAAATAGACTTCGCTAAACGTGCTAACACCAATGAGTCTTCAGCAAGTGAGATTTTCTTCTCAATTTGACGAGACTTGATGAATGCTGGAGAGCCATACTTTGGGTTGATGTCGATGTCATACTTCTGCCAGAAAGCGTCTGGCATTCTGTCTTCCACAATTGGGTAACGTACGCTTCGGAAGTGTACGTAGTCAAATGGCTTGAGGGAAACGAATTCACGTCCAGTGGTCATGGAGTTGTGAGTGATTGGACTCACTTCCAAGAATCCAACCAGCTTCCCGTTCTTCTCCAGACGACACACTTGTTCTGGTCGAATGGAATCATTGACATGGGAGATGCCACTACCTGAAGTCACAATACGGGTGAACTTGTCACCATACTTAGCGAGTTCACGTGCCCAAGACCAGATACTTTCTTCAAGTCCAAGACGGTCAATCATGTTGCGTAAGACACGCTCTTTCTTTGGGTCTTCCGACGTCACGCTAATGATTTGATTCGCCGTGATGTCCATTTGCGTAGCGTCGTCAGCCAACATGTCCAATGCACGTGACATCATCGACTCGTCCATCAAGTCCATGTCTCGGTACACTTCACTTCGCTTGTAGGTAGTACCAGTGAATTGATTGTAGAACTCAATCAACTGGGACTTGTTTACTTCTGGTGAGTAGACTTCTCCACCTGACACTGGCTTCCTTGGTGCAAGGTTACCAGTACCACCAAACAGAGACTTCAGACCATCGAACATTGCCATAAGAGTTAGGCTTCCGTCAAGGTTACGTCTTCAATACACACACCAATAAGCGGTGCAATGATTTCAGCTGGGATGTCTGCGTCGATGATTTTCGACTCAGGAATCATCTTGAACTCAATCTTGTGCTTCTCATTGTAAGCGGTATCACGGAAGAGATTGTAAGCATCAAGGTCTTCCTGTGCGCTGATGCGCATTACGATTTCCTTGTGCCACTTGGTCTCATCCTTGTACTCTTCAGTGATGTCTTCAGCAGAGTTGACTTCAAAGTAGTTGTTTGGGTCATCCACGTTAGCTTCATACCCTACACGTCGCAAGTACTTTGCTGGTTCACCTGCTTCATTCTTATCGCACAAGCGCATGAATTCTTGACGAATCGCTTCATGCTCCTCTTTGAGAATCTTCTCAATCAAGCGAAGGTTCACACTGATGTGATAGGCACATGGGAGTGATGTCTTCGACATTGCAAGAAGCAACTGTTGAGTTATTTCTAGTTCAGAAAGTGTTAGTTCCATCGACTATCGTCCTTAAAATTTTGTTGTATGTTCGTATTCAAAGTACTAAGGCATTAGAACGAAAATCTGCTCTAATGCCCTTGCTCGTTAGGGTGTCAATTCAGTGAGTCCAAGCTTGACAGTAGCAAGCGAGAACAAGTATGCATCGTCTTCACCCCATCCGTCGAGTTCTGCTTTGGTGAAGTTCACGTTTCTTGATTCAACGAAGTTATTGTCCTCGTCAAAGAAGCCAAACGAAATTTGACCGTAGCTTTCAGCTTCGGGATACTGAAGTGTAATACGACACTCCAATGGACGCAATGTAGTAGCAGGCTTCTTGATTGCTACTGGCTGGATGTCAAGTTTGAGTTCTGGCATGTTTATACCTCAGGTGTGTAGGTTTCACCACAGTAGACTGCTTGTCCACTTGACTGTGGAATTCCACCAATTCTAGTTACTTGAATAGTGCAAACACGATAGATACATGGTGTTTGGACAATGACTGGGTTACCTGTCTGTGGGTCAATTGCAGTAGTCTCATATGAGAGTGTAAGAACTGTGCCACCGATGCCAGCACCAGTTTCTGGATTGACTGAGTCTGGTGTGGCATTTTCAACTGGCAAGATGGCTCCTGCAAGAGGACCACCAGAAAGAATGACGTTGGTTACCGACATGATGTAGAATCCTTGTGTTGATTGTTAAATTCGATTACAGAGCCCAATATCCACGTGGTGTCCATGCAACGTTGATGAACTGAGAAGCAGTTGCCGCCCCAGAAGCAATACGCATGATGAACTGGGCAAACGTTCCAGGAGGTGCCGCTAGTGGTGACTCGAATGTTACTTCGATATTACGGTCACCTGCTTGACCAACAACAGCATTAATTGGTACTTGAATACCACCAATTGTTGCACGTGCTGGTTCACGACCTGTGACTGTTGAAGAGGTCGCCAGTGAGATACCGCTGGAACCAGCTGAAGCCGCGAAGAAGAGTGTTGTTGGGACAGTGGCTGAGTTAACAGCACCGTCTGACCACACAAACACTGAGGCACCTGTCCAGATGTAGGTTGCTCCGTGTACTGGTAGTGCGGCGTCTTGTGTCAAACCTTGAAGCACATAGTCAGTAGCGCCAGAGGCAGTCGCGGCAAATTTGAAAATACCACCCCATCCAGTTGTGCTTACTGCGGTATTCGAAAGTGATGCTGTTGGTACCGCTAATGAGTTCGTCCAGTTACCACCAGTTGCCTGTTGAAGTGGTAACCTAGGCCACGAGTACGCACCACATCGAGCAACAATATGACTTGCTGGCATCTGAGCGTGTACGCTTACACCAGCAGAAGAAACTGACCAGTCACTAACTGAAACTTGTTGAACACCAACACCAGTGGTAGTGTGTGCGTTCTGAAGGAACATGGTCAGTGAACTATACTGGCTAATACCCATGTTCGAACCAGCTGGAGGGATATCAACACCACCGAAATAGTTGTTGTTAATCCAGAGGTTCACTCTACTACGAGAGATGCCGAGTACATAGTTATTTGTTTCATTAATGACTAGACCATTTGGTACACTCGCTGTAGCTAATGCAGCAGACGTAGCAATGTCCACGGAGTTGGCGACCACATAGAGTTTCAACTCTCCTGCGGTAAAGCGAAGGAATACACCGTTTGTTGGAGCAAGGGTACCAATTGCAGTATTGCGAAGTCCAAACTCTACGTTGTTGTTCGTGGCACCCCAAGACGTGAACTTAAACCTAGCCTTAGCATAGATTGTTCCCTCAATTGGGACGGTGAACATCTCAAACGTTTGAATGATTGAGTTACCAGACAACGAGGAGTTAGCATTCAACAACAAGTTGTTGGCTACTGTCCACGTCATCGTGTGCGTATTAACTGTTGACTGGTAGTCTGGAGTTTGTACTGTGATGGCAAATGAACGGTTGTAGAGCTCAACGTCTTGACCAACACGAAGCTTCCAATCAGAGTCTACTTCGTGTGACCGAATAAGTGAACCACCGTAGTCTGCTGCACTTCCTGAGTTCCCTGCACCTTGAACTACACCAGTGTCAGCCAGTGTAGTCGTGGGAGCTACTTTCAGTGCATAATCAGCGGTAACATTAACGTGCCCTGCTGAGTTGTTTGAGGGATTCCCAACAATTACCATCTCTTCATCTCCTTACACTGCAATGCAGTTTACTGTAAAAGTTCCATTAGCGCCGAGTGGTGCATGTGCTCGAATGGTACAACCAGTTCCGTTCACAATGCTCTCTGCAGCAGCCTGAATGCACTGAATCAAAGCGTCTTCACCTTGAACAGTACACACTATTTTCATTGACGTTGTGATCCACGTTAGACCCGTGACAACCACTGTGGTGTCAGTATCATCGTTAGTTCCGAAATCAATCGTAGCAGTAAACGAATTACTGGTAGAACCCCATATATAACTACTACCATTGAACATCAGTGCTGTATTGCTAGCAGGCGCTGACGCTGGTAGTGTAATAGTGTATGACGTTGGAGACGAAACACCCAGACCAATGTAGTTAGAGGTAGTCCCAATTCTGAATTCGTTCGGTAGGAACCTAAAGTACTCAACGTCGGTACCAACGTTAGACAATGCAATTGCCATCGCCCCAATACGTGAACCGTGTGTGGCGTTTGCCCACAGACCTGCGATTGAAGACGCAAATATGTCGCTTGTAGTAGTAGTTGCGAGACGAAACACAATAGAACCACCAAACCCATTCGCAGAGGTTCCAGAGTTATTCATCTCGATGCTCAATGCTTCCTGCACACTATTGGTCACACTTGTGTAATGACGCAGTGCTTGTAACGACGAGGTGTTCGCTGTCGACTTGGCTACGGTTAGCTTTTTGGTAGTATCATCCCAGAAGAACTGGGCACTGCTACCGAATGCTCCAGAGTTGTTGAACTGTATCTCAGTATTACTACCAGCTGGCGAGACCGAAACTGAAGCCCATACGTAGCTTGAACCATTGTACTTCAGATAGGTATTCGACCCAGGAGCACTGTCTGGCAACGTGATAGTGTATGACGTTGGTGCATTTACCGCAAGACCAATATAGCTACCAGTGTTACCAATTCGATGCTCTTTTGGTAGGAATCTATGTTGTTCCGTTGAGGAAGAGGATGAGTTGTTAAGCTCTAATGTAAATGCACTGACTTCCGAGCCTGATGTAGTTGTTATCATTAACCAACCAAGCCTATGGCTATCTATTAGCCCACCAGAGCTATTCGTAGAAGAAAATAGAAAGTGACCACCGAATCCTGAAGCAGTACCACTAGCACAGTTAGCAACAAAATTAACTATTTTCTGAGAAGAGTTATTAAAGCTAAGAGTCTTAGAAACTTTCAGTGCATATGTACTAGCGTCACCTGAAATATGGTTAACTTGAAGTACATCATATCCAGATTGATTTGACTGGAATATTGACAAGCAATTCTGAATTGACATGTAAGAATAAGCAGCACCTGTGGCGATGGTTGCTAGTCTGAATTGACTATCATTGACAATTTTTCCAGAACCGTTATCGAACAGTATGCCTCTCGCGCCACCACCTGACCAGTCTGTGGTTCCACTTGTCAATGCGTCTAGGGTGATATTCCTATTAGGCATCGTTACTGTGCGAACAGTCGCTGTAGTAATACCAGAAGCTTCAAATGCTATCTTCTTAGTCGCATCTGTGTTGTCTGAAATGCGGAATACGTTGTCAGCGAAGTCTGGAGTCAAGCTAACAGTAGCCCAAACATAGCTAGAACCATTGTACTTGAGGTACGTGTCAGAAGCTGGGGCAGAACCTGGAAGCGTGATGGTATAAGAAGTAGGTGCAGAGACAGTGAGCCCTACATAGTTACCACTGGTACCAATTCGAATAGTACTGTCAACAGCAAAGACGAATCCTGAGTTATCCCAAGTAAGCTTTGAAGAATTCGCAACCTTGCTGGAACCATCAGCAAACAACACTCCTGTGCTTGCACCACCTGACCAGTCTGTTGTTCCTGAGGTGATTTGGTCAAGAGAGAAATCACGATTTGGAACAGTAGCAGTACGAGTCGTAGCAGTAGTGATTGCACTGACTTCAAATGCGAACTTCTTTGTAGCGTCTGCGTTGTCTACTACACGAAATACGTTGTCTGCGTATTCGTTCACTGAGGTGACGGTACCAGTTGCCCAAGTGTAGTTAGCACCATCATACTTTAGGTATGTATTGGTTCCTGGAGCGGCACTTGGAAGAGTAATAGTGTAAGAAGTAGGAGAAGAGACAGTCAGGCCAACATAAGATGTGTTACTTCCAATTTGGAGCACACCTTGTCCTGTCATTCTGAACTTCTCAGCAAATACTGCGTTGTTTGCAATACGGAATGCGAGAGCACCAGTTCTTGTGGCGTCAGTTACGTCTGACCAGAATCCGTCAAGATACACAAGGTCACGTTCAGAACCACCATTGGTCTTTCCGAACCAACCCAGTGACATGCCATAGCCATTTGTTGGAGTTCCCGAAGACGGATTGAGGTTCAAGAACAACCCATATTTCAACCCAGATGGGGAAGCATCACGAGAGTTCACCCATAATATAGCGGCTCCATTACCAGTAGAAGTGAAGTTCCCAACCCCAGCGCCACCACCACCTGAAACATAGAGACCTTCTTGAGATCCAAAACTATAGTAAAGTATGTTTGAAGATGTTTTTAGCTTACCAGTTGCAGCATCGGAATAAAGGATACCGTTATTAGAGCCAGACGAAACACTTCCAGTTATTGAAGTTGTGGAATCAACCAGTGTGTCCAATGTGACATTTCTGTCAGGCATTGTGATGGTACGTACTGTCGCAGTAGTAATACCACTAGCTTGGAATGCTATCTTCTTGGTCGAGTCACCGTCGTCTGAGATGCGAAACACGTTGTCTGCGAAGTCTGTTCCACCACCCAAGGAAACCCACGAGCCACCTTGACGAAAGCGGAAACCATTCGATGCGTAATAAACGATGTCACCATCACTTGGGCTGACTGGCAGTGAGCCCAAGTTGGTGAATCGTAGAGTGTTAGCAACTTCAGCGAGTTGACTGAGTATCTTAGGCATTATTATCCAATGACAACAACACGGTATTGATTCGTTGTCGGAGCAACATCAAACTTCAGTGTGATGGTGTTGGTTGTAGTATGCTCAACGTCACACCAGACTTCCGCATATGTTCCTGACGCTGTGTAAAGCGCAACTGTTACGTCTCGTGTGGCAAGGTTATGCGTTATGGTGATTGACGTCGAGGAGTTATCACCCACGTCAGTCGCATAACGAGTCATGAAGCCAAGAGACGTCTTAGCAGTAGCGGTAGAGTTACCACCAGTACCACCATTACCAACCGCTAGTGTACCTGTGACAGCGTTTGTGTTAGCTAGGTCGAGTGCACCCCACGTTGCTTCAGCACCCGCTGAACCTGTGGAGCGGAGCACTTGGCCAGCTGTGGCAGTAGAACGAACAATCACATTTGACGAACCGTCAATGCCTGTGGACGAACCAGTGGTCTTGACAGAGATGACCGTGCCTGTGATGTCGATACCATTCGAGCCAGTGTACGTTACACCAGACGGGAACGGTGACCAGTTGATGGCAGTGGTGTTGAGTGTACCACCTTGGTCAGAAGTACACAAGAAGACTTTGTCTCCATTGGCTGAACCAGTCTCAACTGCGACGAATGCTCCTGGAACCTTTGTCCAAGCATCCATGTCCGTAGCTCGTGTCCACGAACCAGCCGCCACAACGTAGATACCATTCTCAGCAGGGGCTGTTTGATTCTTAACGAGAACACGGTCACCAGCAATGACAGAGATTGTGTCAATTGTCTGTGGGGCAGACAGCGTGATGTTTGCTGTGGTAGCGGCAATCACCGAAGGTTTGGGGTCGAGACCTTGAGAGATACTGTCAACGTATCCCTTGGTTGCAGCATCCGTGGAAGCTGTTGGTGTACCAAGGTTCGTAATCTTGAATGAGTTGAGTGAGACGTCAGCATTCGGTGCAGTGATTGCATTCAGCTTCGTGTCTCCTGGCATTGCCTTTGAGACCGAAACACCTAGGTCTACAAACAAACCAGAAGCACCTTCACCGATGGAACCTTCAGTCGAGGCAAGTGACGTAGTCTTGCGACGCACAGCCGCTGTGATAGCTGGCGTTGGGTCATCGTAGGTGAAGTCAATTGAGTTGGTGTCAGTGAGAATGGAACCAACGTCATCTTGCGCATTCTCCGTTGTGTATCCACCTGAAGCAGAAGCCCACACGGTACCATTGTAGTAGTACAACACATTGCCTACAGTGTCGTAGTACAATTGACCAGCCACAGGAGAACCTGGAGCGGCTGCAAGGTTGTGTACGACAATGTTAAGTGCTTGGCGTTTTTGGAAGTCTAGGTTTGAGACTAGTTTAGGCATTTACGTCTCCGAAGAAGCAAAATGGTAGTACTGCTCTAGTAAAACGGTACTGTGGGCAACTTCTGAGAACGTCTTAACGAATTGCTAAGAATACAAGCTTAACGATTGTTAAGCACCACATCGATGATGTAGGGAATCATGTCCTTGACAGCTACTGACTTCTTGCGTAGTGTTCTCGTGAGGAGGGAAACGAGTTCTGTTCCAATTCCTGGGACTGAGGCTGTGCTGAGCTTCTCTTTCGTGAGTGGGTCAATCATATCACGAATATTGGACGTTGCTGTCTCTATGCCCTGTCTGTCAACTTCACCTGTGCGTGGGTCTTTCAGTGTTTTGAGCAATACTCTTTTGAAGTACTCAAGATCAGGATTGAATGTCTCTATGATGTTCTCTTCATAGTCTGAGATTGTATCTTTCTTGTAAACTCCAAAGTATCTACTCTTGTTCTCTTCTGAGTTCAAGAACACGTCTAGTATATCTTGTTTTGGTACACCAATCAATAGGAGAACAAGAATAGCCTTATCATATGGGTATGAACCTGTGTGGACTGGGAATTGAACAGTTCTCTGTGGCTGAGGCAATTCAGAAGTTTGATCCTTGCTCAAGAAGTCTTCAAGAGTTTCCTCAGTGACTTGTGTTCCTTTGGTGCCTGACTTGAAATCATTGCGTGAAGCAAATGAGTATACTGGGATGTTATTGTCAAGACAAGTTTGAACTACATTCCTTAGCATATCATTATTCTCTAGTGAGCTTTTGCCACGAGACGAAAGGATGTCTAACCGAATGATGTACTTCAGTGCATTCTTGATGATTGGTTTCGAGGAGAAGAAGCGTTCTTCGGTTTCATCATATTTGTTTCTAAACCAAGAGCTAGAATCAACGTGATAATCGAACGGCTCTCTACGGACTTCTTGATTGAGCCTGTCTGCATCAAGAGTGAATACAACTGGGAAGTTCGTGCCGAAGCTTATCCCCCTCGTTCGTGCAGTCGACAAGTAGTAGTACTTGTTCTTTGGAATGTCCTTCCGAATCTCCGTGCCTGTCATCAACGCTAAGCGGAACTGATTCTTGGTGACAATCTGCTCAGCTACGTCAAGGTGTGTGAAGTGATAGACTGTTCCCAGATTACTACCTTCAATCAGGTCAGTGACAATGAGTGACACATCATCCTGCTTCGTTAGTTTCTGATGAAGGTTCTCTGGGTTCATTTGCTTGAGCTTCTGATGAGAATGGTAGGTTCTCATAAAACGCATAGAGTGTTACTATCATCACACGCACTATCTAGAATCAGAAAATGTTAGCACGTTCCCATCTGCATTGCAGATAGCTTGAGTCTACTCCAATGTCAACGACATACCCCTTCTGTTCAAGGAAGTGTGCTGCATCATGATAAATCTCTGAACGTGTGTGGTCGTTTAGTTCAATGAACACACCGTTGTCATCCGACAACACTGTGGCGTTCTTGTAAATACATACATAGTAATCACCACGCAATGCAGCTTGGCGAATAGCAGGGTATACGATACTGTGCATGAACTTTTCAACATATTGTTCTGATTTTGCTGTAGCGTCTTCCCACAGTTCAATCTCCCGTTCATTTGAGATGCGGTAAGCAGCACTCGCCACTATCTCACCTTCCCCTGTGTCAATGGGAAGTTCTTCAGATGGTCGAGCATAAGGTTCTTCCGTTTGCTCTTTCCTATTGATAAGAGTGCAAGTCACTGGGTCTTTCTTTAACTGCTTTAGCAAAATGTATGCCATTGTGACTGTGTAGAGAATAATCATTGTCCAGACGCAAGTCTGTACAATGAGTGCTAAATCTTCAGAGTTCATTTCTTTGTCCTGTCAGTGTGGGGTGGTTAGAAAATGTTGCCTTTCTCCCAGCGAACTACGAGTTCATTTGTATCAGTGCTCACAGTGGTTTGATACCCTTGATTCTTGAGCACGATTGCTACATAGTTGAAAAGTGCAAGACGTATGTCGCTGTTGAGTTCGTACGGAATATCGTTGTTGCTTGCTAGCATGCGGAAATCATGGTCAGTAAGTACAGCCCAATAATCACCCATCTCTGCTCTAAGGCGGATGAGCGGATAGACTGATTGTTCTAAGAACATTCCGTGAATGCCATGAGCCTTCATCTCAGCGTCAAAGTCTCTCTGTGTTGCTGTTGTAAATGAGATGCGATATGCAGCGGATGCGTTGATTGTACCGTTGCCGTTATCTATGGGGAGTTCCGAGATTAGTCGAGGACGCTTCACGTGCTTTGTTTCCTGTTCAACATCCTTACCCTTACCCCAATAGTAAGTAATGCCCCGAATCCAGTCCTTCATCTTGAATACAGTCACAACAAGAAGAGACAAGAGGAACACTGATATCATCAACCAAGCACAGATTTTGACAATGTAATCAAAGTCGAGATAGTTCATCATGTTCCTGTCAATCGGTTGAGGGTTAGCGATTGAGGGAACGAACCGTGAAAGTTCTAATCTAAGGGGGGTTAAACCAGAGTAGGCTGAAGTAGTTTCAGCTATAGCCAATATTCTTAGCTAATGTAGACCTTGCCTGTGAACGAGCCATCACTGATAATACGTAGCTGATTGATGGTATCATACACTACGTCAGTCCAAACAAGGTCACCAGCAGAGGTGATTACAGTAACGGAAGATGGGAATCTTCCTAGATTGTGGACAACTGTCCACGTTGAAGCAGGAACCTGCTGGTCATGAACGTAAGAGTAGTCGACACCATTCAGTTGGTCGGTGTCTGGCAACTGTTGGAAGTCACCAGTGGTGGGGTCGAGTGTAAGAGGCTTACGCTTCATTCGTGTTGGTTTCCAAGGTTGAATTCATTAGTCAATGTAAAACTCATTACAGTAGCACTCTGGCAGAGATACGAATCTCTAAAGTAGTAGCACTCTGTGCACGTCCAATGCTAATCAAGTACTTGTTGATGGTGGAGGAGATATTGGGTAGAGTACCTGTCAACTTCCCTGCCACAGTAGTGTGGAACCACAGCTTCGCATTCGGTGTCAACCCACCAGTGGTTCCAGCCACAGCATCCCACTCTGCAGTAGTCAGTGTTAACAACCCACTGAACTGTATGCGTCCAGAAGCATTGCCAGCTACAGTAGCTGTGACCAATCCTTGTACCCAACTTGTACTGTCTCCACCACCTTGGTCAGACAAGTGAACGGTGGTGCCCACCACATACACTGGTGTCCCTGCAGGGATGGAGCTTCCTGAGGTATTGGTGAAGTCAATGCCAAGAGGACTGTACCCAATGTCAAGAGTGTCTCCAGCTTGGAGTAACTCCTTGCGTCCAGTGGTGCCAAGAACAATTGGTCTGCGTAGTGCCATGTTTCAAGCCAAGTTACTATAGAAGAAAAGTTTGTTGTTAGAATTTAAAAATTGTTCTTGTTCACACACTGTAGTAAAAATTATGTTCTTAGATTTCAATAGGTTCATACAAGTGAGTAGATTCATGTAGCAAATCAAAAGTCCCTGTAGCTTTTGCACTAGGCTAAAAACTATGTTCTTAGATTTCAATAGCTGAGAGTATGTGAGTAGCATTGTGTAGAGTTAAAAAATTGTTCTTGTGCGTGTGCTGTAGTAAAAACTATGTTCTTGAAATTGTGTAGCTGACATCACAACCAAATAGGTTCTTGGATGTCATACTTGAAGATGGTAGTAGTGAGTGCTGTGCCTATTGGCTGAACAAACAAAGCAGTTGATTGATCTGGAGTGACAGTGAGTTTCCCAGCAGTCTGAGAGAGGTAGTATTGTGTGTTGGGTGTAAGAAGCGTTGAGCCTGTGAGTGTCGTCCAGTTCGATTGAACTAGATATGCTCCATTGAGTGTTACTATTGTGGCTTGAGACGATGCTGTGACAATGTTTAGATTGAATCCTATTGCTGGAGAGATAAGTGAAGAAGCTTTTAGACATCCTGTACTTAGAGTATTACCGAATACTAGTTCTCCTGTATTGATAGAAATGGATTCAAGATTTGTGAGTATGAGATTCGAAGTCTGTGTACTACCAGTACTGTAAACAATCGCTCCCTGTATGTCTACATATATCTTCTGCTCCACGATGTTGACGTTAATCTCCTGAACGTCTGCGAGCATTACGTTAATGTCTTGTGCCATTGGGGACTTACGAGTTTACTGAAGAATTACAAATTCATGAACTACAAATTAGGGATTTTACCCTAGGTTACGACGTTCTGAGAGTCACTTGTTCTTGAATCTCACAAATTCCTGAAACCACTGTACGAACAGTTAGGTCTGGTGCTTTCCATTGTATGTCGAAGTAATACTGGCCTGCTGGGATTGACGTGGTTGCTGAGCTAGGGATGACGAGTACAGTCTTCCCAGTGGTCGGGGACGAGTGATTTACCCAGTCAATAGCAATGAGTGCTTGGTTGTCAAGGTCTGTGCGATGCTTCTTGACCGTGAAGAAGAATTTGTAACCTGTGATGTTTACAGCTGTGTCAAGGTTGAGCGTAATGGTGAGTTCAATGGGAGTGTCGTCACCCTTGCGGACATAGAGACGAGACGTGGAGCTTGACGTTTGTGTTGACATTGTTGAGTGCTTGAGTTCTGAGTGTTGAGGGGATTGACGGTCTCTCTGGAGAGTAAAACGGGAGGGGTCTACCTATTTGGGTTGGGTGGTCGTTCTTGGGTTCGCCTTGGAGTGAGTTGATGGTTGTTGGAGAGTTTCTTTTACGAGGATTGAACTGAGATGGCACCAAGTGAGAAGGCAAAACCTGAATGGTTGATTGTTGGAACGAAATGGGTTGTTTCGTTTAAACACAGGTTTAATAACATAGACCTAGAAGTACTTGCAACATTGCGAGTCATGGAACTGTCTGACAATGGTGACTTTGTTCGAATTGAGCTCGATAACTGTTCTCCTGAACGAATGCGTCACAGTGGCTGGTATCTCGTTAAGAACGTTGAGTCGAAATTTCGATTCAAGGACACTGTTGGTGAATCGAATAAACCTGCTAATATATTGAGGAAGAGTTACCCTTGGCTAAAGGAAGGTAATGTGTTGTCTGTGATGTTTAATCGATATGGACAGCAATGGATACGGAGGTTGAAGATTCATGGCGTCTATCAGTTGAACAAGGTTAACATTGGAGAAACGAATGTGATTGTTGAGCTGATGAATAACCAAGCTGACGGTGTTACTGGGTACCTATTGCCTTCCTATGTTGGGGTGACAATTGATGAACTACTGTCTCAGTTCTACATTGCAGAGCATGAGGAGAGTAAAGTAGATTGATTATTGGTTTAGGTGAATAACGTTTGAATTGGAGTTTGTTTGATGAGCACAACAAAGACTGAGTACGTTTTCTTGCATGCGAAGAGGAAATACAATCCTATTACGCTGACAAGAGTAAGAACCGTTGGTAAGGACGGAAGTGTGAGCGTGACATGGTTCAACTCGCTCAACGGCGTAAAGACAGCTGCTGTGAACAAGCTATTCTATATTGGCTCACCAGAGTTAGTCGAGTATCTGATTGAGTTCAACAAGAGGAAGGTTTGGAGGGAAGACGACTTCTATCACTTCAGCATTCGACTTGGGGTGTATGACTTCTTCTGTGACGAGAAATCTTGGTCACTAGCTTGGGCTGGGCAATTCGTGAGCTTCAAGGAACCAATGACTGCGCAAGACGCAATGGAGTATACTAGCAGGTACTTGTGTAATGACATAGATGGGAATGACCTACTCAAAGTGTACTATCATAAGAACTTTTGGGAGCGTGACTACTCGAAGGACAGGGGTGTTGACGAGTACTGTGTTCGCTTGAGGTTCAAGACAGAGTTGTACCCGAATAGCCAGTTGAAGAGGTCTCGTGGTTCGTTGTCAATGAAGAATGAGATTTTCGTTACTCGATGGAATCGATTCCACTTGACTCTTAAGTTGGAACTTGACTACGACCGTCTGTTCAAGATTTACGATTCGCTTCCTGCTGAGGTGAAGGACTTTACAATGTACGTCCCTGTTCGTGACAAGGATGACCACGTTGTTGAGGTCAAGGGTACGAAGGTTGTCGTTGACAACGACGGGACTGAAGCGTTCAAGGTGTTGAGAGCCAGATATGTTCCTCTCGGCGAGGTGAGCAAAGAAGTGAAGAAACCAACACGAAAGAGGAGTTGACGTATGCCACCAAAAGGATGTTACCCTTGGCTGATTGCTGGGACAAAGTGGGTTGCTACGTACAAGGAGAGTGCTGGAGCCAAGAAGTATAGTAAGAGGTACTTTTCCATTGGAGTTGAAGAAGTATCTTCCGACAGGACATTTGTGAAGTTATCGTTTAAGGACGTGACGAACGCAATGCCCGATTGGCTCATTGAGTTTCATTCTTCAGGCAACTGCTGGTTTGTGACTGAAGGTGTAGACGCTTCGTTCGAGTTTCATGAGCAGATTGTGAAGAACCCTGAGCCACAAGTGGTGGTTATTGACGGAGTGAAGGTTAAAGAGGGAGAGAAAGTTCTCATAAAGAACGTACCTAGATTTGCGCTTCATGGTGAGGATGATTGGATTCAAGAAGGGCAAATCATTGTACAGTTTAACTTTGAGAACTATCATTCATATGGTTACTACTTTCGAAAGATGACAATTGAAGAAGTCTCTGACGACAAGCGGTACATCAGGCTAAACCCAGAATTCTCGCAATCGATGTCTGACAAAAACGAGAAGCATTGTGCAAAGGTTCTTGGATTTTCAAAAACGAAGTTGATTCCTGTGGACTTCCTGAAGTCTGTGTCTGGAAGAATCCGGAGATACGAAGATGAAGTACATATCACGCCACCTGTGCCACCGAGTATTATAGTAGAGTCTGTGCAAATGAACTCTGGTAAGAGGACACTTCTCATCTCAGTCAACGAGAAGTGTCCCTGTTGTGGGAAACACAATACTCTTCGAGTGGCTCCACATATGTCTCAACTTGAGAAAACAAGTGGTGAGCAGACAATCGAATGCGATGGTTGTCGTAAAAAGTTGATTTTCCGATACTGGAATGTCCCTGGAAATACTGTTAAAGATAGATTCCGCTGGAATCTTTTCCACAGGGTCATATGAGCGACAAGAGCAACACGTGGGTTCCCGACGACATGATAATCAGCGTTATCAGTTGGCTACCAATCACTGACGAGGCAATTCAAGAAGTGGAAGCGAACTTCTTGGGAGACAATTTCGAGATTCTCCTGACGGATGGGAAGCGTGTTGATAGCGCTTACTACATCACACACGGGAGAACCTTGGGATTCACTCACTTCGCAATCATCCCTACACCAGAAATCAAGTAACAAGCAATGGACTCACTGAAAACTCTTCAAGCAATTGGTATCAAGAAGTACATCGATGAGTGACATAACCAAATTCATCATTGGGCTTGACATTCCTGAAGAGGAGAAGCAACTTGCTATTAAGCTTGACGAACAACAGCAAGACCTGCTGAAATTGCTTCAGCTTTACAATGAGCTTGAAATCATCAGGAAACTGAACACAATGGGATTCCAATTGAACTGAGGTGACATGATTAACATCCACATGCGTCCTGTCCCTGGATACGAAGGATTGTACTTAGTGACGAACACTGGAATGGTGGTTTCTGTTGAACGCAAGGTGAAGAAAGCAAACGGAAGAGAACAGAAAGTAGCTGGGCGGGTGTTGAAACCTTCGTACTATCGAGGCTACCAGAAAGTGGTTCTGTACTCGGGGAACACTGGCAAAACGTTCTTCGTTCATCGCCTTGTGTACTCTGCCTACTATGGTTTGTCTCCACATGAGACTATCGACCACATCGACGGTGTCAAACACAATAATCACATCGACAATCTAGCCCCAATGTCTCGTGAAGAGAATACACGTCGCATGTGGGACAGAATTCGTGGTGTGGAAGTAACTTCATTACCAAAGCAACAACCTGTGTCCATTTCGTTCTAAGCCCTATGAGCCAACAGATAAACTGGATTGAAGACAAGCGAACTGGACGACTTGAGAGTGATTCAAACTCTCGACTCTTCTATATCATCAATCGTACAACTGAACTAGACGGTGTGACACCGCTGAGATTCAAGTGGTTTCGATTCCCGTACATCGTGCTCATGAGCTTGCCTGCAGAACAGTGGTTCTTCATCTGTGGCTATGCGTTGACAAGAGAACAAGCAAAGACAAAGGCTGAACGCTTCAATCTCAAGTTGATGAAACAGCAAATTCACAAGATTACTGTATTTCCAAGAGGACAGTATAGTGGCTTCAATTATTGAATGGGACTTAGTAAACTGGTGGGATGAACTTGTCGATGACACGTTTACCATTGTTTACTGCTACCAAGCCAAGAACAAGGAAACGGGAGAAGTGATTGCTGAACACTTCTCGTCGGACTCTGAAGAGACGAATCCCTTCAACACCCCAGGGTATACGGCTACGTTCAACAAGCTGTTTCCAGAGTGGGTTCTTGAGAGAGCACAGTGACCAAGCGAGGAGTGATTAAACGCTTTGACACTTACCACACAGATGAGGTCACTTGTCCCTATTGCGGGTATGAACACGATTGTAGCCACGAATACTTTGACGTTGGGCAGGAATCAATAGACATTGGGTGTGAAGGATGTGGCAAAGAGTTCTTTGCGAAAGCTGAGAGCAATGCGAGATACACAACACGAAAGATAGGTGAGGCATGACAAAGAGCGAAGTGTTGGACGGTTTGCAAAAAGCGCGAACTACCATTGAAGTCAAGGGAGCGCTGACCAATGAGATTGAATCCATCAACGCCGCCATCTCCATGCTCCAAAACACAACCATCTGGACACCATGCACGGAGCGGATGCCGACGGTAGAGGATGCTGATAAAGATGGATATGTAAACGTTCTACACGCAAATGGTCGGGCAGAGTATATGAAGTGGTTTTCCGTACCAGACTGGATAAACGCTTATTCTGCTGAGCACAATGTCACTCACTGGTCACGCATCGAGCCGATGGAAGGAACAAAAATGAGTACTCACTACCAAACAGCATCAAGCGAGGAAGGTTGGAAAGCAGTACCGTCTAGTCAAAACCAAGACGCATGGTGTGTTGTACACCCAATGTGGAAGATTGCAACAGGTGGTGTAAGAGGACGTGTCGTTGAGTTCAATAAAGAACAAGCCCATGCATACGCTGCAGCCCTGAGATTGGTGGATTCTGGTGTGGTTCTAGGGGAAGCGATGAAGTTAGTGGAAGCATGGGACGAGGCTGATGACAAGAAAGAATTCTTGTCTGAGCGGATGGCCGCTGATAACATGGCGAACTATATCGAACGTATTGCTAGCATTGTAAAAGAGGATTGACCTATGCAATTGATTGACCCACAACCGATGGACACGTTACCTCAAACTGGTCGAGTATTCGTTACATTGCACCAGTATTCAGGTGGAACGAAACCTGCGCAGTTTACTGTTGAGAAAGACGTACGCTATATCCGCTCCGATATGGAACACTACGACGCAAACGATAAGTGGCGTACTGAATATATCTCATGGTCACAAGCGGGAAACCCAGGAGAATGAATCATGGCTGATGTTGTATTCACTCATGAAGTACATATTCGTAATGGCAGACTCATCAACGATGACCCACAACGAAGATGCTATGATGGATGCTATTTCAAGAGCCACATGGAATGGGGTAAATGGGAGCATTTTCAAGACTGTGTGAGTGAAGATGTAGCAAAACTAGTTGTGAAGTCATTTGAACGTGAAGACCAACAACTGAAGGTTGTACCAAAATTCTGTCTCAATTAACTGAGTGACAATATGGCACTGAGTAACCAAAGCAAGATGGACTGGATATCAAGGGTGACAATACTGCTGTTCCTCAGCCTGTTGCTCCTTTGGATATGGTCTATGGCGTCCCACAACTAACGTATCGCAACTGAGTTTTCTAACCGTTAGGTAAATCAACCTAGCGGTTTTGTCGTTCTTAGAATCAATGACCACGACACAATACACTGGTGAAGCATGCTGACAGTCCCTGAACAGATTGCATTGGCTCAAAAGGTTGCTGAACTCTCGACTGTACGAGAACTTGCGTATGCGATGTATCGGAGAGTCGTTAAGATGGTTCCGTATAATACGAAGAAAGCACTCGATGAATATGGTGAACAGCTGAGAGACATTGATTCTTCAACCTATGCGAATATCCTGAACGTCCTATTGGACTTGATGAACACAGCGAAGGATGAGGATACACTCAAGAAATCTCTATTGATGCACGATATCCTGATGGGTAAGCAACACACGAAGAGCATTTTTCGTGGTCTCCCTAAAGACTCGTTGTTGTTCCTTGAGTATACTAAACTCCTTATGGCTGAGCGTGATCGCCAGCAAGAAGAGCAGTACTTGAGCATCATGGTCAATGGAGAGAATAAAACCTCAGCAAGGGGCTATGAATCGTATCTGCAGTCGATGGTCAGAGACGTTACTGTGTTGTTCAAGTCAGTACTTCACGGTGCTGATGACGCTGAGAATGCTGTAGCGTTGACTGATGAGGACAGACTAAAAATGTTGAAGAACTGTCTCAGTGCTTCGTTGAAACTCGCACGTGTGTGTATGACCCTGAATGCAGAGTTACGACCAGACCAAGTGGAAGAGATTGAAGCAGAACCACCATTCTAACAGGATAAACAGTGCCTGAAGATAACAAGTGTCATAATCTCGACACTATCTTGAACGCCAAGATAGGTGAGTTGACAATTATCCAAACAAAGACTCCAGGGTTCACGTTCGATTACGAGAATGGTGTTATCACACTACAGCAAAATGGACATAATCATCCGAGAATCCCAAGGACAGTACGAACATGGCATGTTCCGTTCAAAAGCAAACCAATCGATGACGAAATTATAAGATTCATGCTTAAGAGGGAATATGAGAGACTTGGAAAACCACGGTGGCTAGTTGTATACGACGCATGGACAACGTATAATTCTGATTTAGATATTCACACTCAGTTCATACGTTGTTCATGGATAACAGACTATTCTATACAAAGAGCAGACGCTAGAGATTTAACTTGGTACGCATTCATTGATGATGAACGAGAAGTTCCTGAGGAACTCCAATATCTATATTGTAGGAGAGACTGGACTATTGTAAAGAACAATCAAGAATTCGCGCAAAGACTGAGTGAATTAGGCATACCAGAAGTTGTGAGCTTTGACTTCTACCTGTATAATGGTAAATCAACACTTGAATCGATGACGTTGTTAGTCGACGCCATAATGAAGAAGGTTCTCTCCCTACAAGAAGGAGAAACATTCGTTCTTCCAATTGTGCTGGTTCACACTGATTCTCCGCAGGGACAAAAGCTCTTGTCACAGATTTGGGAGATGCAGTCAAAACAATTGTTGGCGACAGGCAAGGTGATTGCTGAGCCTGACAGATATAAACCACTTTTTGGAGACGATGGACGATGAATACAAACCTGACAGAGATTGCGGTCATTCTTGACCGCTCTGGTTCAATGGGGACTATCAAAGACTCAACCATTGAAGGGTTCAATGGTTTTGTTGACGAGCAGAAGAAGGGTACTGGTGAGATGAATCTCACATTGGTACAATTCGACACTGAGTATGAAGTGTTGTACACACGAAAGAACATTCAAGACGTTAAGTGTCTTGAGTTTCACCCACGGGGAAGCACAGCGTTGTATGATGCTATCGGCAGAACGATCAATACTCTTGGCAGAGAGATTGCGTGCACAGCACCAGCACAACGACCTGGAAAGGTACTCGTACTCATCATCACTGATGGTGAGGAAAACGCTTCGAAGGAGTTCACTCTTGAGAAGGTCAAGGAAATGATTACACATCAAACAGATGTGTACAAGTGGGAGTTCTTGTTCATTGGAGCTAATCAAGACGCTGTTTTGTCTGGGGCTAGTCTGGGTATTCGCGCAAACAATACTATGGCGTTCACCGTTGACAACGATAGTAACAGCAGAATGTACTCGAGAGCCAGTGCGATTACTAGTAACTATGCAGCAACTGGTGTCATCGACGTTCCAGCTGACCAAGATGCTGACACTGTGGTTAGTTCAACAACGAGCAACACGTAACCGCTATGAACCCGAAACAAGTTCAACGTGTCATCAATAACACTCGTAACTTGATTGTTCCACTAGCTTCTCAACCTGAGGAGCTAGTGGCAATTCAAGAGACAATTGATACTCTCAAGAGTTCTCTTGAACTGATACATCTACAGAATAGATTGATTCAAAAACAACGTGAATTAATCTTCTATTTGAATGTATTGTATCGGAGTGATGAAAAGGAAACGCAACTTGCAATAGAGATTGAAGCTCTCGAGAACAAGATTTCAGAGTTGACAAAACTGGAAGAGCAACATGAGAAAGTTAACTAGAGCAGACAGGAGAAGGATTCGTATGCTCAAGTTCAAGAAGCGATGCAAGAATCTTGGTCTTGAACCTGATACCAAAATCTATCATGCGTATCTTTCCCATGGGAAGCCATGTTCTTGTTGGGCTTGTAGACACGAGAAGTACAAGCGCACTGCGGACGAACCACCATTTCTAAACGAGGAAGACTAGTCATGAAGAAACTTCTGAGTTTCTGTCTGATGATTGTTGTCGCTACAACGATGGCACTCTCACAAACCCAATCTGATTTCGCAGACTTCTTGCGAGGGGATTGTTCAGCGTTTTTGGTAACAGACTTCGGCCTTACGTTCGAGCGTACTGACCGAATCATCCAAGCAAAGGGACTGTTACTCAAGAACACGTTTATGAAGAAGATTGAAGACTCTGAACGTGGCACCCTAGAACATAAGGTCGGAGTTTGGGAGAACCTTGATGGTTCCCTAACGATGATTGTGATGTTCGACCAAACAAACGCAAGTTGGTTTGTGACTTTCTCAATGAAAGCTCGTTCGGTGAAAGAAGCGAAGAAAATGACGAAGGACGCTCTGGCTATCTTGGAGAAGTCATACCCTGAACCGAAGATTAAGGACATGTTCACGAAAGTGTGTGAAACACACATTCTATGCGCTGACCTGAAGGTTGCAGATGACAACGTGATCATGGTTCTCCTCAAGAAGAAATTGGCTGACTAGATGAAAGCACCAATCATTATTGACCCGTCAATTCTAGAGAAGATTAAATATGGCCTAGTAACAATGATTACTAGGCCATTATTGGACTCTAACTGTCTTGACATCTATTCAGTATTGTGGATCAGACCAGCGTTCAACCACGACAACTATGCTCTGCTCCAGACACGAACAATGGAGAAAGCAAAGCTGAATAATCCATTCGGAGAAGTGGGTGACGTTATCTTCGTATCATCGAAGACCAAACAAGGGTTTGAGACTATTACTGCAAAAGTAACTGATACATGTTTGGTGAATACATCAACGATATCACAACAACAGATACTTGCTTGTGGATTCATCTCAGAGAATGACTTCCAAAAGTACTGGGACAAGACCTACCCCAAGTGTTCTTGGCAGGATAAACCGTATGTCTGGTTGGCACAAATCAAGTTTAAAGAAGACCTAATACAGTTTCGTCAGTAAGGAAGACCATGAAATCGTCGCTAAACAAAGAAGAGATTGACAAGATATCAACGGACATTGCGAACAACCTGAGAGTATCAATTGATACGACCGTGATATCCGATATCATTCGATTTAGAACCACTGTCCAACCCCTGAAGTGGTCAGTGGATGAGCAAGGTGTATATCATGCTAGTGACTTCAACGGAGCGATTCGTTACAGCCTAGACCAACGACCAACGTTGACGTGGTTTGCACAGATTACTCAAGCGATGAGAACGTTCGATACCCCCGAGTTTCAGATATCTGAACATGAGACACTAAGACAAGCACAAGAAAACTGTGAAGAGTACAGGAGAGGTTTGATTCTCCCGCTAATCATCTTCAACGGTTAAGCACCCTGTTCGGTAGGTGCGTGTGTCGTGCATTCGGTGAACACCATCTCCAGTCCGTTAAGCCCTTCCCTCAACGACGCTATGGCCTTTAGTGCGGCTTCAGCCGCTTCCTTGGGGGAAACTGCGTCTGGTGCCCTGTTACTTATAGTCAGGCTGACCTTATTCACGTAAGAGGCCAACGTGGTCATGTCTGCTAATAGCTCATTGAACTGACCAGGGAGTTGTCCTATTTTGCTGAACGGCAACACGAATGAGACTTGAAAGTCTTGGGTAGGCTGCATTGTTTAACTCTTCAGTAACTGTTCTCAGCTACTTGTATCTATGTTGTTGAAAGAAACAGAAGGAGACATGTTGTCATTGGATTCAGTCCCGTCTTCTTTTGATTTTTTACTGAGCTCTGAAGTCACCAAGCTAAGTCGAGCAACGTCCCCCACTGTGATAGGTATTGCACAGGAAAAGAAGCTCCGTACCTTCCCCTTGGGTACTTCTAACAATCGGGCTATCTCCTCTTGTGAGAGTGAGAATTCATCCATTACCTTGTGAACGTTTTCAATGAACTGAAGCTGGTAGAACAGGCTCAACCTATCTTCACGAGACATTTGTTTCAAAACCGTCGTGAGGAGTTTCTGCTGTTCTGGCTTCATCTACATGTGACAGACGTTGGTCAACGGAGAATACAGATAAAACCGTCGTGTGTACAGAATTCACTGAAGACCAGAAAATAGTGTGGACTGGGGAGAATACAAAAATCCCCTCAGTGAGTTAACACTGAGGGGACTTAAGGTGACTCCATTTTATTGGAGCGAGAAGACGAATGCGTTCTGGTCACGAGTACGTCCAGCAACAAGCGGGACGAAATCTTCCTTGGAAGTCTCTGGGAGAACTTCCTTAGGAACGTTGTTCAGGACGACACGAAGCCAGTTACCAAACTGACGAACCGATGTGCCCGAAGCTGCTTCTGCAACTTCTTGTCCTTCCACGGGTTCAGCTGGCTGAATCACTTTCAGCTTCACAGCCTTCTTCTCCGTGTCGTACAGTACTTCGACCTTTGAGTGGTCGACGATCCCAGCCTTCTCTGCAAGGTCTGGTGTGAGGAGCAAGACGCACATTTCACGTCCTTCTCCGCCGTCCTTCTTTGCCGTCTTCGCACGCTTGTACTTGACGATGTTGGAAGGTGCTGTACGCGTTCCACGCGTTGTTGTGGCTTTTGTCCAAGTAGACATGACGAACTCCTAGAGAAATGAGAGAGAAAATTACCCTGAAGTGGGTTGTTTCGAGTCGAGAGGAAAACTTCTAGGTTGCGCCCGATGGACGCGTCTTTTGGGGTCAGCCGTTGTCAAAGAACTACAGTACAAATATCGGGGTTTTCAACTCTTTGGGCAACAAAAATTTTGAAGCGATTCAATTTTCTTTGCAACCCAAGTAGGGGAGGGGAGTTAGCTCTGGTTCCCCGAGGGGAAGGGGGGGTTTAGCTCCAAGGCCAGCCGTCTGACCTTCCTGCCCCCGAAGGGCAGCCGTTAACCTACAGAAGCAATATAGCGGTCTCTAGTTCCCTAGGCAAGAACTTTTTTGAAAAAGAACACAAGCCCTTTAAGTAAAGGAGTTACGTAGGCTCTAGTAGCTAACCGCCTTTAACTAAAGGGCTTAGAGAAAGCTGGCATAAGACCTTTAGATAAAGGGCTTAGTACGAAAAGACGTTAACCCTCTTTAGATACAGGGCTTAGTATAGCCCTCTATTAGAGCTAGAGTAGTTGAGGTTAAGAACTTTACGTAAAGGGACTTACAAGGATTCTCTGTAAGACCTTTAATAGAAGGAACTTAGGAGAAGAAGAGGATACTAGTTAACTCCCTTTAGATAAAGGGACTTAGCTCAGCGTTCTATAGGCTCTCTAGGTCTGTCCTAAGGAACGGGTTCAAGGGTTAATACAGCTAGAATTAGGACTCGTCCTAGGGGTCGCTAGGCTCCTTGTAGGCGTTCTAGCGCCCCTAGCTGGTCGCCTAGCTCCTCTGGCTCCCCTATAGCCGTCGACTACTAAATCCTCTATAGAGCGTAGTAGTACCCTCTATAGGTCGTACTATTAGAGTAGTATCCTATTAGGCTAGTAGTAATAGCGGCGATAGAACGTACTACTAGGGTAGTATCCTATTAGGCTAGTAGTAATAGGTCTCTAATAGCGCTATATAGCGTCCCGTTCTAAGGGTCTCAATACAAAATACCCCGCTCCTGTGAAAGCGGGGTATCGTGGTTCGCCAAAACCACGGGAGTCTAGCTGATATGCACGACCAGCTTACGACGGAACTTCTTCAGTGCTGTCCTTCTTGATTCCTCGGTTAGCTAGTCTCGTGATTTCAGACTTCACCGATTGAATCGCTTCTTGAATACGCTCTTCTTGTGCTGTTGTCAGAACAGCGTTCAGGTCTTCTGGCGCACCGAGTAACTCGTGCATCGAAGCGTTCTCGAGGATACTCAGAAGGTTCTTGAAGATACGAGACTTGGTCTTCAGCTTCGTACGCAATTCAGGTACCACGTCAAGTGGATTATATTTCGACATGACAAAATCTCCAAACAGTAGTGAAAATCGTTACGCTGTCAGCTAATGTCGTTGCTGACCGCTTATGAATGTATATAACGTATAGGTCTATAACTTTGTAACCAACTTTACGCTTACTGCTAGCATAAATTTTTGTGCCTCAGTTTCTAATACTGTCGGTTTTGTAACCTATACAAGAATCCCCCATGTGTTCATGAGGGATTCTTTGTGTGAGTCAATCGAGACACCAGATGTCAGACACTTCTTTCAAGCTGAGTGGTAGTGGCGTTCCACGATATAATGCCTGTCGAGTCTTTGCTCTAAACCGTTTGTTAGCGTAATGCTTCCAATGCTGTCTATAGCTTGATGAACCGCCAGTTTTCCACCACCACTCTTTCTTCTTGTAGTGTTCATACCAAACGTTGGTCTTTCCTTCGATAAGGTAACGACCACGACAAGTTACCTTCGCTCTTCTTGGAGATATTGTACCCCAACGAGTGAAGTAATTATGCTCAAAGAAGATGGAGTAATCAAGGATCATGTTGTCCTCAATCTCTACTCCAGATTCAAGATGCTTGTGCGGTAGTCTGCGACGATAGGTGCGAGACATGGATACAACTCCTGTTAGTGTAGTTAGTATCTCATAGCTGGCTCCTTTCGTGCTGACAAAGGTTGGTGGTTAGGGGTCAAGAAGTTTTCCCATCAAATCAGTTACTGACGGTGTATGTACTGGTGCGAACACTTGGGTATAGAACAAAACGTTCCGAAGTGTCTCACTCTGTGGGTGATGGTTGATGAGCTCTTTAGCCTGAAGCTCTGACATCACAAAGTATGCTAAGAGTGTTTCTTCAGGGACAAGGTCGAACTCAATGTTCTGCGTCTGTGTTCGGTCATTGAAAATCTTTACGATTCGTTCAGCGAACTCCCTGATGCTCACGAGTCTCTTGTGCAAGAATGCGAAGTCCTCGGACGTCAGGTCGTCGAATGTTGTATCAGTGTTAAAGTAAAGAGGGAGAAGTATGTTTTCTAGATAGGTTACATTGATGAATGGTAAATCTTCCTGTTCAAACTTCTCATTGGTTGTATCGCTCATTATGTGCCTCAGTGATGAATCCTCTCCTGTTATTGAAACCCTATCGGAGAGAATCTTTATCATGACAAGTTCTTGTCTGCGGCATTAATGAACAGTTATGTTTGAGTCACTATTGTGAATCAACTCCTCACGAACTACTTTCTTGTGGTGTCCCAAGAAAAGAAGCATGTTATCCTCAAAGAACGATTTGACTTCTGGAAATGGAAAATCTTCAGCCAGCGTTACTGACTGCATTGTCTTGTGTAGCTCATCAAATACCAGTGAGATGATATAACACAATTCATATAAGTCCATTCGAGAAGCAGACAATAGACTTCTGACTTGTTCCTTCACTGTGTCAACACGTTCCATACGCTCACTGATGTCTCGAGCTTTCACCTTATCAGCGATTTCGCTTGTGGATTCAATGTTGAACACGTTACAAATGTATTTCTCAAGCAGCATTGTGTACGCAACAGCTGGTGTGGTCAGCTGAGTTACATCTGGTTCATCAACTTGGTCTTGCATTTTACAACTTCATTAAATATGTTAAGCCCAACAACTAGGGGGGAATTGTCGGGCTTAACACGAGGCAACGGAAAACAAAAATTGAGTGGACGTGGGGGGAGTCGAACCCCCGTCCGAACATCGGTCTATCTCATGGAATTACAATCATCGGTCTCAGTTAGTAAGTACTATCATCATTACGTCGAGACCTTCATGATGACGCCCGTCAGTTTGATCATGTCCTACACACGAGCAGTACGGATTCAACTCCTGTGTAGTAAGTTCATAATGGAGCCTTGACTCCTGCGACACGATGTTCAACTACCTATGAACTAATGCTGACATCGTGGTATCAAACAGCCTGAGCGTATTGATACTGGGGAACATTAGCCTCTGGGTAGAGGTTAATGACCTTAGCTTGCTTGTTGCCAGTTATGGCTTGTCCAGTTGTATTTACATGCTCCACCAGACTAGCATGGATTGCCACTTCGACTTCTCTTTGCCCGTCGAAACCTTTACACGCCCAATTTTCAAAGTACTGACATACACTAGAACGAGGGTGTTCTAGGAAGAAGTTTTCTCAGGTTGCTCTAAATAGTCGGTGCATAATTTCAACTGCTCGAATGGTAGCCGTGTAGCTACTATTCTGTTGTCAAAGAAATGAAACTCTGTACCAATAAGTTCTGGTTGAGAAGTCTCAAAGTATATTGGTATAGCAAACATAACCTGCGCTAGATTTACCATAACAGACTTCCCATCCTGAACTGCTGTAGTCAATATGAAATTGAAGTTCTTCATAGTGTCTCGTTCAGTAACTGCTTACCATTCTTTGATTCATTCTTGGACTTCTCAAGGATGAAAGTCTGAAGTCCATCTGGAGCACCTGAGTGACTCTTGATTGTCCAACCCTGACTGAGCATTGGAGTCACTTTTGAATCAACTTCATTTGACTGGCAAGAAACGATTGTTTGTTGCATGTTATTTTCCTCGTGTGTCATGAGTACATAAGGTAAAGAGCGTATGCTATACTTGACAGTACTGAGAACGTAATCAAGTGCGCACCACTCGGTGTTTTGTGGAAAAGCCTGCTAATGAACCCATAGGGAGTCCACCACAGCCAGTAAAAGTTCCCTGCGTTCCAAAGTGCTTTGGGGGACATTGCGTCGCCTATGAAGTAGTAGAGCATGTCACAGACACCCCACCACCATAGCCAAAGGAACCCAAGCACCCAAGACCATTCGTGTGTTTCAGAGAAGAGGTAGTGACACAACATGAGTTGGTACCCTACTTGGAGAACACGATAGACCGTTACGAACTTGTCTACCTTTCTTGCCATTGAAAAGCCCAAGATGTCAAACGTTGCAAAGTTTACAACGCACAGCCAAACTAACAAAGGGTATGGGAAACTATTGATGGAGCTTACAAGCATAGCAAGTAAGCTAAGCATGTAGAAAGAACTAGCGGTCTCAGAAATAATGAGACTATAGAATCTCTTTAGACCATCAAAGATGTTTGTGAAGATGTTCACAATGCCTTCTTGAAACGTAACGGTTAATCAATGTTATTGTTGACAACCCATAGGACGGTTACTATTGAAACTACTAAGGATAAGAAAAATGCGAGCACTACGAAGCCAGTAGTTGGTTCTACTTCCAAGTAAGAGAACTCAACAAACTCTCTCCGCTTGAACTGTCGATTGATTTGTTTGTCACTATAGCTGATGAAATCATAAAGGTTCAAACAGTCCTTCCCATTGTCAAGAAGGTAGTTGCGCAAATCTATCTTCAACCGTTCTGACTTTGACCACGAGAACACGTCTGCCCACTTCACCTTGTTGTAGTTGTTACTATCAACACCGATACAAACGACTAGCTCATTCTTGTTCCCACCCTGCCAATACGACTGTTGATACAACGCGGCTTCTGGAGGAACATTTGCGAAGTAGAGTATGAACATCCTGCATTGCTTCGAAGGTCCAATTCTACCATTCAAACGACGAAGTTGCCAGTCTGAGTAGTTGAAATAGGGATTGTTCTTCGGTGCACCAAGAATCGTTGGTTGTTGCCAGTTCTTCTGAATCTCAGGATAGTCGAACAGGTGATAACGCTTTATCTCATTGTCACCAACACGCTCAAAGTGAAGTATCGACTGGTCAGCTGGCTTGATGTAGTTGGTGTAACTCTCGCTAAACGCTAACGGGTAAGAGCGTTCATTGACACCGTCCCAACGTGTGAGATACATGTTACCATCTTGTAGATAGTAATCTCTGTCCATGTCAACAAAGTGTTGATTATTGAACAGAGAGACAAGAGTACTGTAGAGTTGTTTCGAGCAAGAAAGGGTGGTTCCCTGAGTAGTTTCAATCTCCCAATGCTCTGGGTGATTCTGACGGTAAGAACAGTCATAGTAAACAGTGTGTGCTGTCTTACCAGAACCAACTGTCTTTGAGCACATCTTACTTATCCATTCATCCCACTCTTCATAGTACCTTGCTTCTTTCACGAGAGAACCTTTGTACTCAACGTCATTCCTCATGCTGTTGGAAGCACAGGATTTGAACCCAAAGATTACAACCAAGCAGACAGCAAACGGGAAGAAGTATTCCCACAATGCTGTCTGCTTTGGAAACCATCGCCACAGTATGAATACTGCAATGAGTGGGAGTATTAGGCTGAAGTAGATAGACATCAGAATACTTTGGTGTCGTTCTCTTGACGAGTACGATAAGTGTCCTCTGTCTTGGCTGATGTGATGACCTTGATGTCAATCGGTGGTCTACCACCAACGAACAGCGAAGAGGGAAACTTCATCAACAAGTTCTTGTGCTCACGATTCAAATCAATCAGTGCCTGTTGCTCAATGAAGAAGCCCTGACGCTCAGCTTCTATGGATGCTGAAAGGTCACGATACAGAGATACGTCGAAGTTGGGATTGCTTTCTTGAATCCACTTCATTAGCTGTCCACCACCGTCGTTGTATCTGGCTGACATGATGTCTTTGTAAATCTGCCCAAATGAGCTCTTGTACTGCTCACTCACTTGAGCCTTCTGAGAGATGATTTTCCACATCTTGTCATAGTACGCTTCACATGACTTCTGCTTCGCTTCGATTGTATTGCGAAGTGAAATCTCAGTGTTCGACGCTGAGAAGTAATTCGCAACGATTATCAGCATAAAGAACACTGATACTGCTGCAATGGTGATGGCTGTTGTTTTCTTCATCAAGTCCCTCTGTTAAAATATTCTGGGTCGAACCAGTGATTACGAAGACCACATAGAACGACCCAGATTTTGTTCGTGACTTACTCAGCCCAACGAGTTGGTTCAATCCGTTGGACTAAACTTACTGCAAGGCGAAAAGAGCTCATCTGTGTTTCCTCACAGAAGCATGCGGTAGCAGTGAGCTGATTGTCTAAGTCAGGCTCATTGAAGAACGCAACGCTATTGCCACTATCATGCAATTGTGTCGTAGCCAGCATGAGCTTGTTTTCCGTCTTCACATCCAGAAAGACAATCGTCTCATTGTTCCACTCACGAAACTCTTCTGGAAATTTCAGAGCGTAACTTGCCAATGCGTGTGCTCCTTGAACATATCGATAATGATGCGGAAGGTCTCGACGAATCAAGACATACATCTTTTTCATTTCGATTCGTCTGCTGTGTTTTCCACCACAAGGTCTTCCCGACGAATGTTCGTATTGTGAGGAAATACGTAATTCGGGTGAGACAGGAGCCAATGCGCGAATGCTTCACCACGAGCTTCTTTCCACAACGCATCCTGTTCTTCTCGTGTTGGAACAACAATTGGAGTTGGGTCACCAAACTCAAGTGAGTCATGAATAGTTATGACAACTTTCCACTGTTGCGGGGTCAACCGATTTGTGAAGTTCGGTACTTCAACTTTGTGGTATGGTGTTCCACTACGAAGTGAATACGCCAAGTTGAAAATACGGAAAGCAGTACAGCAGCTGTAATGCGCATTCTCGATAGCGAAGTACTCTCTGTTCATCTCACTATATGTACTGAGAGGAATAGGATTAGCAAGTGTACCGTCTTCCTTAGTGATTCCAGCAACTTGACGAAGTGCTTCGTACACTGAGTTGATTTCAAGAAGCTTGTCAAGCCTCTCTCCTGGAAGCTCAACAGATTCAAAATACATCTTCAATGCATTTTTCGTGTTGTTCTCTCTGTTCAATCGAATGAATCTCGTAAGGAACTTGATTACATTCTTTGCTTGTTCTCTCGTCATGATTGTACCCTTTGGGTGTGTTGAAAATTAAACAGTTTCAAAGACATTACCAACATGCCCCAATGGAGGGTCACGAGTTGAGTTCTATGTGAAGAAGTTCATGTGTTCCTCATTGTGAAAATTGAACGTGTTCCCTGTGCTGGAATTGAACCAGCGCGGTCATGAATTTAGAGTTCACCGCTCTACCACTGAGCTAACAGGGAATATAAAAAGCCCAACGTGCTTCGTGGAAGAGAACGTTGGGCTCGCGATAAACAGAATTCTAATGTCTATCTAGGCATTCAAGGGGTCTGTCTGGGTCATGTTGATTGATGGATTTGCGTGCATGAACATCGGGGTCAGCATTTTCGTTTAGCAGTCGAGGTGCTGACCTTGCTCTTTATAACGATCGTGTGCGTGAAATATGAGTACCGTGGGTCATCAGCACCAACAATCCACACAACGTCTGACAAGGAGTAGAGTTCTGAGATTTCTTCTTCTTCTGAAGGAATATCCCAAGGAGTATCCTTAAGATAGGTCTTGACCCCTTCGACGATGTTAGCGACAATTTGTCGGTCGATAGAACCAGTGATGCGATTCTTCCGATATCGGACAACGCTGAGAGAGATAATTTCATCCATGGAGAAGAATCCTGAGCATATAGAAGAGCGCACCAAAAGCAATGGCGAGTGTGATAACCTTTGCTACGGCAGAACCAACGTTTGGTTTAGTTGACATAGGTACAATGTTTGAGTTGAAAGAAAATCGTCAGCGTTAGAGTTACCCAACGCTGACGAAGGCATCTCCACCACTTGCATTTATGGGGATGCAAGAAACCTAAGAAACAGTCACAAGGTTGTCAGAGTAATCAAACGGGAATCCTACCGCAGACGTTATCGCTAACAGTCTTTTCCACTAACTTCCTCTGAGTAGCTGGGAACGAGTTACCGTAGTGGTTAGCTACTTGACCAAGAGGCAGGCCAACAGTCTTTGTGACAAGTACTCCCTACTGGGGTTGAACCAGTGACCCACGGCTTAAAAGACCGTTGCTCTACCAGCTGAGCTAAAGGAGTATATGTGATTCATGAAAAGAACAACATCCAGACGAGAACAAACAACAAGGCAAACAGAGGTATTGAGAATAGAAGCACACCGTGAAGTGTAGCAGTACCAGTCACCTTATCCCCTGTAAATCCCTCATTCTGCATGTTTTCAATCCTCTATCTTAACTTAGTGGAGCCTGATGGGTTTGAACCATCGACCTGCCGATTATGAGTCGGATGCTCTAACCAGCTGAGCTAAGACTCCTTGTTCCAGTTTCCACCATAGTCTACAATACGTAGCTTATTCGTGGAAGTAACACCGAATGAATCAATCTTCCCTTCAACAAGGGAGCTATTTGCAGAACAAACATACATTACAGTCTTGTCAAATTCCACATGCCCTTGTGGTTCATTGAACGAGTGCTGACCTGCTAAAGATTTTACCTCAGGCTGAACGGAGAACAACCCTAGAGGAAATGTGAAGTACGTTGGATTAAGACGTGTTTCCAACGAGAATGGTGCGTCGAAAAACACGTCAGCTGTCTTGTCTCGATATTGCTTCCAAACCTTACGCTCTTGCAAGTTGCTTAGCAATCCAAGTAAGAAAAGCTTGGTGTTACTAAGTCTTGGGAATTTGAATGCTAAGCCAAAAGCAAATATGACAAAGCGATAGCTTCCTATAAGCATCTTGGGCATTCAAGTTAAGAAGAGCGAAGCTGAAGATAAAGCTCTGGGTTGGTGACATGAATCGAATGTGCCTCAGCGAATCCACGCTGGAATCTTTGGTCTACTGGAGAGAAGTAGATTGCCTTGTCGTCTGCTGTGTATTCAGCAGGGAAGTAGAACACGCAACGCTCAATCGGCACAACAGAGTTGGTGTCTGTCGTGATGTACCCGATACCGTGTTGTTTCGTCTGGTTGTTGTTAACAACGAGCAACCCAACAACAACGTGCTTTTCATTCTTCACATACGTCCCACCACTGCCACCTGGTTTAACAAACTCAGACTGGAATTCGATTGTGTCACCAAGGTCAAATTCAAGTGTTGGAAGTGGCTGTCCTTCACAAGTCAGACAATCTTGCTCGTTGGTATATTCTGCATGGCAGATTTCGCATTCCCAGACATGACGTTCAATTGGCATTGTTACACGTTGTAGAACTGTTGTACAAACGATTTATGGTATTCAAGGAATTCACGTTGTAAGAAGTGAATGGTCTCACTTCGGTCAACTCCTTCATCGAACAAGAACGATTTTGTTCCGTTATGAAATTCCTCGTAAGCAGAAGCTAGGAAGTACTCACGACGGCAGAGTCTTGGTTCAGCATGGTCAAGACAGATAAACCCAATCTTAACTCGTGTTCTCCCACCAAGAGTCTTGACGTTAACGAAAGCAAAGTAGTATTCAAACTCATCTACTTCATGTCGCTCCCACAATATCGCAAGTAATCCTCTCATGATTACGAGGTGATTGTTGGGTTGAGAAGTTTGATTTCATCACAGACGTTAAGCTCCAGTGCCTCTTGGGCAGTCAGCCAAACGTCAACCTTGGTTAAGAGCTTCTTCGAAATGACGTCTAGCGGAAGCTTCGTGGTCTTCTGATAGTGTTCTAACATCCGTCTGTGAGAATTGTCTACTTCAACACGGGAAGATATCAGGTCATGAAAGTTACCCGAAGGTGCCCAAGAGAATGTATGCGACATAATGCTTGTGTTCGGTGTCAATACACGATGCTTTCCTTGGAGGAAAATCATGAATGCAGCTGAACAAATTTGACCCATGCCTATCGTATGAACAGGGATTGCGCTACCTTCCATTGCGTCAATGATAGCGAATCCACAAGAAAGGTCACCACCAGGGGAATTGACCACGATGTGCAAAGTCTTATGCATGTGCTTCTTGCCTTGTGTGAGATTCATCTCAAACAACCAAGAGACGCATTCCCTACAACTATCATCGTTGATTTCTCCCATAAGCATGAATACACCGCTATCTTTCAATGAAGAATAGGAGGTTTCATCTGGTGTTGTCATGTAGAATGCTCCTGATTGTAAGCTTAGTCGTATGGTCTTGAAACCATTTACAAAGCGACAATCAACACAGTAAACTTTTGCGTTGTACTGTTAGACGTTCGACGTTATCAAGTCTTTGAATTCGTCGAGTTCCCAAGGTTTTGGGACATCCTCTTGCAGGAAGTACTCGTGTGGCGAGAACTTGATATGTGCTACAGAGGTCTTTATGAACGCTACATATTCCTTACTAAAGGACTCTTCTTTCTCTTTTGTAGCGACTTCTTGTACCACTGTAGTGTGCACTCTACCGAACATGAACGCAAGCGCATACCAGATTTCCCATATGCTGATATTTGAGTTCTCAGGTAATGAGGACTGCTCGCTAATGAGACGTTGAAAAGCTTCGATTAAGCGTCGCGAGATGTTCAAACGTTCGTTGTAAAAGTCCAAGTCTTCTTGTGTCCAAGACTCTGGGTCTTTGTTCTGTGTAATGCTAGTTTGAACAAGCAATGCTGCATCCATTGCCTCTACGGAAGGTTTAAACTTACCAGCGAGCAACATCATGTTCTTCTGTAAGTCTTCAATCTGGCGCTGTAACTCACGCTTCCCTGGAGTGGCTTTCGTGTTCACCTTACTTGTTCTGCTGGACATTGTTGGTCTTTCCTTGTGTGATGTTTAGTCGTGATTAGTCGTCATTCGTATCAAACTCATCGATAGACTTCCTCTGCTTTGCTATTTCAAGTAGCATTTCAGCAGAACGTTTCTCTCGAGAGAGTACTTGAATCTTGTCTTCAATGTCTCGAATTAGCTTTCGTAGTGTTTTCTCCGCTGTCATGGCCTCAACGTTGAGACCTTCAAGATGCGTCTGTATTTCAGATTCATTATCCAACGGGAGCAATAGGTCATCTGTTATCACTGTACGCGGGTGACGTGGAGGGGAGTCACTATTATCAATCAACCCATCGGTAAACTGTTTTACTTCAGCGAAACGTTCTTCATTACGCGTTCTTTTGCGACTTGCTGCAATTGACTGTCTAGTCTTTACATCCAAAGTATTTATGCGATAACGCACAGCGTTATACGTTAGTCCTAGTTCTTCTGCTATTTCATATGCAGTCTTGCCTTGAGCCGCAAGTTTAACTATCTTTCCCAAGATTTGGTCAACAGCCATGTTACTCTCTCATTCCACGAATATAGGAAAACAACTGCTCTTTTGTAATTGGAAGCGAACGTATGACGTCTCGAACAGTGGCGTGATGGTGTATCATCGCTTTCAACGGTATGGTGATTTCTTCACCGAGTTCCACCGAGGGTGATTCGACCAGCAATTTACAGTACTCAGTGACACGAACATATGACCTGTCAACTTGTTTTGAAATGTCACGAAGAGAGATGTTCGACTTGTACATGGAATAGATGTACAGTATCTCCAAACAAGTAATGTGTCTCTTACGAAGATACGTGAAAATCTTCTTCCAAGTCTCCTCTGGAAAGGCACGTTGTACCTGTTCTGGTAGGTCTTTGTAGTACTCAAAGTTGAAGTGTTCTAATACCTTCTTGACTTCAGAGAACGAGCCGTTGTTTACCAGTGCTCGACAACAGGAAACGAGGACTTCAATTTGTGGCGGTGTCCAAGACTTTTTTATGAACGTGACGTGTTTAACTGGTTGACTCATCTAGCTCTCTTGTTTTTGCTTTGTTAATCTTAGTATCGTCCCAATTCGACTTTGGAACGATTGTCAGCGTCTTCTTAGCACGAGTCACTGCAACATACAGTAGATTTTTCTCCTGCTGTATTTGCCATGGTAGTGATGCATGTTTGCTCGGGAATAGGTCTGGACGTATAATGAATACGTTATCAGCTTCTAGTCCTTTTGACTTATGCGCTGTTGAAAGAACGATTCCTTCTACGTTATCAGAGAACATGCGTTCTATTTCTTCCGTCATCTTGCTAACGTATGCTCGGTCATATCTGGTCTTCTCTGTGGTGGAACCACCTGAGGAGATACCGTTGAGAACAGACCGATAAATCTTACACTTCTCTTCTGCACCGTCAATCTGGTTGAGAATCTTCACCCTAAGTACTTCGTCATTACCAACTCTGGACATTGTAGAATGCAAGTTGGATATCAACTTGTCAAAGTAGTCGAATATGTCCTGAGGGAATGATGGTGAAATCTTCTCAATCTCTGTGATAAGTTCCCGTCCAATGTCACTTCCACGTATTATTGCAATACGTCCATTGCCTATCAGTTGAAAGTATAGTGTGACCAACGGTGAGTTATTGCGACAAATAACCCAATCTCTCGTCTGTGGGTTGAGCGTTCCAGCAATTACAACTTCACCATCAATCTGTGTCTCTGACTCTTGGATGTGAGGGACAATTGTTTGTGCGTGTTTAACAATGCTCTTTGCACAACGATAGCAGATTGACAATGGAAGTTCAACTGTGTCAGGTAAGTTCTTGAGGATGTTGTAGCTCTCAGGGTCGGCGCCAGCGAAACCGTAAATCGACTGATATGGGTCTCCAACTGCTATCAGTCTGCCTGAACGTGGCTTCAAGATATTGCGAGCAATTTCAATCTGAATGCGATTCAAGTCCTGAGCTTCGTCCACGAAGACGAAGTCGTACACACGGGGAAATAGCTCTTCTTTGAGTGGTACATACAGCATGTCACTGAAATCAAACGTCTGCTTATTTGACACGCTATTGTTGAACAACGCTTTAGCATGAATCAACTCCATTCCCGTTACGGGAAGGATTAGATGCTTCGCCATTATGTCCATCATTCCCTTCTCAGAAGGGTCGTTGGTCATCTTCATCAGATTGACCATCTTCATCAACGTCTGTCCATAGTTGTATGAAGTGGTCTTCGCATCTTTGAACTGACGAGTGAATTGAGCTAACTCCCATTTCGGAGACATTACATCCCAAAACAGACGTTGAAGCTTCTTGTCTTCAAGTTTCGCACTATGGTAACGTGATTTCAGGTATCTCCACCCAAGTGAGTGAAGAGTTGAAACTTCAACGAATGGCGGTACCTTAGGTCGTAGCTCTTCAACAATGTGTTTGTTGAATGCAAGGAACAGAATCTTCTTGTCAGTGGGTAGTAAGGTCAACGCATTTACAATGGTTGTTGTCTTCCCAGAACCAGCTACAGCGGAGATTACAGCATTGCCCCGCTCTTGTTGTATGAAGTCAAAAACCCTTTGCTGGTACTTTGAAGGTTTGAACACGTAGGAACCTTAGTTTAGACAGAGGATTTGTTCACCTATCGGTGATTTGAAAACTTCATAGCTGTCAGGAAGTCTGCGTACCGAGAGTACGAAATCAAGTATTGAGAACTGAATTGGATGCACGGTTATACAACGTTTGCTAGTGTTGCTCCTGATTGTGAATGTCCTCTGCTTTGCAATCCTCATGAAGTTGTCTACCAGCGTCATGATTATCAACTGGTCTCTTTGAGAAATCATGTTTATGTCAAGGGCACTAAGCCCACGATAGTACTCGTTTGGTTGACAGTTCCTCTCATAATACTCCCTATCAACAGAGAATATTTCTAGCATCTCGTCTTCAGTGAGAACTAAGGTGTGTTGAACATTCTTCTTCGTGAGGGTATTTGGTGTCACGTTCGATGCGAAACGCAATACACCGAATGGGTCTAGAATGACACTAGCGAAGAGATAGTCCTGAAGACTCTGAACAAACTGTTCCGAACGATAGATAACAACTCTCATAAGCTGTTAGTAATTGGCAGTTCGAATAGTGGGCTAATCAATAAGCACTTGATGCCTTGTGTTTGTCGATTCTCTGTCCGAACATAGTAACACGTGGTTGGGTCGCCACTTACCTGATAGTGTCGAATGCGTGACACTATCCCAATGTGTCCATTGTGGCGTGCTTCTTTCGGGTCGAGAGTCTTCTTGATGAGTACTCTGTCCCCTACTTCAAAGATGATTTTCATAAGACCTCACTATATTGTGAGTCTTAGAACGAGGAACACAGAGCTAGGAGTGCTTACTACTTGACAGTTCCTATTGTCACCCCGACAACAATGCCTAAACCAGCACCAACGAGACCGCCAACAATACCCCACAGAACAGGAGACTGCCAGAACGTTGGCTTATTTAGCTCTGCTAACTTTTGGTAATTCAGTTCATTGACCTTGTAAAGTTCAATCTGTTGAGACTGCTTTACAATGATTGAATCGTTAAGACGCACAAGTGATTGAAGGTCGTTAACTTGTGAACGGTAGAGAGCTAGCAATGTATCACGTACGAGCACTTTTGCTTCTAGAAGCTTGATGCCATTTGTGAGCCCAAGCACTTCCTGTTTCGTGAAATAGTAATATTTCGTTGTGTCAGCAGAAGCAGGAACGGTGGCGAACCCTGCGACTTGTGCAGAGCAAGTTACTGACAACGCTGAGAAGAGAACTAAGAGGATTGTTTTCACTTGTTCTTCTCCGCGAAAGTTTTCAAGAACATGAACCCATTGTCTGGGTTTGTTTCTTTTGGCACCACAACATTTAGTACATTCTTCTCGTACTTTGATATTGTCTGTCCACGCTCTTCTATCTTTGATTTCAAAGAGTCACTCTGATTCTTTAGGACAGCAATTTCTCGTGACAGAGCACGGATACTATCCTGTGTCATCCTAATCTCTCGTAGCACATCTTCCTTTGTATCCGCGAATAGCGAGCGAACAGCGTTTGTCAGGAACATGAGGATGAAGAGCGTCAACAGCCCAAGAGCTATCCACTTGACAATCTGCAGTGCGTTCTTCTTAACGAAGTCTCTGCTGTCTTCAACAACTGGCATACATTCTCAACTGTGTTTGTTTATACGAACTGGTTTCGTCTGGTTTAAAAGCTCGTAGACGAATTGGGTAATGGTCGGAGGGGAAACGTTGCTTGAATGGGTAAAAGCCTCTACAACTTCCCTGAGCGTCAGCGGAGAGTCAAGTGTAACAATCTTCGGTGCTCGGACGCTATCCTTGATTGTAGAATTCAAGATGTCCATGAACTGACTAGACGGAGAACTCTTCAAGTGATTAGGAAGCGCAAGGTAGAAGTTCAATACATTTCTTCGTGACACAGTTCCATCTTCTGTTCTCAAAGAAGATGTGTCTACCTCACTACGCAAATACGACAAACCAACGTGTGCGGTTGAACGGATTAATGAGTGAAACGCTGTGAATGTTACAGGCAATGGATACTGTATGACAGTATTGAATACACGTTCTGCCTGCTCGTAAAACGGAGTAAAGTACTGACGATAGCGTTCAATAACTTCTGATTTACACTCAGGGTCGTCCAGAAGGTCTTTGATAATCTCGAGTGTTTTCCTGAACTCAATCACGTCTGAATTCAATGAGTACATCAAACGAAAGTATGTGTCCTCAGGTAGTGCCTCGAGACCTTGTTTGCTAAGGTTGAAGATAAGCTGGGAACACATCATTACGTGAATTGACCTGTTGTACTCTTCATAGATTGGTAAGATGTCGTCCATTAGTCTTTGTCCTCAGACTTTGTCAGTACTCTTGTTAATATGTGTATCGCAAGACACAACAGAAACCATAGACCAAGGGTGTCAGAATGAAGTAGCATGTAAGCTACACCACCATAGATAAGTATGCTGATACTAAGCATCAACATGATGTAGCTAATGACGAAGAATATTTTACGCATTTCTCTCCCGTTCTTGTCTACGTTTCTTGAATCTCTCGATTATGTCAGCGTCTTCATCCGAAATAACACTTGGAACAAAACTCTCTTGTTTTTCCGCTCTCAATTCGTCATCATCGTCTCCAGAGAGAAGTTCGTCCATTAACTCCTGCTGACTTAGGGCAGAAGGACGATGCTGCATGAAAAACTCTTCTTCCATTATCAACGTGTTGAGAGCACCACAAACACCGTCAGCGCAGTCCTTTCGACCTTTCAATCCATCAGACGCTTTCAACGGGTGGTCAACTTTTCGCTTTGCTGGGTCATGAATCAAATCTGTTAGCTCAGTAAGCAGATTAGCATCTTCGTAAAACTCGATTCTTCGGTCAAGAATCGCCTCTTTCAAATTGATGTACGGAAGGTCTGTTTTGTCCACTGAAAGAAGTTCTGAAGCAAACCCCATCCCCTTGAATAGCTGTCGCATGTACGTTGATTGGTAACCGTCTGTTGTCACCTTCACGATATTGATACCAACTCGGTCACGAAGGTCTTTAATGAACTCAACCATCTTCGTCAATGGTAGCTCTTTCCCTGGAAGTCCAATCGCACGCAAGTTGAAGTCAACACGGAATGCTTGTTTAAGCTTCGTGATGGTTACCCCATCGATGTTTGTTTCTTCAACCAATTTGTTCTCAGAATTGTATACCATAGCGAGTCCAAATGCGTCATTAGTAACACCAATATCGATATGAACTGCTCTTGGCTGAGAGTATCCGACTAGAGCAAAGTATGCTTCTAATTTTTCCATGTCGATGAAGTCGAATACCGATTGCTGTGGATTGTCGAAGTCAAGCTGAACAGGGTACGAAGTGAACGGTGATGACCAAGGTTTCCCGTTGATATTCGTTACAAAGCATTCACGAAGGTATGTTCTGTTCTTGATAAGGTTGATGTCGCTGAACGTTGATTTACCAGCAACGTCACGAATGGAGATGTCAAGATCTTTTACAAAAGTATCATAGTAAGCATCAGGTACCTCAACGATTTCGAATCCTTCTGGTGCTTCTTCATCTGGCTCAAGTATCTTTGAATCACGATACTGATTACCTATCATGACTCTAAAATACTTACCACTATAGATGCCTTGGTGCTCTTTGAACTTCCAAATTGGTTCATCAATGATATATGTCTTGGGATTTGACTTATTCTTCTCAATGTGTAATTCAAGAAATGATGCTTTCTCATTCTTTGAAGATACAATGAATAGCTGTCCAGGGATGCGACCACCCTTCGTCATGTAGCGTGATTCCATACGACGATAGATAGAATTGTAAGTCTTCATAATCTGTGATGAAGATATATCATCTCCTTGGAAGAAGAAGTTAGCCTCATCAACAAGTGCGGAGAATGTATCATGACCCAATGAGTGAGAAGCACGAGAACCAACGACAATACCAATATTCTTTGGAAACTGTATAGTGTTATCTGAACGTGTTGGTTTACGACGTTCAGAAAAGAACGGACTTGTCTCTAACATTGTCTTCAGCTTAGCAAATCCAACGTCACCACTCAACTTCAAAGTCACGTTGAATATTGCAAACATCATAAAACTTCCTGGTGTCAGGTTGTAATATTGCTGTGGGTTGCGAAGACAAAGTAGCTTGTGCATATGGTAGAGTAGTGCTCCTACAGCGATTGTACTCTTGCCCAACCCAATCCCACCAGTCATGCAATTTTTTACCACAATAAAGCTCTCATTTAAAACATAGTTGTGCTCCTCATCAGCAGTAAAGTTGTATACATCTTCAAACCCATCAAACTCTATAGACACTACTTTGTGGTTAAAATTCTTTACATAGTCATATGGCTTCTCTATCTCCATCTTTCTCATTTTGGAGAATAAACCAGAAGCTGAACACTTCAGCTTTTCAGCTAATTGATGAAGTGTCATCTTACCATTTTCAGTAAGAGTCTTGTCAATTAGTTCTCTCGTAATATCATCACGTCTATTTGGATGATTCTTGTTGAACTCTTTTGTTCTCTCACTTTGTTTCTTTCGGTCTTCTAGCGAACGGTCTGACTTCCAGTACTCTGACATCCGCTTGGCTTGTCCTGAAGAGGACATGTAGTTACCAATCTTCTCTGCTCGAATCTTTCTGGAGTTGACATACTTCTCGTCTTGAGACCTATGAAGTAGGTCAGTTCCTTTCTTGCTGTTTTCTTTGACTATCTGTAGCGCCTTCTCATCTCTGTTCTTGACCATGTCATTGAACTTATTGAGATTGCTTATAGAAACTGATTTACCATGTTCAGAAGCTAGCCACTTCTTATGTGCTTCCCTGAGAGTCTTAGTAAAATGTTCTGTTCTCTTAAGAAAGCTCATTCTTCCATTATTACGAAGAATAGGAATCATCTTTTCTTTATAGTCTTTGCTCTGCCATCTCTCTTTCGACATTTTACTATGCAATACTAGATGTTCAACAGCATCCATTCTAACTATGTTAGTAGGATTGTTGTCATATCTATTGATATTAATATGATGTCTAACCGTTCCTGAAGAACGCTCATACACGTTATGTCGTAAATTATGTTCATCAGCAAGATGATGAGCCCAAGTCCAAGTTCCATCGTAAGGATTGAAGATTTGAGTATAGTACTTTTTAGTCCACTTTGGATTTGTACTCTTGTTTATTATTTCTTCTCTGAAATTCACAGAAAGTAACGAGTCTCCTGGCTTCAGGTCTCTGAGTTTGATTTCAGTTCCGTCCCTCAAGATGAACTTATGGTCTGGAGTTGCTCGAATAACGGAACCATTATCTAGCGTAAGCTTCCAAACTTCTGCATTCTCCCGTGTCTTCATTGGTGCCCAAGCACGACAAATCTTGGGCTTCTTGTTTTTCAAGTCCATTGAGTACACATAGAAGTCTTCTCCTGCTTCAGCGAGGGACTTCATAGTCTTCACAGTACCATCAGCGAGTACCACTTCTGTGTCACCAGTAAAGCAAACTTCTATCACACCAGCATTGGGATCCAAAAATCTCTTCAAGTGATGAAGCCAACGAGGGTACAGAGCACCGTTTCCGAGGGTGTTTCCAAGGTAATAGGGGTCTTGGAAGAAGTCTTCAATTGATGCTGGCTGAGTGTCGTAGTCGACGCTGGTCAACTCATACAGAGTCTGGCTTGTGCCAGAGCTAAAGTGTTCTTCAAGAATTAGTTCAACGGCTAATCTCTCTTCTTCAGAGAGACTATTCAATGCGGCTAGAATTCTATTGAGGTCTCTCTCACCGAGTATGTCACCAAGCTTGTTATTGAAGTCTTCAGTCGTAACGTCCCTGACGTGTGCATCAATAATCAAGGGTTTTGATTTTCTCTTTGGCACTGTTACCAATCTAGGAAAATTGTGTTCTCTACAATAGAAACTGGGCACAACAGTACCAATGACTGCTATGCCCAGCATAGAACGAATCTATTTCCTACGAGTTGTGCTACATCAGAACGACACGTAACACCGAGTTGCTGCTGATTCAACGACGAATTCCAATCCACGCTTCTTGGCAACAAGCTCCATGATGTCCTTGATTTCGGCAGCGGAATAGTCCTTGAATCGTGATTGTGCTTTCTTCACAGTCACTGAGCTCTCACCTGCATCCTTACGTCGAATGAGGTACTCATAGAGTTGAGTCTCAATTTCAGTAGTGAACGCTTGATTGTTGCCAGACTTCTTTTTCTTCGTATCTTCAACCGTTGGAATGACATCTTCTTGATACGAGTTAGGAACCACTACGTCGGTGTCACGCTCTGAATCGTCAGGTGACTTGAGCTTGCCAATCAATGGTTTCTTAATCTTGACGACAACGTTTGTAGGTGAAGCAGACTTGTCTTCAATTTGAATATACTTTGAGTTGCCACTGTTTCCACAAAGGTCAATCAGCATCTCAACAATCGACTTTGAAGACACTCCCTTGAACCTTGACTGCATATTCTTCACAGTAACGGTGGTTAGACCACGTTTCACTGCACCCTCAAGATAGTTGATGAGGTCAGAGTAGAACAGAGTTCCGACAACTGAGCTATTCGTACCTTCTACCACTGGTGGTTGAGAACGCTTCTTGGCTGTTGGTCTACCAGTGTTGATGAAGTTCTTCTCAAGGTCAGCAATCGAGATGTAGGTGGTTGGCAAGGTGTATTGGCGGTCAACTTCCCCCAGAACACGATACTTACACACCCGCATCTTCGTAGCATCGTGCAGTGGAACCGCAACTACGTCTGCTGGGTCAACTTCGATAATCATGATTCTGTCTCCAGAACCTGAGAAGCTGTTCACATAGGATTGTGTACCAACGTGAAGTCCTCGTGAGCACTCCTGCCTATTGTTTGCGTCAACGTGCGCACGAAGCATCTCAACAATCGAACCGACACGGTTGTCAATCTTGTTTGTGTGCTTGTCACGATAGTTACTGGTGACTGCTTTGTATGCCAAAAATGTGCCACGGTCTGTTAGTGGCAACTTGTGGTCGAGGAAGTCGAAGAGATTCGTGCGTGATTCGTCACTTGGGTTCTCTCCAAGACGCTTTGAGAAGAGTCGATAAATCTTCTTTGGGTCATCCTTCAACGAGGAATCCAAAATCCGACTACACAGAGACATAGGGATTTCAACGTTGTTCTTCCAGAACAACTTCCCATCACGCAAGTTGAACTCATCTTCCGTCTGCTCTCGGACGATGATTGCTCTGTTCACCAAGACAGCTGTGTCCTTCCACTGCTTCTTGAGCAGAGACGCACAAATGTCATTGAACAAGTTATGTGACGACGGCAGAGTCATTGTCTGCCCGTCAGGGAAAGCGAACGTCACAGACGCACGAGTAATCACGAAAGCGGGTTCAACGCTTAGGTCTAATGCCATTGTCTCACCTAGGTTTAGTTTCAAACACGAGTGAATTAGAGAACGAAAAACTCTGTGTACAGTTTGTTAGGACTGCTTGTTTCTTCTGCGCTGTTCTTCTTCCATGACAAGTGCTGAGCCAAGAAACAAGAACCCTGCGATGCATAATAGGAAGTATCCAGACAATGTCTCTGTGAACTTCTGACCATGCATAATCAGTGGCAAAGATTCTATTCCAAAGAATACAGAACCAAGAATCATTGAAGAAACTTCAACGAGAAACAACACTCGTCTCAGTGATTCTTTAGTCATCTTCTTCCTCAGATTCAGAGTTGAAGTCCTCAGGTGTGAACATCTCTATCTGCGAGTAATCCAAGCACAGAGAGTCGCGAGTGTTCTTGGTGTTTAAGAATGCTTCCCAAAATACAAGGAACTCAGACGGTGAGATAATCGCTGGGAAAACGTTTCGTATTCCACCGAATATGATGTTCAACCGCCAAGAGACGAAATGAAACTCATCAACAATCTGCTTCCCAAATTGGGACAGTTTCTGGGAACACTCTGCAATTAACAGTCGTGACCCTTCGTTTCTATTTGACATCTTGTTTGTGAAGTCGAACTGATGAAGGAAGTAAAGGGAAAAGATTAGCCGCTTGCCCTCGACACTGATTTTCTTTCCACCTTTCTTCAGTTTCAGTGCTTGTTTGACAATAGTTGGAGTTGAGTTCCCAAGACGTAACTCAATTGACTCCAAATCCTTTACTAAACTATTAATCAGGTGGAGAGATTTGTCCAGAGTCGGTTTTACCGCACCACCTGTTATCCTGTTGAAGACACCAAGGAATGAGTTACTTCTTCCCCAGTTCAGCAGGAGGAACTCAGCGCACTCTCTGATTAATTCATCAGGAGCATTTGCGAGTTGCTTCAACGCGTATTCATGGAGTGACATCGCATTCTTCTGCTTCCGAAGGAACGGGAGCATATGTTTGCGAACACCAACCATCTTGTATCCAGTTATGAATGGAACAAGCTCATTGAACGAGTAGAACCGAAGATTCGAAGCATAGCTGTTACCGCAATTTCCAGTGTTACTAGACAAGACTTCACTACAGGTATTGAATATACCACCATCTTTGTCAAAGTAGTCTCTTGAGTCAAAGTCAATGAAGTCCTTGAATAACTCATCCATTGGGAACGTTACATTGTTGTATGAGAGACAACAATACAGAAATGAGTTATTGGCAGAGAATGCTTGGATTGTCTCGCTCTGCTTAATCCAGTTACCTGTACTAGAGAGTGAAGAGTAATTGTGATAATCCTTCTGCTCAATAGTTTTGATACCATTGTGACCTTGTTCTGGTTTCAGTGGACGCATTTCTTCCAACTCAGACAAGTAGAAAAATCTACTCCCATGAAGTTGGTCTAGTGAATAGGTCTCAATGATTCGGGACAATAGCTCAAAGTTCTGCAATGTCTTGCGACGAACCCATGGATTATTAGGCAGTGTCTCGTCTGGCAGTTCAACAGGGGTGATGACGTTCACCATCGTTTGGTTTAACGCCTGATATCCTGGGAGAGTTTTACCATCTTGACGCACTGTCGTGTTTGTTTCCAGAACATGGTTGAACAAGCTTCGAATACGAGAGATGATGTATCGATTTGAAGTCTTGTCACCGCTTGTTCTACAAAGGTCGTCAACAACATAGAAATTGAACTTCTTCTCTGTAAAGCTAACTCGATTTTCATTGACGCTATTCGTCAGAGTCTTCAGGTATTCATCTCTGCACCAGAATTTGGAGAGTGATAATCCACCGTTTCTTTGAAGATAAATTTGACTCCATACCTTGTGGTCATTCCATGTTACTTCAGAATTATAGTCGGAGTAAAGGTCAAATAGACCGAAGCTATTGCGATTGTATTCCACAATTGCTTCTTCAAACGTCGCGCTGTTTGCTACCTTCGATGCTCCAAATTCAACTGCGTCTTGCAGGAAAGTGGTGAGCCTCTCAGTAAGAAACTGAACGACACGGTCTCGATATTGAATTGACTCACGAGACGCTGAAATCTGAAAATCACCAATTTGACATTTCAGGACAATTACATAATTGTTGATTAGGTAATTGGTCTGAAGTCTTTTTCCACTCTTCGTCGTGACGTACTTTGGAATTTCAATCTTACTGTCATCAACGATGTAAGGGATATTCCCCATCACAGCGACAATCAAGTCTCTGTCTGACGACAAGAAGTCAGTTAGACCGTCACCATCAAGAATAACCCCCAGTTCATTGCTGAAGATTGGTTCTGAATATTCATCGTACTTTGTGAGAGTTACTGAGTTAACAATAGGTGGTACATCGAAGAACGCACCAAGCTGTTCTACTGTTTGCTGTAATGTTTTGAAATCAGAAACCTGAACAGGAACACGAATCTCTAGTCCTGTTTCCTCATCAGTTGGTACTTCAGAAATCTTCGTGATTTTGCCATTCTGTGTCTCATCGATATACGACAAGTACGTTGTTTTCGTACCATCTTTGTATGAGACAATGGTAAATGTGTCTGTGTACGCAAACGCCGACTTACTCCCAATGCCAAGGAATCCAGTCTGTGTGTTAGTCTCTCGTTTGGTTGAAGAACCATAGTAGGCGAACACTTCCCAAATCTGCTGTTGGTCAAGTGACTTGCCATAGTCACGAATCTTCAACTCAGGGTCAAGTTGGTTCGGTAGTGTGACTTTGATTGGTTTATCAGGAGTACCAGCGTCAACGTGTGCGTCGACTGCATTGGTCATGTACTCACGAACAACTGCAAGAATCTTGTTCGAGTACAGCTGGTCTCTCAGAATGGAGAGGATGTGTGACTGATTATCCTGCTTGATGCCGTATTGAATCTCATCGCCAATCTTTGGCTTCAGATTCGTTGCCACTACGTCATGCTCAATCACTGCTTTCATCGTTGCTCCCGTGTGTGGTAATTCCTACACAGGATGGAACGTGGGCTCTAGGTTAAGGCTGGTCTATACGGTGATAGAAAGGTAGACAGCGGGTCTGAGCTTGATTCTTATCAAGTCGACAAGATTGACCAAAATTCGATTTTGGTACGAGAAAGACCGAAAACCCAGTTCTTATCTTCAAAGTAAAAGAGTGTTTGAAGATTCTTTGTATCAGCGGCTCTACCCCAAACAGAGATGAGGTATCTTGACTGTTCTCTTGAGAGTTCTTTCAAGAGTTCTTCAAACGAAGATACCTTGAAGAATGTGAAAAGCTCAGTCTCAGAGATGAAGAACTTTGGATAGGAGCTATCACCTAAACGTTCGACGGCAAATCCCCAAAAGAAGAACGGTATAAACTGACTCTTATGCACCGCACAGTACTTTGAAGACTGGCGCATTGAAGTAACAGGTATCTTCTTAAGGAACTTTATCTTCGTTGCACCTGAACTTACTACCTTACCACTCTCAATTACTCCGTTGTCTTCTTGCTTACTCTTCTCTGCCAAACGTTTGTCGGTATTGTAGGTCATTTGTTGTGTCACTATTGAAGATGTCATTTGGGGAATACCGTGAAAGCTTTATTGGAAAGTACTAAACCAGTAAGACCAGCGCAAGAGTTGATTCGGTCGAATATCAACGGGTCTTCTGATAGTGACTTATTATAATCATCTTCCTGACAGTAATCAGCGCACAAACAACCGATGATATTTTTCTTCTCGTCAAACAGTGGTGCCAGTATTAGCACTTCAGTATGAGAGTTCTCAAGAAAATTACGAGCAAATCCAAGCTGGAGTTCACCAGTCAAAATTGTGTAAACCGAATTCACAAAAACGTTCTTCGTTGTTGTGATTGAATGCTCAACAGCTATTCGACTATTGTTCATTGGTTCAATAGGGAACAAGCATAACATGATGTCCCAGAGTCTGGTAATTGGCACACCTTGAACATTCTGTCCTTGATAGGCGATACCACGTCCACAGACTTCAAACGTATTCGTTATTCTCCAAGCAGAAGAATTTGGTAGGAACGTTCCACCATTGTGGAATTGGTAGATGTAAACACGGTCTGCATCAATGACCGCGCGAAGTTCTATCAAGAGGTTGTTAATCTGCTCGTGCTGTGACGTGAATGTCTTCCAAGGAAGTGCTGGTGCTGAACCCTTTTCCATAGTGCTCTTGGCAAAGAGCTTATAGAGACGTTCACGGAAAAGGCTGACGAGACCGATAAAGATGAATGCAAGTGCAATACCTAAAACATCTTTCGTCTCTTTTACTAGTTCTAATAGTTCCACTGAGACATTTGAATACTAGACAATGCTTATTTGTGTTCTTTTATAACGCTAAGAATTAGCTTCGAAACGTCAACTACTTTTTGTCGCTGTTCTTTTGTCATCACTGTTACCTTATCCGTTTCTGATAGCTTGTGTAGCTGGTCAGGATTGAATAGGGAATCCAGCTTGTTCATCAAGTTCTTGACGTTCACATTGTTTGATGTGTTCTCCAAAAATCTGAGGGACTCATTCATAGACGTTTGAATTGACAAGAATAGCGGCATGAGCTCTTCATCAGACTTGGAATCGATATTCGCATGGGAATACAATCGAGACTCAATCTTGTCCATTGCGTCAAGCAATCTTGATACCCGTTGCATCTGCTTGTACACTACAAGTGCCATGAAGCCATTCAGATTACTCTTGAATGAACTCAATAGCTTTTCCATATGCTGCACTTCGCTGACTGTCGCTGGTTTGCCATTGATATACCCAATGACTTTTCTTAACGAAACAATGTCAACTTCTTCTGGGTCAGCTTGGTGAGTATGTACTGGTAATTGTGGAAGTTGCTCTTCATTATCATCAATAGTCGTCATCTGTGCTTCCGTTTGTCGAAATTGAAGACTTGTTTACCAGACCAAGCAAAATCTCACTGTTAAGCTCTTTTGTCTTCCTCATAATGTGTTCAAACGATTCTGAATCAATGCTATTGATTAGCTCTCGTAGAATCAAAAATGAAGAGTAAGAAAGATAAATCTTGCCAAGATTGAATGCATGTCGCTCACTCTTGGTTGAATCATGCTTCCTTATTACAGCAACACGGCCTGAATCTGGAAACTCTAAAATCTCAAAAATCAAACTCTTGTTGTCATTGAGAGGTATTGTCTCTTTGAATAAGAGGGTAATGACCTTCTCACGTTGTGCAAAATCTTTGTTCATTGTACAATCCTAGGGTATTATCTGTTACGGTACACACTAGGATAAAACGCAATGAAGCCAGATTTTACAGATTACTTGTACCCAGTTGAACCTAGACCACCACGGGACTCTTTTCTGCCAAATGACGGTGACGTCTGCTCGAGGAATACGACTTCAGGAGAGTTCTTTACGATTGTCATCTGAGCAATTCTACTGCCTTCTTCAATCACAAATACATCCTTGTGCGAGACGTTCGTGATGATAAGCCACAAGTGGTCATCCTTACCGCAATAGTCCTCATCAATGATACTGACACCAGTTGGGAACGCTAGTCCCTTTGAAGCTAACCCAGAACGGATTCGTACTTCATAGTGATAGCCAGGTGGAGTCTGGATGATAAGTCCTGTGTTAATCTTCGCTGTTGACAAATGTGGAATCTCCAATCTCGTTGGAGTACAAATGTCATATGCTTCTGACTGTGGTGTTGCCTTCCGAGGCATTGGAATCTGGAACGTGTTGTATATCTTGACGGGTAACGTACCGTCGGGAATCAACCCTGTGTCTACTGACTTCGGCAGGAATGATGACTGGGTGATGCTGGCGATTGAACGCTGGTTGATTCGGGAGACAATATCACGAATCATCGCCAGTTCTTCCATGAACCTATCACTTGATTTACTGTAGAACTCAACAAGACTCTCGGTGGAAATCTTGTCAATGTCCTTTTCAATCTTACCTTCGATTGCAGACAAAAGTTCTTCCATGGCGGTCAGCTTATCAACCTTGTGATTGATGAGTGCCAGAAAGATGAGATGAATCTTGTCTACTTGATTGTCTAGAACTGAAGCAAATAGTTCATCTGCATGCTTGAACTCCTTGTCACTCATCGCTCTGAGTTTATCCAAGAAGGAGCTATCCACTACTAGTTGTTTGTCTAATACACCCATACTTCTCCTAGTTAACAATTGTCTAAATCAAGCTCTTCATCTTCAATGGGACTTTCATCCTGCCCATTGTTCTCAAGGAAGTTAGCCAGACCTTTTGTAATCAAGTCTTTGAACATTGGAATGTTCATGTACTTTTGAGCCTGATTGTTCAATGCCTTTCTGACAGTAACTTCTGTGGTGTGGAAGTGACTTGAAAGCTTGTTGATATTGAACTCTTTGTTCGTCATTGCATAGAGGAATATCTCGACTTCCTTGTTCATCTTCAGGAAGTCTTTGTGACGGGGTATCGACACAGTCCTTCCACCGAGTATTGATACCAAGTCAAGTATCTTCTCAGGACCAAACACATAGTACAAATCAGTGAACCCAGGGTACTTGTCTTCGAGTTGGACAAGTTGTAGGAAGAACTTGTCTAGTATCACAAGTTGTTCTCCTTCTTTTGTAGACCTTACCGAAATCGGAGAATGCTCTTTCAAGTCTTCTCGTGAAGCCAGCGCAATGGAACAACGGAAACAAACAAGAGCCTTTGTATAAAGGCTCAGACACTTCTGCCGAGTGTAGACCCAGTCATTCTCTTTGAAGATTTGAATCACTTCACGAGGCTTCAACCGTCCATCATCACAGTTCTGATATAGGGTGATTATCAGATGTGAGATGATTGGCTTTTCTTCTTCAGTGAAGTGCGATGAAAGAGTGCGAATACTATTGAGAAGCATGGTCTCATTGATTGCGCTCTGCGGGGTGTTGTAATGAAACTCTGAGCTAATCTCGTCTAGGTTTAGCTTCTCACCCTCGATTGAAACCATTGAGTTTTTGTAGTCATAGAAGTTCTTTCGATAATGAGTATACATGCCAAGAACAATGCGCTTATCAAAGTACGCATACATTCTTTTCTCATTCTCGAAAATCAATCTCTTGCTTGATAGGTCATCGATGAGTGTCTCATATGCCCATGAGAATAGCTCTTCAAAGACTTCATTCCCACCTGTATATGAAAACCGCTTGTCACTCTTTGAAAGGAAAGAATTGGCAAGCGGTATACAACCTATCTTGATACGTTCGAATGCTTCAGCATCGTTCTGCTTCTGGAATAGCTCATAGTCATCAAAGAACGTCTTCAAGAACTTGTAGTTCACTTCAATCGAACGGAAGTGCTTCATCACTGTTCTTAGTGACGCGGTCTTTTTCCAGAAAACGATATTGTGTTTCGTGCTCAAAATGTATTTGGTCTAGTAATAAGAACGAATCAATCTTCTTAAACTACCCAAACACCAAAGTGAGTGTGATGGTAGGCTCACTACATTGATTACTTGTCTGTTCTGAGTCTCAAGAATACTCCGAATCGCAAAGCTCCATCCTTCGTAATCTCTTGGAATTCTGCTTCGACAATCTGCCCAATCAACTTGTTGCCCTTGTGTAGGTACATGTAGTATACACGCTGGGTCTCACTAAATCCTGAACCAACGAAAGAAGTTTCTCCACTTGGACTCTGCAACTCAACGGAACCTAGAGAGCAAGTGAGCTTCTGTAACTCGCTGACAGGAACTCCAAACTCTTCACTACACTTCTGAATCAACTTGGCGGACGGTGGTTTGCTGAACTTCTTGTCACCGTCTTTAACTGCAATGATTGGTAGGTCTTCAGTTTGAACTGGTTTGTCCTTAACCCAAAACTCAGAACGAATGTTCTCATATTGGGATGACAAATCCTTGAACACTGAGCCTTCAAATCCCTGCTTCACAAACTCTCGTGTTGCTGAGATTGCTTCTTCCTTCGTCCTGATTATCTTTTGTTCAACACGAATGACATTGTCAAAGCTCTTGCCCTGAAAGAGAAGGCTAATTTGTTTGCTTCTCTCACGCTGTGAACGTTCACTCTTTGCTGCAAGTAACTCATCGATAGACAGACAGTCAAAAACATGGAAGTTCAGAGACAGCCTATCTGGGTGGTCAAACTTGCTTGAGGCGATTGAACTGGTATCATTCCAGTTTGTTGCAAGTAACTCACCATCGAAAACAATGCCTGTGTCCAAAAATGGTTTCAGTTGCTCGATGATGTGCTGAACATTACCGAAGTAGAACTCCTTCAACTGCCTGCTCAACGCAACATAGATTCCTGGAGTTTGGCTAAAGATAACGCATCGGAATCCATCCATCTTTGGTTCAGCAACCCATGTTGACCCATTGTCAAGAAACTCCCATGATTTTCTTGGTGAAGCAAGTTGTACCCCCCAACTGCTCTTCAGCGAGGGGTACACTTTTGCTATTGTTGTCTTTCCAACACCACTTACAAACTCCTTGTTCAGGAACTTGTTGAACCAAGCACGAATGTTGTTGTCAGCAATTGATGTCTGAAAAGCTGCAATGGCACGGAGTGCCATATTGCCAGTCAGGTCTCGTGTTCTGAGTTTATCAGTCAATGAGACAAATGAACCCCACAGTTCATCTTCAGTACTGAAGGGAGAAAATACAGAGTCAGGTTCAATGACAGGAGCGGAGATTCCGAGTGTTATGAAAGGATTGAAGACAATTTCTGAAGTGACACGTAAGAACTCATTGTCCTTGATGGCAAGTAGAATCGTTTCCTTTTCTTTCCGCGAATTGGTATTCTCACACTCATTGAGTGCGTCAATGAACTCTGTTAGTCTGTTCATTTTCTCTTTCTGAAGGGTTCTAGTCCATTAATTACTGCGTTTACAAACTCCTCGGAACCACGCTGATAGGTTCTCAGAATCTTGTCGTATACTCTCAACGCTCCAAGATTTCTGCCCATGACGTCATCAACCATGATGTTGTACGTTAGGTACGGATTCTTCTCAAAGAGATGCTCTGCACACATCACTGGTGCTGTTGTTGACAAGATACCAACGAGGTATCCGAACAACATTGGGTCAACACCTTGTGAGTTAACGATGTAACAATCAACGTTGAAAACTGATTCCTCACGCTTGCTAATTGCATCAACAAGAAGTATGAAGTCTAGGTCATTCTTGAGTGGTGCAACTTTAATCATGAGGTCAACAGTATCCTCAAATTGACTTTGGATAATCTGAGGTACTGTTGTGTCGTTTCCGAGATAAAGGATGTTCATGCAAGCCCTGAAATCAAATCGTACTGGTTCAGTACAGAACGAATTCTGCGCTTGTACTCTTCTAGCTGAAGCATAGGAAGGCCAAGAATCTGAGCCAGCAGAGTTGGTGGAATGTAACCGTCCTTTGTGTTCCGTGGACGTGTTTGCTTTGACCGATGGCGCAAGAACGCTTCAGCGACTTCTTCAGAGGGATTGAGACACTCTTGGAAATAGCGTGTGATGCCTGGACAATATGGTTCATGGAAACGTGAAAGCGTTAACTCAACCACTTGCAGGTCGAACGTGGATTGAAAATCTTGGAAGGCATCAAACGCATCACCAACGTCGATTGAACGACTAGTGTTGCCTGAGTACTCCAAGTCTTCATCTGTCGTCTCCGTACCAACGGACAATGATGTTTCAACAAGCGAAGTGTCAGGGCGACGAGTGTAGAACCCAACCAAATCCTTCACAATATTGGTTGCCATCGTACGAATGGACGCACGAAGTTGTGCCTGATTAAATACCCGCATCTCGTCAAATCTCTTGGAGATTACACGACAAACGTGTGAGTTAATCTCTTGCACATAGTCCTCAGAATCCATGACACGGTTGTTTCTGCCAATAACGATATGGCGAAACATCGGTTGGAACTCCTTGATTACTCGGTCGGTGAACTCTTCAATTGTCAGGTGTTCATTGCTGACGACGGGTGTTGTTGCCTTCTGCGTCACTGCACGCTTCACCCCTGAGCGTACCTTTTCGACTTTCCGTTTGCTTGCCTGTGGTTTCGCAGTAGAAACCCAATTTTCTTCCTCTTCCCTGTTAAGCTGCTCGACTGACATTTGGAACCCCTGAAATGAAAGTATTGAAATGTGCCTAGACCTTGTGACTATCGTATCTCAAAGAGAACGACACCACAATATGAAAACCTGCTTGAGCTTCCCACCCTAAGGTATTCACGTTGAGTAGTTTTGACATCACCCTTCTTTAGTGTAACAACAATTTTCTGCGGCAATGGGTCTTGCTTCCGAATCAGTAATTCGTCACGTGTGAATGACAGAAGACTGGCTCCAGACTGCTTTAGTGTCTCCACACTTACGTTGAGTAGCAGGGAAACGAGACGTGATTCAACACTGAACGTAAGGGACAATTCCATGGAGGCAAAACCTATGCGTTAAGAAAGCCTACGAATATCGGGCTTTTCTTTTTTACTCGCAACAAAAAGTTGACAAACCTGCTAAATGCGTGTTTCTAGCATCGTGCTAAGTTGTCAGACCCCTTGTTATGCTGAGAAAACTCGGAAAATGCCACAGCTAGTCTCGAGGTATACTGTGTTGTATAATACATACACAGCATTGTTTTACGAGTTTCTGCTGAACTTCTTTTCAGTTGTAAACCTTTGAAGTATTTTAGAGCGGACATCATCATTACTCACGATTGTGGTACAAGACACAAGTTCCTGAAACTTCTCTCTTCCAACTGACTCTGGGTCGTGTTCTCTTGGTAGGTTCACAATCCCGCAACTAACTCCTAAGTTTAGGAATTTCTGTTGATAGGTCATCTTCTGTTCCATGCTGACGTCTCCGTCTAACGCAAGCTTTACAACTCTGTACTTTCTTGCAATCAAATGAAGCTGTGTCAACGATAGAAACTTTCCGAGAAGAGCAAGTGCGGTTTTCCCAGCTGAAATAGCGGAGAAAACGCCTTCACAAATTATGGGAACTTCTTGTGAAGGGACGAAGTCGATGTTGAAGATTACATGTGATTTATTCTCCTTTGGGTTCAGATACTTCGGCAAAGTAGAAGTATAGGAACGAGCGGAGTAATAGACACAACGCCTGTCGGCGTTATAAAACGGAACAACGACTCTTCCCTCGAGTCTACCTAAACCAACCCTCATGTCGTAATGAGACACTGTCTCAGGACTGAATCCTCGATATTCAGTGAGATATCGATAGGCCTCGAGACCATTCTTCACTGGATACGAAAGTTCATCTATGTTGAAGTAATGGAGTGACGTTACCTTGTGGTCAACAGCTTCCAAAAGATGCTTGAGTTCCCCTGTTGTAGCATTGGAAACCTTGTACATCTCGATGAAAGGAAATAGCTTGCTAGCCTTTCCTTTCGTACCACAACGGTAGCAGTTGAAAAGGTCTTTCTCAATGTTGATGTAAAGATGGAACTTCGTGTCTTTACGTTTCTCTGGGGACTTGTCTATTCGAACGTGTTCACAATATGGACAGCAGAGACGAATCTCTCCATTCGATGCTTGGAGAACTTTGCCTGTAGCGGTTAATTGCTGAAGATTCAAGACGGATACTTTCCGAGAAGTTACTGTGTGAACTTAGAAAGATTCTATGCTAGATATCGCACTCTCATATCTAGGCTTCAAGAACTGTTCGACTTCTCTTTTCCTCTCTCTCAACTCACACATAAGGTCTGGATTGATGACTGAGATAGCACCATTCGTTAACTTATTGAGTTCTCGATCACGTTGTAGACATACGTCCATTCCAGTAGTGAAGACCTTATGCATATGAGTGTTCCCTGAGAAGATTTCATCATAGCAGAAGTAGACAAGGTCTAGCATATCACAGAATTTCATGACTTCCCATGCGGGCTGTGTATGAGCCTTCTTCTCTTGAAGAATGTACATAGAGTATGATTTCAGTACTTCATTACCAGAGAACTGTTCGTTGACGAACCTTGTCTCAACGTCTTCTTGATAGTACTTTGAAGACTTGAATGGATAAGGAATATCCCCTACGTAAGCTTCTTCCAAATCATGAAAGAGTGAATAGCGCATGGCTGTCTCTGTGTTAATCTTCGGACAATTGGACAGAGACTCTAACTCTTCAGGTTCGCATTCTGCTATCTTTTCTCGTAACCGTTTGTTATAGTCATCACAAATCATCATCGTGAGCATTGTCACTCGATACGAGTGGTCTGCAACATTTTGCTCTTTGTTGTTACGGAGATTAGAAAATCGGTTGATGTTCGATAACGTCTGAATGACGCTGAAAGCACTATCGATGCTCATTACATATCCTCTTGTTCTCCTTCACCACCCATTGGTGAAAAGAGACTCTGGACAACTTGGGCTAAGCCCAATTCATACAGTGTCTTGGCTTCCAATGGGTCAGAAAAATTTGCCTCTACGGAGAACGAGCCATCCTCAATACGGTTAACTGTCACCATAGCAAAGCCTGTTGCAGTGCTCAAAGTTTTAAGAGCGGCTGCAATCGCTTCTGAATTGGTGGTGACACCCTCACTCCCGACAAGAATACCAGACAAGTGACTTGGTTCTTCTTGAACAGTAGGTTCGGCAGTGGCTTGCTTACGCTGACGGAGTGACTTCTTGCCAGAAGTGCTGTCAGTGATGAATGCTGCTATGAACACTACAGTACCTAATACAAAAAGGAGCAGTACTGCAAACCCACAAAAATGCCAGAAGGATTGAAAGATGAACTGTAAGATATCCATGTATTGCTCCAAATAGATAATGGTTCTTCTGAAGTGAACGACTTTATTTGGTTAAAGTCAGAATTCAGAAGAACCATTATAACTGGGAACGACTCAGTCAGTTAGTATGTTGGGTGTGTAATTCGGTCATCCTCTTGGAATAACGAAGTTTCCCTGTCAACGCGCAATGGTACATGCTTGTTTTCAATACCCTTACGCATCTTTGCAGTATACAATCGCATCGTACCGTTTGCTGCTTCTTCTGCTGTTTGGTTAAGCGAGATGACACCGTGTGCAATGTGAACCTTCTTTGAAGACTCAGCAAGGTGACGCTTAACGATTGTGTCAACTTCCCAAGCTTCAACCTTTGGTTGAGAAGCACTCAACATGGCAGAGTTGTATTCCTTTGACAAGGCAACCAAGTCAGCATAAATAGTACCACCATCATCGTACAATGAACCCTTTGTACCTGTTGATGGAAGCATGTTGTCAGCGTAGTCAACGATAATCAAATCAGGTCGGAAGTGGAAGGTGTTCCGAAGTCTTGAAAGGTGAGAACGGAGAGCATTTACACTGACAGTACCAGGGTCAAAGTACTTGATGTGTAGCTTCTTACTAAACGTACTAATTTGGTGCATCCAGCTTTCAAACTCAGCTGGAGCCATATTCAATAGCATCTCGTGCTTGAGTCCTGTCAATCGTGAAATGACCTTAAATAGGATCTCCTCCTCTGGAACTTCAAGCGAGTAAAATACAACATTGCGTCCTTGAATCATATTCGCGGCTGCAATGTTTGCTAGCAACGTAGTCTTGCCACGTCCTGGAGGAGCAACCAGTACGTACAAGAACTTCCGATACATTCCACCGAGGAGATACTTATCAAGTGTTGGGAATGACGTAGTCAGGGTGTTTTCAGGAGAGTATTCTTCGCGATAAAGACGCTGGAGCTTCAGGTAGTCGTTTTCAAAGCTCAGGCCAAGGTCTACCTCAAATCCAGAGTTGACCGCCTTCTCAACAAGTGCTATAGAGCTTTCAAGGTTTTCGTCTTTGTCAAGAAGGTCAACGATTTTGAGTACTGCGTTCTTAATATTCTGGCGTTGTGCAAATCGAAGAACCTTATTCTTGATGAAAGCAATGTCGTCAAGATCCATGCTGTAGATGTCTTCAATCGTCGTGAGCATGGTATAGACTGCTTCTTCATTCATCTTCCCAATCTTGGCTTGGTCAACCAAATGGGAGTTTAGATTCGCCTTGTCTGGAATTTGCCGATACGTATTGTAGTACTGAATGATGTTCTTGTAAATGAACTGGTAGTAGAAGGACTCAAAGTACGACGGCTTGACAAGGTCGGAACCAAAGAGACAAAGGAACTGTTGGTCTCTCACTGTCATTGACAGAATCTTCTTCTGAAACTCCATCGAATAGTCGAACTTTGTTTCAGGCATCTGGTCACTCGTCATCGTTGGTGCGGTATAGGGCAACGTCGGAGTAACTGTTGTCGACTCAGGTGAGATGATTGGCGACCCAATTTGGGTGATGTTGAATCCAGCTATTGGTTGAGGGGCGGACGCAACTGATTGGGCGAATTGTTCTTGGATGAAACCTTGTTCTAGTTCCTGTAGCGTTTGGTCAGTCATTTCTTCAAGCATTTTGTGGTTCCAAAGTTGTCTCTTGCCGTGCGTTCACAAGAGATGTGATAAACGTTCCTAACTCTTCCATTCCAGAATAGACCTTGTACGAGTGTCTCAAGTATGATTCCTTGCGAAGCTCTGAGTGCTTGCGAAGATATGCATGATGAGTGTCATTGAAGTCAATGATGTAGACTCGAGAAGTAGTTGCGCTCTTCGTCAGTGCACGTGCTGGACGTTGAATGTTCTTTACTTCCGATTTACCACCAGCACCCATGAGGATAATACCATCAAGCGTTGGTAGGTCACGACCTTCGTCAAATACACTCGAACCTATGAGAACCTTATAACGTTTCTCAGCAAACCAAGACTCATATGGAAAGTCTTCTGGATACTGAATATACTTTTTCTTGTCGTGTGTGAACGTAGAGACAGCAAAGTCCTCTTGTAATTCTTTGTACAGTTCAGGAGTGTACGCTGATAGAATGCCAAATTTTGCTGAGACGAAAATTGTCTCTGGTATGTCTTCTGCAATCAACTCGAGTAGCTTGAATCCATGCTCTAGACGTACAACGGACAATAAAGTAGAGAAGTCTAGCTGGGAAAGGCGAATTGCTAGTTTTGAAGCAAGTACATTACGCTCTTGGTTCTTGACGATGAACCTATTGTATACTTTGTGGTAGTCTTCCATAAAGTATGTTGGCAATGAACTCATCTGGTAATTCAGGAAGAAGACATTGGGTTCAGCGATGAATCCTTTGTCAATCAGAAACTGAGTTGTGACCTGCATGATAACTTGATGAAAGTATCCAAGCAACACTGCGTCTGATGGGTTTTCAAGATTTGCCTGACCACCACGAAAGGGTGTACCGCTAACACCAATGGTGTATTCAGTATGAGAACAGCGTTCTGCCAGAAACTGGTAACTGTCTGAACCAAGATGGTGTACTTCGTCGATGATGATGCAGTTGATTTTGTCGAAGAACTCTTCATACTGCTCATCACGAGCCATGTTGTAAAGTGTATCTATGATGCCAACAAACACCTTATTCTTCACTTCTTTCTTACCGTCACCAAGCTTACCAACGCTTTCTACCCCACGGAGTATTAAACGATCATATGTCTGGTGCATGAGCATCTTGTCAGGAACAACAATCAGAATGTTCCCCTTGAACTCATCCTTATGTGTTAGAATCTTCGTTAGCCCTGCGAAAACCTCAGTCTTACCACCACGTGTAGGTATCCAAAGTATGCCACGCTTCCACATTAAGCACTTACGTATTGCGTTCGATTGGTACTCTCGCATTGAGATACCATCAAGCAAATCAACTGGCACTGCTTCAACGTTTGTGTCTGGCTTTGTTCGCTTGTCCTTTACAGTAATGAAGTCCAAGTCCTCGAGCAGTGGCATCAATCCTGAGAGGAACATTGGATATTTGCCATCCTTAACGAACTCCGTTGTAACCACATCATCACGAACCATTTCGTGAAGCGTCAACCTGGACTTGACTAATCCAAGCTCTTCCTGGGAGAAAGAAGACATCTTCGCCCAAGTATTTTCAACTGTGATTTTCATGCGGACTCGCTAGTGGGAGGCAATCAAGACTGAGACATGATGTCTCTTTGATGGTTAAGCTTGTCAGACAACAAGTTGTTGTACACTAAGTATGACAAGCGAACCAATGACGCAGACAGTTTCTCATTCTCACAAACAGGGAACACTACAGCATGCTGAGAAATCAATGGTTGTTCTGACGATGAACTAAACTTGTGATAGAGTTCTTCATACTTCAATAGGATACGCTTCCTGTCTTGTATCTTTAGGTTGTCTAGCTCATCAATATTCTCACGTTCACTTGAGAACTTCGGATACAAGTTTGAGTCTACAAAGAACACAGTAAGATGTGGAGTTGGTGGTTGAATCAACTTGTATTCAACAGACCAGATAAGCTCTTCGGGGATGTTGTTCAATGTCGTCGGGTACACTAGATTGCTAAACCAATATCGGTCGCACAATGCAACACCCTGTTGCGCAATGTGCTCAAGAATCATCGGGTATGTCAACGCATGTGACAATGCGTGTGACAGAATCTTCTGTTGAATAGTGGCGTTTGGAAGTCTGGTAATCTTGACCAGATTCATATGGTCTTGCTTGTTGGGGAAGGTGAACACCCGAGAACTAACGTTGGTAACCGTCTTGAGTGCATGTGAGAACAGCTTTACTAGTGTTGATTTCCCTAGCTTATCAGCACCCTCGAATACGATTAGTTTTCCAGCAAATGCAGTTGGTCTCGAAAACGGTACCTGACGTTCAAGTTCTTCCAATGCAAGTTGCTCATCAATGCTAAAATACTCATTTTGAGTAAATTCGTTTGGCAAATCACTAGACATTTAGACTCTCTCTTTTAGGTTCAACTTAAATTCAATTTTGTCGCCAGCGTTAATGAACTGGTTCACATTGTCTACTGATTCTTCGGAAGTCGATATTTCGGTGACTTCAACATCATAGGCCATTGCAAGCCTCTTGACGATGTCTTGTAAGTCCTGTTCGAATCCTGAACCTTCCATGTGGTAAGAACCATCATCATGCTTCTCAATCTCAAGCTCACAAGCTCCACCCCAAGAAGAACCAATTTCAACGTCACACCGTAGGGGCATTCCGTTAAGCCATTGGTAACGCTCTTGTGGAATGGTCTCCATATGGAGTTTGAAGACGTCATAAATCTGAATCAATTCCGATGGGAATACATCAACTTCAATTGAGTCATGAACTGTGCCTATCATCTTAGAACGTAAACCAGTATTCCAGATATGCTCTTGAATACGGAGTGTCGCATCAAACGTCAAGTCGGAGTTATGCACGAAGACACCAGAAGCAAGAGCAAAGTTGTGGTACTCATCTACGCTGATATCGTAAACACTTATCTCTTCTTTTGAAGAAATCAATGATACTGTATCAATCTTTACTGTTTGACTACTACCCAGTTCACAAACACCAGAAAGTTCATGCCCCCTAGTCAGATTTTGAGCTTCACAATAAGTCCCATCTGTGAGAAGAAACAAATGATCAGGCGTGCAAGTCACAGTCTGACCACTGATGAGTGATACAGAGCATAGGATGGTAACAGACGTAGTTTTTCTTGCTGAATGACCCTTCCCAAAAACTATGTTTCCAGACTTATCAGAGGATAGTACACGGAAGTCTGTGACACCGACAAGGTCTTCTATTTTTACGAAACTATGTAGTCCACCCTCTGTGATAACTATTATCTCAGTGTCACCTGTGAAACAGGATGTCGACTGAATAGGAGAATTTTGAGCTTCTCGTTCACTCTTCAACACTTCAAACTTCTGTTTTGAATCAATGGAACGAAGCCATCTTCTTCTACCGAATGGTGTTGTCACATACTTATTCGCACGAAGAAACTTATGTTGTTCGTTGATCCAAGACTTCACATTTGGAAATCCCTTGAAGAAGTAGTCAATGTACGTCTGTGCTTCATCTATGGAGATTCCTAGTTCCTCAGAGAGTGACTTGGATTGCTTACCGTAGAGAATGCCGAACACAACAGCCTTCGCACTCTTACGCTCTTTCTTCGAGACTTGCTCAACAGGCTTATTGAAGATTCGTCCAGCAGTTAGTGCGTGAACGTCTAGTCCCTCTTTGTATGCAGAGATGAATCCATCGTCATTTGCTAGAGCACCGATGACACGTACTTCAAGCTGTGAATAGTCAGCCGCCATAATCAGACCACCAGTTTCAGCGAACCGCGATGACACAAGACGCTTAACGTCAGTGTTCCCTGAAGGAAGTGTATGGAAGTAACTCGACAGTCTTCCTGTTGCAGTGCCGATGACGTTGTAGTCAGGTAGGTACATCCCAGTTTCAGGGTGTAGACTCTCAGGTTCTGACAACGGCTCAAGATATGTTGACAGAATCTTGACGAGGCCACGTAAGCTAGATATGATTTGAGCTATCTTCTTGGCTTCACGAGAGACTCGAATGTCATCAGTCTTGAGAATTATCTGGAGTGCTGACTCAGCCACAGAAGGTTTGTTTCCTTCTGTCATCTCGACAACAGGACAGTGGAGATAATTTGGCGAGTAGAACAGTTCCTGAAGTTGTAACAAGCTATTTGGGTTGAATTCAAACTTCTTCTTTTCAGCTGTCTTGTTTACAATGAAGGTTTCAACAGTCGGTAGTTTCTTTAGACCTTCACGGAAAAACTCAATGTTCTCTGTATACTTCGTTATGAGAACATCTCGTTGAGCCCAATCAATCTGAATTCCTTCTGTTTCCAGTGCAATGAATACAGGGATGCTTCGTAGAAGGAACTGATAGCCATCGGTCTTGTACTCCCTCATTCTCTTGTCAAGAGCCTCGAATAACAACAACGTTGCTATAGCATCCAATGCACCGTATGTTGAAATCGTTGTGTACTTAACGTTGAAGAAGTGTCGGTCTTTTTTCAGTCGATGGCTGTTCAATTGCTCGTGTAAGTCTTTCTCCCATGTCATGTCGAATCCGAGCACCAGACGGGAAAGGTCTTTCAGGTTTAGGTCAATGCCACTGTCTCGACGAGCACCAAAGATATAGTAGCCCATGTAAAGTGTATCGGCATAAATCTTAAAGTCCTGAATTGGAATGTTCAAGTGCTTATGACACCACTTCAAGTCGAAGATGATGTTGTGGCCAACAATAGGTATTGTCCTGAGTATCTTCCGTACACACTGGTTAACTAAATCTGTATGCTCTACCGTGATTAGAAGTTCAGGATGTTCAACGCCAACGAAGAAACCTTCTCGTGTCTCAGGGTCGGAGAAGCAATAGCCAATAATCTTGCTGTCAGGAAGGTTCCATTCCAGATTCTTAGTCTCGATGTCGAAGACAACGTATGGGAAGTTTCCATTCTTGTATCTCGTAATTAAGTCTGTTGTGTATTCCAAAAACTCCCAAGGCTCCAGCACACGAGACTTAATCTGCGACGAGACGTCAGAAACTCCAGAGACTTTGTTGCTTATGTTCTGAAGTATCTGAATGAACTTCTCATGATAAGAGAAGTTCATCATCACGTACGTTGGAGATGGTATCGGGATAATTGGAAGTGCTAACTGTGTGCCATCTGGGAGACCAAATGACACTGGGTACTCATTGCCTGCAATTGACAAGATTCCTGACTCATTACTGGGCAGGAATAGCTTTGTGGCGGTTGAACCACAGGTAATAACATAGCGCAACGAGTTCTTAAACCGTTGAAACTCATACTGCAGGTGGGTGGAGGCACACAGTTGAACTGATTGCTCTGGTGGTGCGGCAAGCTTGCCTGAGAATACGTTCTGTCCTTCGTATGAGATGCACTTCGTCAGAGAAGTGAAGTATATGTCTTCTGGTTTGAATCCAACTTTAGTCAGTGAAGTGATGAGCAAATCAGCACTATCGCCAACCATGAGTTCACCACGCTCGTCTTCTGTTCGATTTGGGGATTCTACAATCACCATTACCTTTGGTGAGAGTTGTCCTTTACCTGAAATAGCGATAGTCTTAGCGCAATTCGACAGTGCGCACCATTTTGAGGAGGAACACCGTGAAGATTCTTTCCCGACGATTGGTAAGTCCATTTAGCTTAGTAGTGTGGTGAGCTTGGCGACTTCTTCATATGAAGGTCGTAGACAAACAGAGTCAGTTTCAAAGTCGAGAACAATGGTGCTAGTTTCTACCCAAGGGACAACGTTGGTCTTTACGAGTAAGATGCCAACGGCTTGTTGAACAAGTTCCGTGGTGCTCCCCTTGTAGACCATTTCAATGAGCTTCCTGTCAAGGAGCGACAACGGGGAAGAATGATTGGGAATTTGGGCTAGAACTGCCTTGACGTTCTTCGCATGAGTTAATGAGTCAACGGACTCATGAAACTCTTCAACATGTGAACCAAGTGTTGACTGGTCAAGTCGCATAAATCGAGCCAACGTGAATCAGTAACTCAGGGTTGACATCTTTGTAGAAGATTTGGGTATTGTGCTCTTCAACGTCTTCCTCAGTCATGCGGATTATTCCGTAGCACCCACAATGTTCAACGAAGTGAACAACATAGACGTCATCAATTGATGGGCTATGGGTCATGTCGTCAAGGTCATTTGACATCAATACCAAGTCACCAGTGAAAATGAACTCACCAGTTGTCTTGTATGGTATCTGTGTACTCGTTGAAACAAAGATTTTGTCAAAGGTATCTTGGTCTTTGAACTGTATGCTGTCCCCTGTGATGGAAGCGAAACCCTCTTGTAATAGGTCTTCAAGTGTCTTATGAATGTAGTTGCCATCTTCAAGCAACTGGTAGAATTTATCCGACAACGGCAAAAGTGTTTGCTCTGAACCAAGCATCAAAGACTCCAAGGTTTATCCCAAGACAAGTGTTGTTACATCATTTTCACGCAAAAGAGAAATCTCCCCATTGAAGTACTCATAAGCTATTTCGTTGTGCGTGATAACGAACGTTGAGTACGTCAATCCTATTATGTTCCGAAGCATCTCCAGTACATGGATGATTCCTTCGCTGTCGATGCCCTCGAACACTTCGTCTAGAACGAGCAAATTTGTGTTTACGGAACTAACACTAAGAACTAAATCACGTAGCGAAAGCTGTATGGCGAGGTCAACACGACGTTGTTCACCCCCTGAATGGTCTGTGTAGTCTGAGATTCTACCATTCTGATTATGAATCAACTTGATATTGAGTTTTGAAACTTCACTGTCTTCATTGATACCAGAATCAAAGAAGATGGTTTCTGAGGAGAATAGGTATTCAGAATAGATGATGAGTCTTGAGTTCAAGAACTCAATGTCCTTGTTCAACAGATAAGCTTGGATACCCTTCGGTGAGAAGATTTTATCAAGCTGCAATCTGTCTTGTATAATAAGTTCTTTCTCTTTGAAGTTCTCAGAGAGATGTACTGACTGTTCAACGAATGCCTGAATGTCTCTACCAATGTTCTGCAGTTGTTCTTCCAACAGGCTGATTTGACTTCGGATAGACGCTTCGTAACCACGAAACCGCTGAAGCTCATTTAAGTTCGTCATTCTTCTTTGGTTGAGTGAACGCAATGCTTGTTCTTCATTCTGAAGTTCGCTATAGATTGCATTCTTCTTTCCTTTGATGACTTCTAATTCATCTTTCTTCTTGGTTCCTGAAGCTGTCAGGTCAGACAACTCGTTGTAGAGTCGGTCACGTTCAGATTTCAAAGAAACCAATTCCTCTTCAGTTGCTTGGGAGAGCACTGAATGACATGAGTTACACCGTGTAATAGGGTTGTCTATGCGTGATGACACGATGGTGTATCGAGAATTCTTGCTGTGATAGGACTCTTTGAGACCAATCAACTCAGTATTGATTTGTTCCAACTGAGTGTCGAATGCTGGAATACTGTTACGTAGGTTCTGTATCTTCTCTTGCAGTTGTTGCTCTTCTGTGTTGATAGTTTCAAGCCCACTTTCCAGTGTACTGATTGTCTCACTGCTACCTGAAGAGGAAAGTGAAGACTGGAGTGAAGAAATTTTCTCTGTGATTTCCCTTCCTGATTGCTTCTTTGAAGTTATCAGATGCTGGGTTGAATTTATCGAGGACTCAATGCTACTGAGTTCGCTTCTCGCAACATCTAGTTCCTTCTTGTTCAGCTCACGTGCCTTCTCCCAGATTGCATTGTTTCGAATGTTCTGGATTGTTTCACGACGTGCAGTGTCCTTCAGTTGGCTGAATCTATTCTTAAGTCCCTGTTCAAGAATGATTATCGAGTTGAACATGTCTTGCTCAATTCGGATAATCGAATCAATCAGCGTCTGACTAGCCTTCGTTGTATGCTGGCTCTTGTCTTCATCGTTGATGAAGATTCGTATGTTATTCTTGAACTTCTTGTGTTTACGGTAGCGTTCAATTCGATAAGTAACATTGTCGAGAACAAAGGAGAGTATGACGCTACAATCCTTCTCAGCCTTGTAGTTAATGACTTCGTCTGCTGTTTTGCCCTTTGGTGTTGAACCGAAGATACACCAACTGATAGCCGCAAATAGGTTAGATTTTCCAGCACCATTGCTTCGTGTCAATGAGTTGTCAAGATTCTCTCCCTTGACAAGTATCATGCCCTGTTCAAAGGTAAGTTCAACTGCTCCTATTGTTAGGAAGTTGTTTATCTGCAGACTTTGGAATTCAATCACAACAGTTGCTTGGCTTGAGTGAGTAATTTTAGTCCTAGGTTCTTGACGTTCTCCTGCCCTGTGAAGACATTATCCATGTATGTACCAAAGGTCTCTTCAAACGAGATAGCCTCAACGTCAAGTTGTAGACCAACGGTTTTATCAGACTCCTCTTTTGTCACCAGACCAGAAGACGATAGGATTCTCGAAGCGACAAATCTTTCAAGAGCCTTCTGAATAGTCGCTTTGTCCTCGTTCTTGTGTATGTGATTGTAAATCACACAGCAGTTGTCTTCCAATGAATCAATGTCAGACAGGGAGAATGCCTTGACAATACGAGGACTAATGTAATTGGGTATTAGCTCCGTGGTCTTCTTTTCAGTATCGATTAACCACACACCACGACGCAAGTCATAGTCAAACTCTGTTACAGTAAACTGTTGTAAGCTTCCTGGGAGAATGACATTTGTGAACGGACGCTGAGGCACATGGTGATGTCCGTTGAACGCAAAGGTAAAGTTCTTACTCAAGAATGATGTATCAACTACTTTCTTTGAACTACCATGTTCAAGTTTGAATGGTGAGAATCCAGTTGGTGTACGGGACACAGAGTCAATTACACCATGGATTGTCAAGTGTCCGAAGAACAGTTTGGTGTTCTGTTCACAGCGTTTTAGAGCTTGCGCAACTGACTCGTAGGCTTCCTCGTCGTGGAGGAAATACGGTGCTAGAACCATGCTGAATCCATCGCACTCAATCACTTCTGTCTGCTTTATCAACTGAAATGGCGGAAGCTTCTCCAACCAATCGATTGAACAGATTGACCTGTCCGTTGAGATGAAGTCGTGGTTTCCAAGCAAAACGTAGTGTGGTATTTCAAGCGAACATCTTCTGGCGAAGTTCGTCATGGAAGTTGTACACGCTGAAATAGCCTTTGCCTCAATGGAACCTTGACTCTTGTAAAGGTCACCACCGTTGACGATGATGTCAGGACTGTGCTCGTCAATCAGGTTGATTATCCACTCATGAAGAGCGATGGTATAATCAAGTCGAGTCGAGTACCCAGAATTGGAAGGGTGAGAAAAGTCACCAGTGTTACCAAAATGGGTATCAGTATAGAACAGAATCTTTGACATTGCGTGTTCTCTTAGTGAAGTGCTCTCAACACAGGATGAGTGAGTATCGGAGTGAGAGAGTTGAACTCATACTTTCTGAAGTACTGTTCAACATTTTGATGGTTGAACTGATGAGTCCTCTGTATCGCATTGGACACAAGAACCTTTGGTTCCCTTGTGTACTCCAATTCAGAGAGGTCTACCAACTTGTAGTTTAGCTCGAGTTGCTTGACAACTTCAGGATTGCATAGCTTGTGGGGCACTGTGTCTGGCTTTTGATTCTTCCCGTAGTCGATGACGTCTTGCACTGTATATGAATTCAGCACATTTATCATCTTCTTGATTGACTTCTCACCAAATCCAGACAACGGCTTCTTGATATTGTCGTGACCACCCAACATCGCGAGGAAACAGACCATCGACTCAACTGGAATCTCAAATGTCTCAACAAAGTTCTCTGCTGTTACAAAGCTTTGAACCGTTGGACGGAAAAGACTGATTGTCTTCGATACCATCTGAGACCAATCACCATCGTCCGAAATCAGAATCGTTGGTTGGTTCGAAACGTCGAATGTTCTTGCAAAGAGGAATGCTAAGTCATCAGCTTCATAGCTTGGGCAAGACAATACATGCACACCCATGTGCTCTAAAATCTCTGGGACAAGAAGCTTCTGCTCTGAGTACAGTTCGCTGTTTGATTTGTCTAGACCTTCAATCTTCTCATTCCAAACAGATTGCTCCTTCTCAGTCTTGAACTTGTATTCAGGGTAGAGTTGGACACGCTTGCTCTTTCCACCGCCAAGCAGAAAGAAGATTCTCTCTGGTCGGTAGGTTGAAAGTGCATTGAGATAACTTCCGATGCTCTTGATTGCAGCATACACAACCCCTGTGTGAATGCCATCTCGTGTTTTCATCGTAAGAAGTGTCTTTGCGTACAGAGCACGATGAAGAACCATGTCCCCGTCTATAACAAGATTCATGTGGTGCTTTCTTAGTCTTCTGGCTCTTCAGAAACGTCTTCAGGCAAGTCGGGTGAGATTGCAGCAGAGCTCACACCACCAAGAGCAGAGACCTTGAGAGTAGTCTTCAACGAAGAGTATTTTCCACTCTTCTCTAAGAAGGATTTTTCCAAATCAACTAGTCGATTAACTAGCGTTGGATATGCACGGTACATGTACTGATAGCATAACGAGCAAACATAGTGGTAGAGGTCTTTATCCTGCTTCATCGATTCAATGACCGTTGCAGCAGAACGGAATGACTTCTCGATTCCTGGGATGAATGTGATTCCGTTGCTTCGCACGTCAAAGATTCCGTATGTCTTGGCGAACCATTGAATGGACGAGATGCCATCGAATCCACCATTAAAGTAGTGGTCAACTTCAACCCAGTTGTGTGGTGGTGATTGCTTACTCTTCTCAAGTACCAGTCTAACCTTGTGCCCAACTAGTCGCTCGTCTTGCATGATAGCGGCTCCACGTCGCACATACAGACGAACTGTAGCGTAGTGCTTCATTGCGTGACCGCCAACGGAGTCAACTCCCCCACCATAAGAGCCAATCTTGTCTCGAACTTGCGAGACAAGAATGACTATTACTTTGTTTTGACTAAAGAACTTCGTTGCTGTTTTCAACCACATTGACATCAGACGTGGCTTCTCTGCCATACCTGAACCAATAAACTTGCCCTTGGTTGTATTCTCGAGTTCCTGTCTTGTTGGAGCAACTGTGATTGTATCCCAGTCAACCATCATGCGGAGTTCAGGAGCAGTTTCTCGCAACTTCGTGATAGTGCGGGAAATCAAGTTGACACCGTCTTCAAAACAATCAGGCTCCGACATCAACAAATTGTCAAGGTCTACACCAATGTGCTGAGCACGGTCTTTATCAATTGCTGACTCACTTTCCAAAAGCTGAAGTACACCATTGTCAGCATACGCCTTTTGGAATTGGGTCATCATGTGATAGGTGAGTGTTGATTTACCTGCGGCTTCTTCACCGAAGATTTCATACATTCGACCAAAAAATAACCCACCACCAAGGATAAAGTCCAAGCCCTCAACACCAGTACTTACTGGTTCCTTCAACTCTGAATTTCCAGCCTCTGACCCACGAGAGACATCCATTTTTAGGTCTTTGGCTATCTTCTTGAGTTCGTCTTTGTGGGTGTCAATTGCCTTCATTTTATCCTCTAATCTTGGAAATTGCGTCTCCGCATTCTGTATCATAGATACAGATTAGGCATTCTTTGCGCTGTGGGTTGAACACCGTCTGGTCTGCGAAACATGCTGGGCTAGAGTCTGGTTTCCGAATACCCTTTGCTGCCAACGTTGCGTCAACACCAGAAGGTTGAGTCACCGAAGCCATCTGTTGAACTGGTGGTTGTTGCGGCATTGCCACTTGTGGAAGTGGCGCTGGTTGAGGTGCTGACATCTGTTCAACAGCGGAAGGTTGCGCTTGAGGTGCTGATGGTGCTGGCTGAGTGAATTGAACTGGCGGTGCCACTGGTTGCTGTTGCACAGGTGGTGCATATGTCTGAGCAGGAGGCTGGGCAACTGGTGGGTACTGTGGCTGTGCTGGTGGCTGTTGTTGGACAGGCTGCTGATACTGAGGGGCTGGTGGAGTTGCGGTTTGACCTGGGAACGTATTCCAATTCTCAGGATTAGCTGGTGGTTGCTGGCTTGGGTAGCTAGCTGGGACAGCAGAGTGTGCTACACTTGACTGTGCTGCAGAAAGAAGGTACTTGATTTTGTCTTCAAGTAGTCTTGCCGACTGCATGATGCGTCCATAGATTCTATCATCTGGATACTTGTAAATCTCACTGAGATTGTACATGTTAGCCAGAGCGTTGTGAATCATCTGTTCGTCTTCAAACAGAGGTGTTTGGACTGGAACTACTTCACGGTCATAGCTAATCTTTTCACCCTTCTGGACACGTGTAATCTTAACATCTCGTCCCGTGAATGGGTCAGTAATGTTGCCAAAATCAGGATCCATACACTTTGAGTATACCCAGTCCAGTGTTGTTTGCTGTGTCTCGAAAATGATAGGAAGCGTTGGGTCGATTGGATACTTCTCTACGTTTGTGTTCGTTGTTGACCGCACCAGTGCGTTCATAAATGCTACTGGCTGTGGCTTTAGCTTTTCAAAGAACTTATCCAGACCACTTCCTCTGTACCGATTCATGACTTCCAGAATTGGGCAACTTACTCGATGCTCTGGATATGTCAATTCAATACAGGTATGATATGTGGTTTCACCAGTCTTCTCTGGGTCTGGTACACCCCAGATGCGCCAAACCTTGAATCCCAACAAACCTTCTGAAGAATACGGTGGGAGAATCCGAACCCTGTGGAGACCATTCGACGAAACCTTGAATCTCCGATACTTTTGATTCGAACCGTAGCTCTGAGCGGCTGCAGCCGCTTGCTTGGCAACTTCGTTGTTGATTTGAAATGGTTGGTAAGCCATGTTGGGATTTCCTTAGATGATTGGTTGGTTGTTAAGTTCTGTGTGTTCTTTGATGTTCTTCAAGAAACGGGCATCAACAGCTTGCTGGAGATATGAGTTGGACACTGCGCTAGAACAATAGGTATTGAACTGGGAGTACAATGAGTTCTTTGTGTTGAGGTCAAAGGTCTTGTCCTTGAATATCAGTTCAAGGAATGGAATCGAGAAGTAGATTGCAATCGGGCAATTTGAACGAGTCTTCAACAGCGAAAGGAATTCTCCAGCCGCTATAGCAAGAGTGTCATGTGCTTCACGAACGGACTTCGCATTGAAGTATGTATCAAGACGATGCTTGTACTGTGTGAACAGTTGGTCATATTCACCCAACGTACAGCCAGAAAATGGCATGTGGTTCTTTGGGTTGAACTTACTGTTCTCAGTAACTTGTTCTTCTTTCACTGCGTAAATCTTGTCAAGCACATTGTAGTACTTGTCATACACATGCAGGGACTGGGTGTGATGAGTATAGGTACCGACTTCTAAGTTGACACAGCCAGCAACGAACTCTTGAATTGCGGAAAACTCAAAGAAATTGATACCACTGAATCCCCAGATGAGGTCATTGCTTCGATTGAAGACACTCATATTGAGCTTATTGTCTCGAACAAGGAACGACATAAACACATTGCAAGCTACATCTATCCCAGGTTGATGGTCGATTGGTGGGTAAGAGATAGTGATGAATGCGCGACGTGTTGTCTTGTCATTGCGAAGAAGCTCGATACAGTGTTGCAACTGGTCAAATGTACCTGTGATTGGGCTTGGGAAAGCTCGTAGACGCACACCATAAGCAGAACGCCAAGTGTTGCCGTGGTCGTCTGAAAACTGTGGTGCTCGCTTCAAGAACGGAGTGAGATACTTTAGTTCATTGGAACCACCAAGAACCCAAAGGGTCTCAGCAATCTGGGCGATGACATTGGCACCACGCTCAGGGCAACGGATGATTCTATCTCTGGGGTCACTCGCCATGAGTGTTACAGACAACAATTCCTTTGTCTCACCAGCACGACTAGGAACAGTCTGTCCATAGTTCGTCATGGTGTTAGTCACTTGGTGAAGAAGGTCAGTCAGTCCGACACCCTCAAATGTACCACCAATGAAATTGTCTTCTGCGGGTTCTTGTGTCATGTTATCAATCTTGGGTTGGGATATTGGGAAAGGTTTGGAATTCTGAAATATCTCCCTCATATCAGAAATCAATATTTCAAGAGGATTGTCACTTGTATCATTATCAAATTCAACAACATACTTACGAGACACAAGTGGCGCATCAAGATTCTTCGGGAAATGCGTCTTGGTTGAGGAACTCTGCGTCGTCGTATTGGTTTTCAGAGATTCCACGAAGGGAAACGATTTCTTCAATCTTATCTTTGGTAATAGGCTCATAGTCTTTCCGTGAATAAACAACGCCTTCGGGGGAAATGTAGTAGTACGTAGTAACGATATATCCCTTGCAAACTGCATCGTCAATGATTCGTAACTCCTTACTCTTGATTCTTGAGTTACCGATTATCATCGTTGGTGTAAGATGCTTTAGCAGGAAAAGTGATTTGCCCTTCGTGGCATCGTATTTAGCATTGCCGTCAATTTCAACCACAGCACAACGGAACTTTGGCACAATTACAAAATGCTCTGCTGGGATGACTTCTCCGTTACGATAAGTCTCTGAGCCATTGGATAATCTTGCGATTAGATGACTCATCTTGCTGTAGAGTTTTCCTTCGTGAATCACAGGGAACCTATTTGGTTGGTGAGGACAGTCTCACTTTGCATTCGCCTAGGGAGAGAACGTGCGAAATTCTCTTAAGAACTTAGCTATTTGCAATCACGAGATTAGGTAGAGTGGTGTTCGAGTAGTTCCAATTGAACAAACTGCTCGAAATATTGCATTGCTGCAAGGGTCGCGGGAGAACTGGGCACGTAGCTATTGGCGTAGACCACTCGGGTAATTCCAACTTGAATGATAGCCTTGATACAACCTTCGCATGGTTGATGGGTAACATAGATAGTGCATCCGTCAAGACAAATTCTGGACGCAACGAGTAGAGCGTTGAGTTCTGCGTGAACGCATCTAACACATCGCTGTTGGTCGTTGAGTAAGCATCCGACATCCAAGCAATGTGGAGTGTTTTTTGGCGAGCCATTGTACCCTGTTGAGATGATTCTGTTGTTAGTATCGACTAAAACTGCACCAACTTTCAGTCTCTGACACGTTGACCGTGTTGAAACTTGGTGAGCTATGCCCATGAACATCTCATCGAACGAAGGTCTTGCCGACATAATCTTATGAAACTCAAAATTTTAGCGGTATCACACTAGTAATTTCTGCGTCTACCCGTCCCACGGGCGATGTTGAAGTACTTTCTCGCTTCACAGAAAACGCTCTCAACGTTGTTCATCGACAGATATGGTTGATTGCTATATGCAGCACGATAGTAGATTTCCATCCAGTCCTTTCCTGTTCGGTCACGAAGCTTATTGAACATCTCTTCTTGACGCATCCATGTTCTCTTGATGTACTCGGCAAGCACTTTTCTATTTGGTGTCGGGTCATTGTACATCTCTTGGAGTGACTGTATTGTCCCTGGGCCGACAGTTGCTAGGTCATGGTTGTCATCAAGCTTGTAAACAAAGTAATGCGGTCTACAGTAAGTTAGGTCTTGAACAATCTCAGAAGCTAAGAACTCACCAATCAACCGAACCTTTGAAAGTGTCTTCACAGCTTCCTGCAAAGAACTAGCCATTCGTAGCTCATTGTGAATGTCATCGATGTTCTTTGATACGAAGTCAAACATCAAGAGGAACTGAGCATGTTTGTCCTTACGGTATTCAGGGTCGAATTTCATCTGAGTGACGGTGTAAGCTGGGTTCCACAGCTTAACACCTTTCGCCATCTTTGAGTCCAGTACACGCTCGTAGAACTTCCAATCAAAGGTTCTTGGCTCAAGCACAGGGAACAGAATATCAAACGTGTTGTGGAGATTAAAGACACGTCCGATGATTAGGTTGAAGAGCTTTTCCTCTGGAGGTATTGTTTCCTTTGAACAGATGCGCTCAATGAGGTGGATACTTGTTTTGTCTAGTTCACGATACACGTTGGTGAACTTATACGCCTGAAGCAATGGATTCGTTGTCCATGGCTTCGGCATCCCAAGCACAAAGCGGTTATGCCATACAAGTTGTCTGTCGTAAACGAATTCAAAGAGGTCATCCAATGTTGGCATGAACTCTTCAGGAAGCATTGCGTTGAGTGCCATGTTAGCTTGTGATATACTGTGGTGGTACGAATTCCCTTGGAAGAATGATGTTCTGTGGGATTGATTCGTAAATACTGAAGAAGACTTGTTGCATCTGCTCTATTGTAAATCCAGCAATTCCAGTTCCTATCTTCGTCATGAAGAACTTCATATTTGGATTAGTTCCAGCGATAATACAGAGCGTACTGACTTGATTCTCAATGTCTTTGAGCGTGATTCCAACAGTACCTGTTAGGTCAACTGTCATGATTGCGTAGCACTTTCCTTGGAATCCTATTGGGTTTCCTAACACTGCTCCAAAATGGTCAAGACACGTTCTAGCTAGTCCTGCTCCGTGTCTACCAGAGGTGTTGCTACCAAATACAATGTAAGTGCCCTGACCGTGAATGTCTTCATGGTCTAAGAATTCAGGAGTGAAGACTGAGCGCATCATGTCCTTGCAGAGTGTCGCATGACAGAATCCATAATGGACTCAACAATTCTAGCTGAGTCTGCTGGCGTATCATTCTTGACAAGGTTTGGAAAGTATGTGGACTCTTCAATGATGTTCTTATACTTTGTTTTCCTTCCCTTCAAGAACTGCTCCTTCTGATTGATTCCTTTTTCTTTCCTCTGCTCACGACGTTGCGCTAGCACTTCGTCAGAACAGGTTAGAATGAACATCATAAGTGATGTGTTGGGGAGAGTGCGAAGATGATTGAAGAAGTTTTGTTGAAACAATCGGTCTCCCTCAAAGAGAACCACAATCTTCTGCTGTGGTGGAAGAGTAGATAGATGCGTTGCGAACTTGCGTCCATCTCTAAGAGCTATCATGGACAAGCGGTCTGTCCCAAGGAAAGCATTATCCACATTGTAGATGCCAAGTACAAATATCCCACCTTGATGCTTTGTGCCGCGAATTAAGTCGAACTGAAAGTCAGTTCCCTCACCCAACTGTGGAAGTATCTGTTGCATGATGTTAGTCTTGCCAGTACCAGGCTCACCACCGATTGCAATGTATGTAATCATCGTATTCCAGAGAGTTGTTCTAGTATGCGCTTGCTGAAGGGCTTCTGTTCTGAGAAGCCAGTGAATCCACGGTTATCGTGGTAAATCTCGGTGATGGTGAGATTCCTATTATCCACGAATACTATACGCTTATTCCCATGTTGGAATAGTATTCTAGGAACAATAGAAGACACAGAAAAAACAAGGTCTTGCTCTTCTGTGTCTTGTAAAAGTAACCAATCTTGGTCTTCGAACAATACTGTCACTGACACAACCAGCTTTCATGAATCCGTTTGGAAAGCTGGTAGAACGAATAACCTGTGTTACTCGCTAAAGAACTCGCAGTAGAAACCAGAATTGCCGAATGATATCAGGCGCACATACTTTGCGGCGTTCACAGTTCGTACTTCTGTTGTATTGTTAGCAACAGAAAGTGTCTGGTCATACGCATATGTGTAACCATCTTGTGAGTCCGACAAGATGATTTGAATGGTGGAACCAGTGGTGTTCTGAATTGAAAGCTTATTGAACTGCTCAAAGCTTGTCTTAATCAGATGCTCATTGGGTGAGGTGTCCCGATGCTTGTATGAAGCTAGAATGTTCTGGGCAGGTGACGTGTCAGGGACAAAGTAGAACAGAAGCAAGAACGATCCGTCAGCATAATTGATTGTTCCAGCAATGAGGTTCTTACCTGTTAATCTGCCACGATAGTCATCAACATAGTTTTCAGTTACCCCATCGAACTTTACTTTGAACGTCACGGAACCAGGAGTAATATTCGTCTCTGGCAGTTGACCGCGATACTTAGTGATGCTAGTAGCAACTGCTACCGAGGTATCATAGTTTGTTACTTGGTAAGGACCAACGGGAGCGTAACTGTAATTACCAGTAATAGTAGAAGCATTGTCTGGTGCTGTGCCTGTAAATGTCAACGTCCAAGCACCAGTATAGTAGTTAATGGTTCCTGTTACAGCAGTCCCAGACAGTACACCCAAACCATCGTCTGTAATTGCTACTGGTGTAGTGGAAACTGTTGCTGTAAAAGCGCACGTTGTTGGTTTAACAACCTTTTGTGCAAGTGTACCAGAGAATACTAGGATAACACCATCTGGACTTGAAGAAAGTGTCTCACTGGTTACGTTGGTAACTGCAGCAAACGAGGGAGTTTTTACTATCTTGATATCAGACATTGGTGTTCCTATGAGTATTGTTCTTAAAACAGAATAGCACCGCCATTTACATGACAGTGCTATTCCGCTTCAGGGTATTCCATTCTCTCTAGGAGTGGAATTAAACCATCGTTGCTACCACTTCAAGTGAATCGCCAGTGGAAACTACACGATATGCCTTGTTGGTTTCAACAGCAAAGACCTTTGCAGTTGCTCCAGCAGGAATATTGAAGTAGTCAACTGCTGTGTAGGTCACTTCGTCTGGCGACGAGTAGAGGAAACCTTTGACAGCGCCATCTTGGCGAGACTGGATAGAAATCGTATTGATGTCGTCAGCCAACTTTGCAACTACTTCTTCGTGAGTTTCCGTATCACGATGCTTGTAGGTGCAAGTCATTGCTGCAACGTCAGGCGGTGTCGAGAAGTAGAACTTGAAGTATCCATCAAAGTAATTGATGAATCCAGACGACAAGTTACTTCCTGTCAACTTACCTAACTTGTCCTCTGTGAAGGTCACAGGAGACGAAGAGAAGTTGATTGAAAACGTGACGGAACCTGGAACGATATGCTTCTTTGGCAAGAAACCTTCGTACACAGTCACGCCAGCGGCACCTGTTACACCAGTGGAACCAGCAGTAACTTGGAATGGACCGACAAGTGCATATGAATACGAGCAAGTAATTGCAGTCGCATTGTCAGGAGCACCACCAGTGAAGTCTAGCACCAGAGCACCAGTAAGGTAGTTAATCGTGCCAGAAACAAGTCCAGCGCCAGTTAACACACCCTTACCATTGTCAGTTGCTGTCTTCGCGGTACCGTCTGTCCACTTCACAAGCACAGAGCCAGGAACTACTGGCTTGTTCGCGAGTGTCACAGAGAAGTTCACAAGCGTGTTGTCACCAGTGCCGACAGATTCATTCACAGCATTGGATGCAGCAGCAAACTTCTTGGTTTGAATACGAGACATTAGTAAATCCTTTCTTGGTTAAGAGTTTTGTACAAGAATGGATTACTGACGTGCGTACATGTTAGCAAACTTCTCCAAATGCTCACGGCCAATCTTCAACAGAGCAGTTGCGATCAGTTCAGACTTCTTCCATTCGGTGATTTCGTCAGAAGTCTTCGTGCGGGTCGAACCCGTACCTTCGTTGACATAGAAGACGTCAACGTTACCATCTTGATAAAGATGTACTTCTACATACTTTTCTGGAGTGTCCTTCATGTACATGATGAATTGTACACGACCGTTACCTTCACGCACGCCTTGACCAGACGTTACGAAATCAGCATGGTCGATAACAGCACCCTTGTACGTCGTCTTGCTCTTCAACAGCTTTGCAACTTGACCCATTGCAGCGAAGAAGATGAATCCCTTACCAGAAATCTTTTCATTCGTTGGCTTGCGTCCTGCAACCAGCGCATCTGCAATCTTGCCTGTCGGCGTATTGCTTTCGATTAGCTCACGTAGTGTGGGCATAGTTAACTCCAAAATTGTTTAGTCATTGCTGACCGTGAAACGTTGTGAACTATTATGACTTGCGGTTACAACGTTTTGTGCGAGCAATAAAGTTCAAAACTTTCTGAGGATAGAATCCATATCTGATTCTATAGCTCCCAGTATTTGGAGTACTTGTTCAACTTTTTGTCTGTGTAGTTTTCTGACAACAGACTGGCGTCGAATGTCTCTCGACGAAAGTCCCAGAGAACAGACCAATCGACACCTGATTTTACTCTAGATTGAAGTTCACGTATCTCTTTGGCTTGACGCTCAAGATAATACCCAATCCAACGCTTCTTGATTTTGTATTTCTTGTAAGCACAGAGTGTGGTTTCGATGCTCCAGATGTTGTCGTTTGGGCGATACTTCTCAATCAAGGTCTTCAACTTCCCAAACTCAGCGTTCAGAAACTGAAGTGACTCCTTATCAATCTTCTTTTTGTCAAAGTGATTCATCAAGTCATCTTGCCCAAGAGCGAAGCACAGTCCATTTCTAGAACTCTCCGCATTAGCTAGGTCAAGCTCAGTTGGAATGAGTGGAATGCCTGTTGTGACATTCACCGCTTCCAAGTATACGAACATTCTGAACCTTCCGAACCACTTGACCTTCGAAAAATGCTTGAATGCGTTATTGTATGTTTCCATACTGTTCGCACCAGTCAACTCTCGATACTTCATGAGTTGTGTACCTTGCCCAACCAACTCAGAATAGCTCTTCACTACATCAACGAATTGGTTTCTGGAACGTATCCAAAGGCAGTCAGACTGGAAAATAGTCTTGTCCTTATTGGCGTACCACCAACGTTCAAGACGATTGAAGTCAATGTTCTCAAAATCTGGGAACTCGTTGTACATGTAGAAAACAGTAGGAGCGCAATAACATGTAGCTGTTAAGAATGCTATCCATAACCGTTGTTCGATGTTCAACTCATAACGGTCACAGATGTAGTCAAGAAGTGGATTCTGGGGGTCAACGTCCTTGAACTTCATTGACTCATCATGGTACTTGAAGAACTCCAAGACTCTGTTCTCATACGGGAACAACGCTTGCACGTCAGATTGTAGTTCTGTCATTCAGCACCACGGATTAAACTCTGTGCAATTATTGGCTCTAGTATAGGAAGTGATGTGCAATCAACTCCTAATGCTCGCTTAAAGATGTCTTTTGTTGATGCCCAATACACAGTCTGCTGGTCTTCAGTAACGTGATAGTACAATGGACGAAATTTGTTTCTTAGTAGTACAATCGTACCATTGCTAGTGTAAGCACCAGCGAATGAACAATTCTCACGTATGACGTTTTCAGGGTGTTGAGGGTCGATCTTGACCCGAACAAGGAACATCTCTCCGTCATTGTCTGTCTGCATTGGCTGTTGTAGTTGAATCTCCATTTCCTCTTTCGTGGCCATGGAGATAACACCATTGAACGTCAATGCCTCACCACTGACAACCAATGGTTGATTGTTCTCAATCTGGTGGTAGTCACCGCTTGTTGAATACCTTGTGTGCCCAAGAATAGCTCGTGGGACAATAGGCAACTGCTTCAGGGAGATGAGTGCGTCGGTCAACTCCAAGAATCGCTCTACATGAATAACAGCGTTGTTATCATAGTATGCGTATCCAAAAGAGTGTAGGCCACGTATCTTAGCTTCATTGAAAAGCTTCTGCATATTGTGAATATGCGTCTTGCTTGGTGCATTCGTGACGTAGCCAATTACTCCACACATTGGTTAAACTCCTGTCTCGAGAAACGAGTCAACAGGAATGGGCTTGAACTTGTTTGAAATTGAGTCGAACTCAGTTCTACACTTTCCAAGATACTGGTTTCTTCTGCGAGTTGAGATTGGATTCTCATCTGTATCATACACAGAAGAGCTCAGTGCCTCTGATTTCAAAGTGTCCATATCAACATATGGAGCTACCTTGATATCATATACAAGCTCATCATTCGTTGTTGCAATTGGCAAGAATCCAAGCTTGGCATAGAATGCGATAGCTCCTGGATTCTCCTTCAATACTTTCCATGTTAGACGTGTTAGTCCTTTAGCAACTGCTTCTTGTATGCCACGATTCATGAGCTCACGAGCAATGCCACGCCCTTGTGATTCAGGAGCTACATACACATAGTACATGTTAGCATAAGTTGACTTCAAGTGCATTGCAGCGTAGAAGCCAACAATCTTTCCGTCTTCAATTGCGATTAGTGGCGGAGTATTCTTCCAACCTTCATAGCGTACCCACACAAACGGGAACTCCTTGAGGAACTTCCAAGAGCTTTTCTTAACAAGCTGTGCAAGTTCAGCCTCATGTGTGTCTTTGTCAGCTGTTACATACTCAATCATAATGACCTCAAATTATTAAGCAGTTCTGTCACTTTGACGATAGCTTGTTTTCTTCCGTCTTCAAATATCGAACGTTCCTGTATCTTAGGAACTGTATATTCACCAATCACAAGGAAACTCTCTTGGTCACAAACGTGGGGTACTGAGCAGAGATTAATATAGTGCTGTGTGGCTAACAGAGTTATCTCTACCAATACAGTGCACAATTCCTCAAGTGAGGGATGTATGAGAATCTTTGCTGTATCCTCATCTGAGTTCTTGTTTCTCAAAAGTCCAATCAACGACTCAATCTGTTCCTCTGTAACACTGCTTGAACCTTCACGAAGGTTCTCAGACATCCACTCCAGAGTAACAGAAACAAGGCATTCAGACAAGTGGTGCCGTAATGAACGAATCTCTGCGGGGTGGTCTTCAACGTCATTCGGGGCTACACACCATTCAAGTATCGAACCACGTCTGAAACACTTGACATATGAACCCATCTCATATGGCTTCACTGCGTTGTTCTGCATGAAGTCAAACAGCTGGTGTTGGTAGTCCGCTCGTAAGATAGGCTGTGGTTCCAACGGGTCTTTCGACCTCATGTCACCAAGTGAAAGTAGCCAGAATGACTCGATGTCTTCGATGTTGTCAAAGATGTATTGAAGTTTCTCAACTGAGGTCATGAATGAACTTTCATATAGACATCTACCAAACTCTTGACTCGCTGTATTGAAATGAATGCAGGAAGACTTAGGTGAGGGACGCTACAGTCATCCTGTTTGCGGCTACCAAAGTTTCTCGCTGTACGATGTCTACTGAATCGTAGCTTTACAATCGTCTCATTTTGTTCTTTTGTCTTGATTTCTACGTACAAAGAACCTGTCTCCAACAGCTTCGTTGAAATCAGGAACCCACGTGAACGAACGTATGTCATTAACTCAATGAGATGCTTTTCTGCAAAATCGTTGATTGGTTTCATGACATTTATGATTGTCCATGTAGGCTGTATCCAGTGTCAAGAAAGAACCTGCTAATCATCTTCGTGTCTTGTGACATTGACGTTGCGATATAGCTCTTCAGGTATGAGATTGCCAATGGATTAAATACTGACATCCCATTCAATAAACCTTCGGTAAAGACGAAGTCACCTTCGGGTGTTCGCTTGAACTTCTTCCCAGCGTCACAATACTGATTGTACGAGCACTTGGCAATTAACTCAGGCAAGGTAATTTGCTGTCCGTCGTTGAACATTAACCCGTGCTGAGTTAACTGCTTATTGAATACTTTAGCAGTTGCAACAGTGTCATGCCAAGAGTCATGTGCACCAGTGTGTTCCTCACCAAGATAATCCTTGACAGCAGACGTCAGATTCCTCGGGTTGAACTTCTTGTACACGGTACAAGCGTCCAGTGAACCAATGTACCGTGGGAAGTATTCATTACACCGAGCAAACTCTTCACGAAGCATTGGTATGTCAAACTCGTCAGAGTTAAATCCTACAATGACACTGTCCTCAAGGACACTGACCAGAGTTGGTATCAAATCACGGAACTTTGGTTTCCCAAAAACTGTCTCAACAGTTATGTTGTGAATTGGGTTCGGCATGAACGGTACACCTGGGTCTACCAGAGTGTCAAACGAGTATGACCCATTCTCAAATCCAGCACCCACACCAATGAGTGAAATCTGAAGAATGCTATCTTCAGGGATGCTCAGTCCAGTTGTCTCAACGTCTAGTGTCACTAGCTTTGAGATGTTGAACCTAAGACATAGTTCCTTCATTGATTCAATGTTCATCTTCGCCTTCTTGGGTTGATAGCACGTCTTTCACTGGTAGAGCAGGAACGACGGTTTCGCCATTGAAGAACTGGTCAAGCCCAACAGACTTGAAATCGTCTTCTGTCCACTCAACATGCTGTCCAGGGAGTTCCACTCCAGTCACCAGACTTCTACGCTTCAGCTGGTCGATACTGAAACAGGTCTTGCCGTTGTCTTTCGAGAACACTGATGGATTCCGCTTGTTCTGCCAACAGTGATTCCCACCCATATAGTCACTGATGTCAAGCCATTCGTCAGGGTGGTTGGTCAGTGGAGTAATATTCTTGAACGTAGCTAACGCTACTACAACTTCAAGTACCTCGAACAACGACACACCATCAATTGCGGCTCCATGAATCTTCGTCACAATGTCAAGAACGTTAACCGCAAATGATGCTGTAACTTCAAACTCTGGATTGTCAGAATCATAGAATCCAGCGAGTTTGAGTTCATTCTTAGCGTGTTGACGAATCTTGTCAAATGGGATAGAGTCACTGTAGTTTAGTGGTTCAGGCATTGAGCACGTCCAGTATATCTGATTTTGTAAACAGAACATCCTCGTGTGGACTCGTACCATCGTTAAAATGATAGTTGTCCTGAGGGAAGTCCACCCAAATCCAATCGTCCCCTTGGAATACTCTCTGTTGTAGCTCACCAGACGTGGGGTGTTTCCTGAACAGGAACTTCACGATGTTTCTTACAACAGTGTCCATTTGCGTACCAGTGATTCATACTTGAATGGGTTAGTAGAGGGTTCGATTGAAGATAGTTCCTTTATCATCTCATCATAAGAGTACAATTCTGATGTCATGATTTCACTATCAATCAGTAGTTGTACTGATTGTCTTGAACCAATCATTGTCCCAGAGTTGAAGTCAAAGTGCTCGAATAGTGGTGTGAGCATTGGAATCATCTCATTCTTTATGATTGAGAGCTTCAATGACATCAACTCGTACTCAAACGGAAGTGTCTCTCCAACTGGTGTTCTGCTTTCCTCAGCAGTCAGATACTTATCAAGCTTATCACACTGTTGGTGCAATGAGTTCAGCAAATGAGCAAGTCTCAACAACATGACACGAGAGTTCGTCACTTGGTCACAGTATATGTCATTGTTACGAGTTGATAGTATCTCATTCTTTCGTACGAGATTATTCATCTCATCAGCAACACTACGTCCTGTGTACTGTTCACTGTTAGATTCACCAGAATCAGTGACGTGCTCAAGAGCATCAGTCATTGACGCTAATACCTTCTCATGAACCTGCATCTGCTCTTCCAGCATGTCTTTCGTGTATTCACCCTCACCAACAGGGTGCTTCCTCTTGTCCCCAGACGAGAACAATGTTGACAGGAATTTAAACATCTGATTGTCCTACAGTTAGTTTGATACCATTGACATTCATCACGAGCGAGTGGGAGTAGAACGAACGTTACGGACAACTGTTACTATCAGGGTGATAGTAGAGTGACTCTGGTGGTAACCTTCCTCTTTCCTCTGCACTCCTATCTCCTTTCAGTCTATAGGAAATTATTCTATAAGAATAGAATAATTATCTCTAATAGTCAGGAGTAAGAACTCTCGTACTACGTACTCGAGTTACTTACTCCTGAAAGAGACAGATACAATAGAACGAATAACTACTCATATAGTAACTACGTTACAGATATATAGCGTCTCATTTTTAGCGTCTCAAATCAAAAGTACCAAATTCAAAATCAAAGACACAAAATCCAATCTCAGTCGTATCAAAACAAAGTCAACAAACCAATTCAAATTCAAATCTCATCCTTATCATAGAGCAGGAAGTAGAGGATTGAATTGTCAAGCTGACAGAGAAGTTACTCAATCAGAGCATTACCATCTAAAAACTTGGTAACCTATGTCCAAATAAGGGACTTAAAGGTTTCAAAAATTTCCCTTGCTCTTTAATTTTAATAAGCACAATTTCGTTTTGTACCCCATAGGGTTCGTTCCTTCTGGGGTATAGGCAACTGTTTAACAATTTTCAAGGGTGATGTGATGTCTGAGACAAAAGTGAGAGGGAAGAAGAAATCTTCTCTGGCTGATGTTGAAGAGAGTATCACAGGAGTGATTTCAATCCCAGCACAACAGATTGGGGACGTTCTGACAGAGGCTACTCCTGTCAAGACGAAGAAAGCAACTCCTGTTCAGAAGAAGGACGAAGACGAAGGGGAAAGAAAAGCACTTGTCGATTTCGACAAGATACAGAGCGAGATTACGATACCGACGAAGAAGGTATCGTTAGCAGATTTCGACCTTGATTGGAATGTTCAGAAGATGCCAATGGCATACATTGAAATCAAGGATGGGAAAAGACGAGATTTCGCTACTCCTTTCTTCGCTCTCGTTCGAGACGACAATGATGAGGTTCTGGGTTCAGTCAAGAAGACGTACGAACCAATTCAGAACGAGACAATCTACGAGTTCATGAACAAGGCATTTGGAGACGTTGGACTGACACTCGTAAATGGATTTCCAATCCATCGAGGAAGTAAGATTGTACTCATGGCTGAGATTGACGGAATTGAGCAGATTGGAAAGGACAAGGTCAAGAGATTTGTCTACGGACTCTCGTCTCATGATGGTTCATTCGCTCTCAAGTTCGGTTTCTCATCCATGGTCGTCTCCTGTGCTAATCAGTTCTACTCCCTATCAAAGGGAGCTTCAATGACTCTTCGTCATACGAAGGGTGCTGTTGTCAATAAGCTGGAAGAGTTCTCAGACCTTGTTGACTCGGTGATTGGACAAGAACGAGCGATGATGAACACGTTCAAGATTCTGTCTGAGACTCCCCTGAGACCAGAGGTAACAGACAAGGTGATTCAACTGCTAACTGAGACTGATAGTCCAGTAACAGCTGAAGCTACCGCACTCTTGAGTACAAGAAAGCAGAACCTAATCGCTACTATGCGAGGAGCAATCAATCATGAGATTGCTACAAAGGGAAACACTGCTTGGGGTCTGTTCAACGGAGTCACTTGGTACTTCAATCATGTGAAGTATCGCAACAAGCCAGAAGAAGAGAGAGTGGATAATCTTGTCATTGGGTACGGTAACGTCAAGACAAGAAAGTCACTCGAGTTAATCTTGAAGGAAACAGGCATTACGACGTTGGGGTAACCCGACTCAGAAGCCCGTAGTAACCCAAACCACCCATCGTAGTTCAATCCGAAAGCGGTGGGTGGAGTTGGGTGAAACCTGAGGTTGAAACTTCCTAGTAGCGTTGATAGGTCTTTCCTTCGTTCTTCCTACTAGGGCTGTTGGTAACAAAAGTGACACAACGGAGAATGACATGTATACAGCACAACTAGAACATGGAGAAGCAGTTCGTACTCAGTCGATTGAGAACATTATCAAGCAACGTGGGGAAAGACTCGTGGCACGCAGAAAGCTGACACAGTATCCCAAGAGTTGGTTGGTATATCGCCACAAAGAAACTGGGATGAACAAGGTCATTGTACACATTGAGAGGAAACTTGAAACCCATTGGGTCGGGTGGATTTCTTCTGCTGTACTACAAGATGACATTGGCTACTCCGGCCTATTCAAGTATGGGCTCACGGAAGTAGTTTTTGACGATGTGTTGGAGAGAGTTTTCGTGGACAAGAATACTCCCACTGGCGAGTATGAAGTCTGAATTACAACACTAATTCAAGAGGCTAACAATGGAACAAGCAACGAAGAAGCAACTGTTGACTAATGGGTTGACAGTTCCAGATGATGGATGTCTGGTGGTTGCGACTGACAGAGGATACTGGGGCAGAGGAAAGACGCTACGTGAAGCATTGTCAAACCTTCGCAGTACTTCTGGTATGTGGCTACTCTACATCATCAACGGAGACACTGAGTCATACGTTGACGAGGATGGATTCCTGAAGAGGAAAGTTGGTTCAAAGGTCGATGCGATGTATCGAGCGGAGAAGTGATATAAAATGTGTGAAAACAATTTTGTGACGAAACAACGGGAGGAAAAGTGGCAACGGTGAAAATGGGAGAGTTGACAGTAGCAGAGTTCCAGCAACTCTGTATGAGAATGGAAAGCGTTGGTCTGGAGATTGGAGAGAATTTTGAATTTGGGGTGTACCATAAGTTATCCCCTGATGTCAAGATTCGTGAGCTGATTAGAGCTATGATTGCGAGTCATTTTCGAGACGTGTTGACCCAGGCTGAACCATTTATCCGAGCAGGATTCGAGATTGAGAATGACTTCACTGACGCTAGCGCTATGGTTCTCAACTCATTCATCGATGGATTTGTTGCTGGATATTCATCAGGCAACATTGAGGTTGAGAAAGAGATTTCGGACTACGTTGACAACATGGGATGGGTGGATATTTATCCACCTAATCCTGAGAAGCTGACAAGCAAACCTATGTCACTAAACTGACATACAATTTCTACATTAACTGAAAGACCTTGCAATGGCAAAGTCAAAGACGACGACAGGAAAGGCAACAACAGCAAAGACGTTTGTTGTCGAAAAAGGAATCCCATATAATGGGACGACATCTCTCACCGATTCAAGCAAATACCCATTTGCGAAGATGAAGGTTGGTGACTCCTTTGCGTTCCCACGTGACCCGAAGATGACGGGTAGAATCTCTGCTGCAGCTTGCCAGCAACGCAAGAAGACAGGGAAGATTTTCTCCATTCGCCGTGACCCAAAGAACCCAAAGCTGAACCGTGTTTGGCTTCTGAAGGTTGAGACGGTGAAGCGGAATACAACGACAGCGAAGAAGTGACAACAACGCCAGCCAGCTATTGTAAGGTAGCTGGCTGGTACTTTAACAACCATTCTTGAAGAGGCACAAGAAAATGGGACAGATTATCGGGGTAAACAGCAGAGGAGAATTCATCCTCGACGATGGAACAACCACAGTTGTGAACGCTTCTGGTGATGAGGATACGGCGTGTTCTCGTTGTCGTTCCTTCCACCCAGACACGAAGAAGATGGGCATCATTGAGCGTGTGATTTACTTGGCTACCAAAGATGTTGAAGCTTGTAGCGCCGAGTCAATCCAACACGCTATGTGTGGACACTATTCACAGTATGCTAACTTCTGCAGAACGAACTACTGCAATGGAGAAGAGTTTGTTCCAAAGACACGGGAGAACAAGTGAACATCAAAGAAGAACATAAAGAACTGAATGACCTTCTGACAAGAGTATACTCTGAGAAAGACTTCTTCGCGAGTAAAGAAGAACGCAAACTTCTTATTGAGAAGATTGGTAACTATCGTGGCTTCCTCGAGAGGTTCATGATAGTTGAAGAGCCACTCGCCAAGAGTATGACAACGGTGACCAACAAAGAGTTATTGAGTTGTCTGAAGTTTGTAGTTCGTATCATTGGGCTAATCAAGGGCACATGAAAGAGCTACCAAAAAAGGTATTCAACGCTTCACAGGAGGAGTTGAAAGAAGCGGAGAAGCATAAGGATGATAAGAAAAGCTTTACATCCAAACGGCATTTTCCACTAGACAAGAACAAAGAATACATCATACACCGAAGTCATTTCCAGAAGACTGGCGGAGTAGTTGTAGTTGAGTTCAAGTCAGGACGTGGGAGCAAGGTCATCAAACGGTGGAACATCAAACCAACGAAACAATAACTTGTGGATTGTGTATGTGGAAGAAGCTTGGAGACAACGAAAAGTTGAAAGTAGGTCAGCAAGTACTCTATGTGCCTGCGGTTGCGAATGGAGACATCGATAGTTTATACTGTGAGAGAGGGTGGGTATCAAGCTTCAACAGAGATGAGATACCTTGGGTCAAGTATGGTGGTAACAATACTGCTCAATTGACATATCTGGATTTCATTTACGTCTGGGTTGATTGAGTTATATTGGTACTCTTTGATTCAAATTTGGAGCTACATTGTCTTCACTACGATTTCAGCAGTGTTCACATGAGCACTTAAAAGAAAAGATTCCTGTACATTCAAAACTGACGTTTAAACTGATAAGAAAACATCTTGAATTAGCAAGCTCAATAGAACAAGCGTATGAAGCTTTTCCAAACCAACTGAGATACAATAACTTAGAGTGGAGATTCACCATAATGGTGGATAAGGGAAGAGTTGTTGTAACGTATTGGAGACTGAAAGACTGGGACGAGAAAGGGAAAACAAATCTTGATACGTTGTTGTCAGTTTCTGACAAGACAGTATCGAAAGCACTAGCAACGTTTCTTTGGCACATGTACTGCAAAGGAATGATGGATAAGCACCAAGTGTTCTCTCTGCTAGAGTTATTTCGTTCTCCCACCGAATTGGATAGCAACTTGAAGGAGTCAGAAGATGAGTGACAAGTATACGCAATTGATTGGTGAGACACCAGAGGTGGTCATCAATGGTATGTTTATCAAAGTCATTACACCAGTTCAAGAGGTGGAAGACGACCAGTATAAACACCTGAACACATTGCTCTTGATTGTTGACAGAAAGTACTGGGGGACGATGCTGAAGTTAACCCCAGAGAGTCCTTGGGTTGTGATGAAGCGGTATCACCAGTCGAAGAAGTGGCGGGAAGTTGGATTCCCACGAAGAGTACCACCACAAAAGGTGATTGACCTAGTTGAATCCGTCTTTTACGCAACGAACGGCAAGGACTCAGATGGACAGCGAGGAACAGGAACAACCGACAACAGTGACCTATCGACCACAAGCGTTGATGTCGACCAAGGAGGAGACGAAGTTCATAATAGCGTTCATTGAGCAATGTCTATTAGAAGGTGACTTCTCTCCTGTATTTCAGCTGTATAGCACAATCAACTGGTTTGAATACGCAACTCTCGAGGAGAAGCAACGTGTCGTTGAAGTTCTCCTGAAGGTGCATCATTTACACTCAACTAACTCTGAAGAGAATAAGCATGGATTCTGTTGACGCCAGCACAAATATCGATGGACACGAAAAGTGGATTGAGATTCGTGCAAAGCTAAATTCCAAGGGGGATAAGTACTTCTTTCTTCATGAGAATCGTTGTGATGGTGTTGTCGCTGTTATCCCCTATAAGGTTGGACGCAATGGTGAAATCATTGTCTTCTATATCAAAGAAAGAACACCATGTTGGGGTGATGAGCCAGTAAGCTGTTCACTGACTGGGGGCAACGATATTGGGCATAAGCCAGAAGAAACAGCGTTGAAAGAACTTTGGGAAGAGACTGGAATCAAGGCACCAACTGAGTCTCTGATTTCTCTTGGTGAGTGCTATGGAACGAAGTGTATTGATACTGTGTACAGTCTGTACGCTATTGATGTCACGAGACTTGAAGCAACGAATCAACCTGAACGTGGCATCTCAGTACATTTTGCACCACTTGAAAACTCAAAGCTTCAGCACATCAAAGACCCAATATTCCATGTGTTGTACAACAGACTTCAGCATACTGCTTCGACGATTGGATATCAATCCAACGGGGAAAGTCTGTGAGGATTCTTGTCATATCAGACGTTCACGGCAGAGGAAACTGGACTCGCGCTGTAACGTTGCCAGATATTGACAAGATTGTATTCCTCGGTGACTATCTAGACCAGTCTCATGATTCTGGAATCAGTAATCAACAATGTCTAGACAATTTCTGTGAAATAGTATCATTTGCTTCTAGCGACGATAGAGTACACCTTCTTCTTGGTAATCATGATTTCCATTACCTTGAGAAAGGCATAAAATATCAAGGCTATAGAAGCTCCTTAAACTTTCAGTTTCTACAGTTTTATCTCTCGAACAAACAACTGTTCTCCTTCTATCTTTCACTGAAGGATGGAGATAAAACTCCTGTGATATTCACACACGCAGGAGTAGTCCCACACTGGCTGCAACTCGCTCTTGACGAGTTCTGCAGGTTTATCCAACAACCTGAGATTTTAATCAATAACACAAATCTCATTGAGTCAATTGACTCAGTATTTAACCTTCCAAAGCACCGACTCTTTCCGCTCCTAGACAGGGCTGTAGCTTGTCGTGGCGGGGTTAGCCCTTCGGGTTCGCCGATTTGGGCAGATGCTTCGGAACTGTTAAACTGGTCAAGCCTAGAAGACAATCTAGGTGACTTCATTCAAGTTGTCGGACACAATCAAGTACCTGAAATCACATCAGTATTCAGTGGACAAAATAGAGGTATCTTGTTCACTGACTGTTGTAATACCGTAGACGAACATGCGGTCATTGACCTTTCTTCCACATTCAAATGGAGTAAGGTCTAACGTTTATCCACATTTAAGGAGAGAGAGAACATGAAAGCAATACGTAGTACAAAGATATCTTTAAAGTTTTCAACTAAGAAAAAGTTGAATGACATTGCTATGCTGTGCGATGAATATGCGAGAGTTGTAAACTTCTACATTGGAGTATTCAAAGATTCAGTTCCTAAGAAAAATGATGTAAGTAAGCTAATAGTAGATAAACCACAAACTGAGATTGAAAATGGTACTTGGTTAGGCTATACTCTACGTCAAATAGCAGCTAGAGAAGCTATCTCAATGCTGAATGGAATGAGTAGAAAAAAGAAGTCTGCTAAAGTAGGTCTCCCAATACACAAAGGAAAGTCTATTCCATTGACAGTATGTTGTGCATCAATACAACAAAGTAAGACAAATAAATTTGACTTATGGCTGCATCTTCATTCACTTGGAAGAAAATTAATTATAGATATACCAATCAAGTCACATAGACATTTGAAGCAACTTCAATCGTACTCTGCTCTTAATAAATCAATAATACTAAAGCGAGATTGTATAGTTGTATCTGTAGACATAGAAACTGGAACTAAGAAAGAAGATGGTGAAACAATTGGAGTAGACTCTGGCTTTGCTAAGGGGGGAGCACTTGCAACATTGAACGACGGTAGAATGTTTGGTAAAGATATTCACAAGATAATAGATAAAATTCAACGGAAGAAGCAAGGTTCTAACAAACAAAAGACTGCGAGGAAACACCTTAAACATTATATGGATAAGGTAGCAAAGGAAATTGTTTCGTTAAATCCAAAGATGATCGTTGTAGAAAATTTAAGGGGATTGAACAAGAATACAAAAGTCAAACGACGATTGACTAGAAATATTCGTCGTAGGATCGGTATATGGACATATCGACATTGGTTGGATAGACTACAATCGAACTGTGAATTGAACCGTGTTCAATTCCGTTCTGTCAATCCTTATAATACTAGTGTTACATGCCCATCATGTAATCATGCTGATCGCGAGAATCGTGCGTCAAGAGACTTATTCCTTTGTTTGGGGTGTGGTTATACTGAACATGCTGACATTGTCGGCGCAAGGAATATACTTGCACGAGGATTGAGTGGAGAGGAATTTTGGAAACTCCAAAAGACTGATAGGAACCCGCTTACAAAAACAGATTTGACATGTTTAGGTGTGTCAAATGTGTAATTTCCTACGCTATATTGCCTTTGTTCTTGTCTTTCTGACAACGACAGGATTCCAACCACTGGACAGGACGTCTGGTGGAGCACTTTTGAAATCTTCAATCCCTGAAGACGTTCCCCAGTCTTGGGAGAATATGCCACTCACTTCTGAGAACGTTGCAAGAGCTATTGTTGACTGCAAGATTCAACACCCAGAAGTGGTATTTCGTCAAGCTATCATTGAGTCTGGGAACTTCAAATCAAAGCTCTGTACGAAAAGTAACAACATCTTTGGCATGAGGAAAGCACGTACTCGACGAACACTAGCAATTGGGAAGACAAAGTCTTCTTACGCAGTATTTCGTCACTGGTCGCACTCAATCTACGACTACAAGATTTGGCAGGGTGAGACGCTGATTAAGGACTACTATCAGTTTCTCACAAAGAAGCGGTATTCTGCTAACGGTAAGTATGCTTCTCATTTGAAGCGAGTACGATTGGAACCTAAAATACTAGCTATCCTAAAATAGGATAGATGACTGGTATTTTGAACCCGAGCCAAGTTGCTTTTGAACTTCCGAGTGGGATGATTGAGTTGAAGTTACAGTGTCTGTATACTTCCAACCGATTGTCCCACTCACTTGCATTCTGCCTAACGGGAATGACACGTTTCTCTTTCGACGGTACACCCCACCACCGTCTCTCTGGTCTCCACCGTTCCCCGACGACGTGTTCATTCCAATGGTTTCAACCCAACCTGCTTGTTTGACTGCTGTAATTCTCTCAACATGACCAGTGATTTTCTGGACATGTTTCCAGTACAATAGGTCATCTACCTGAGGTAAGAATGGAACCTTTACTCCACGGACAGAAGCGTCTTGGAATTGTCCATACGCCAGTGCGGTCTTCTTCAGAGAAATGAGCTTTATTGAGAGACCTAATTGCACACATGCTTGATAGATACAGTAGTATTGACCTGACGCGCAATATGGCTGTGGAGTAGTGAATCCCATTAGACGCCAGTACTTCTCTACTTCGCCATCGTTGTTATTCGTTGCTTCAGTGATACCAACTTGCTGGAAAAGGATGACACGAGATTGTTCAATCATCTTTTTCGGTGCTGGTAACAAGAACCTTCTCTGACTGAAAGAGTCAGAGAAGGTTGTAACGAATAGCGCTATGAGGAGCAGAAACTTCATTATTGGAAGTTCGTGAAGTGGATACCAACGACGGTAAGTCCAACCAAGATGTGTACTGCTAGGAAGATATACCCAACAACACGAACACCGATACTGTTTTCGCTTGATTGAGAAAGCTTCGTGAAGTTCATCGTAGTAAAGAAGAACAAAGCAATATTCGAGAGGAATATGGCAAGCAGTTCAATACTGATGATGTAGTTAATCGTGTTGCGATAAGCATTCAACTGGCTGATATTACCGAAGTAATAGACACCAAGTATCAAGAAAATCAAGAACACGTTACGAAGCAAAGAACCAAGAAGCTGATTCAAGTCTTCTACCAATGTCTCAAACGTAGTGACAACAGAACCAGTGAGTGATTTCCAAGCATCAGAAATCCATTTACCAATTGTACCAAACATGTGTTATCCTTGAATTATACACCAGGGTTATTGTTTCCAAAGTTACCACTTACTGGCACAACACCAGGTGATAGTGCTTCGATTGTCAATTGACCACTTACGACCTTGAGTCGATAAGCGGTACCAAAGTTTGTATCGATGAGGATTGGACCTTGAGTTGCGGACGAGAAGGCAAGGTCACCGTTGATTACACTGTGTCCAATGATTTCTACTCCAGTCGAGGCAGAAGTCAGTAGCTCACGGACACGAGAAGTGGGAGCGTATCCCTTTATCGTTGTCGTGATGTTCTTGTAGACGACAAGTGAACCAACTGGATATTGGTCGGGTGAACCAAGTGCAACACCAAACTCCATTGCGTTCTCAAGAGCATTCACAACAACAGTCTTCATGGCGTGTGTTGTGTATGAGTCTGGGATATCTGTCAACGAACGGAAAGTGGTATAAGGATTGGCGTACTTTAGGTCAACAGAGATTGCGGCACCCGTTGCTCCAGCACCAGCAGTGATAGTATGCGCAACTGTCAGCGTTGAATCACTGCTAAAAATCTTCATTCGGTAGACGTTGTTTACCGTATCAGTTGGTGTTACAACTTGAACCATTGGGTCAGCGTATTCAACACCGTTATTCGCTCCATTGACACGAACGTACTTCCAAGAAGTTGCTGTAGAACCTGAGTACGACAAAGGTCCATCTGTTAGCTTATTGAATGCTGTTATTGCGTCTGCCCACTCAATAGCATTCCCACCTGAATTCACCTTTGCGTACTTGTTGGCAGTGAACGCATCGGGAACGTCTGAAAGTGAGAGGATTGTATGTGTGTGGGATAGAAGCGAACGATTGTTCAACTCAGTCTGAAGCGTTGCTACCTGAGCAATAGAATGAGTATGCACTACGTCTGCCTTAGCAGTGAGTGCTGAATCTACTTCACTAATGGTGTAGTATCGGTCATCATGATTATGACCAACATCTGTCTTACCAAGAAGAAGCGCAGTGATTTCAGATTCAGTGAAGTATCTGTCATCATGCGTGTGACCTGTATCACTCTTCCCAGTAAGCAGAGCAGTGACTTCAGACTCTGTGAAGTATCTGTCGTCGTGTGTGTGAACCAGGGGAGCCGCATCAAAGTACTCCAAAGCAGTACCACCAGAGTTAACCCGCAATGCCTTCAATGCAGTGTATGAGTCTGGTGTATCAGTCAGCTTTAGGAAACTCCAAGACCGTTGGTCAGACAGCAGGGGAACCTGCATGGTTACTGTTCCACCAGCGTCAACATCTGCCAAATGGAAGTAGAAATCAGTTGACGTGTCAGCTGGAACAGCACCAGTTTGGTAGAGATATGTAATTGCATATCTCCACTGATTCGGACCACTGAACTGGTTTGCACCGATGGTTATTCCAACATCAGATGGATTCGATTCGTAAGTGTAGCGACTCAGAGTGATGCGGACGATCACCTTACGAGTTTGTGCTACGAATGCTGTAATCGTCTGCTGTGTTCCAAACTCAAGAATGAATTCTTTGTGGAGACACTTCCCTGCAGTCAAGACCACATTGCCCGAGCTTACTTGAACTTCAAATCCAGAAGTGCGAATGGTACCACAGTAGTTTTCTACAAGATAGCCAAAGCGTTTTAGCTCCAACAAGGTATTGGTATTGTAATGCTCTTCGAACATTAACGCTGGAGACGCTAGTGCTTCAAGTCGAAGCACTTTATCACTCAAACCAAATAGCTCTGGATTTGCGGGTGTAGGCATGTTACTCTATTATTCCGATTTGAGTTAAAACTGGCTTGTAGTATGTTTGACCTGAACCAACAGTAATGTCTTGATTACTGTCAAGAGTCATCTGTGTATTGCTGTCAACAGATTTAATCTTGTATGTTGTAACCAAATCACCACCACCTTGTACAAATCCAATATACTTGTTGCCAGTATTGGCAAAATCTGCAGTGAATCCTGTACCAGAAACTAGATAATCAGGAGCACTGTATGTTATCGTCGCAGTGCTACCAGAATTCTGGTAAATGTACAGTGAATTCTCTTGGTTAAAATCGATTGTTGTTACTTCAAATCGTAGAACACTCAATAGAAGATTAAACTCGTCAGTGGTTATCGCTGTTGAACGATAGATGATTACGTCGTTACTTGACTTGAGATTTGTGAGGGTATTCGCATTGTAAAAGTAGCCAATCATGTCTCCATTGGCTTGACCTGCTGTTTGGCGCATGTATGAATTAGGGAATCCGTAGAGCCCAAATTCAAAGAACATCTGTTGCTTCTTCGTGTAGTATTGGTCAACGTGATATGCCTTTACACCTATCAATCTGTTGACAAAGTCACGAAGACCACCGATAGTATACCGTACTAGGTCTTGTTTGAAGAACTGAGTATATGTGCAAGTAACTGGTGAAGCAGTAGCAGAAACAAACTCTAAATAGTACTCACCAGTATTGTAGTTCACCCAACCTGAAGCAAGTCCTGTGCCAGAAATCTTACCTAGTTTATCGTCTACAAAAGTGTTTACACCACAGGTAAATGTCACACTGTCCACTTTAACTGGAGCATGAAGTAGTGTTCCACTATAAACGGTATCACCTGATGCGCCAATCGCCTCGTCTGTAAATACTGCTTCTCTGAACTCAAGCAAACTACGCTTCTGGGTTGCCGAGTACTTCCAATACAGCGGAATACCCTTGCTGTAGAGTAGATAGTTCAGCAAAGCATCTGGTATCGTTGAGTACTTTACTAGGTCAGACATGCTGAGTAGTTCTTTGCGAAGCTTCTCATAGCCATAGTCTAGCAAATTGATGTAAGACTTGAGCCTAACATCATTGTCAGTGAGTACCGTTGGTATGGATTGACTTGGAACTTTCATGTTACGACAAGAACTTTGGATTTGTTAGTGTTGTCTTGTCTGCTCGTTGCTTCATCGAGAACGTACTTGCCTGTGTAGTGGTGACAGTGATTACTGTTGGAGACACATTTGTGAAAATCTCATTGATATCACAAGAAGCAAGAATGTCACTCGTGGTATTTGCAGGTGGAGTTGGGCTGGTGACGGTCACCGACAGAATCCCTGGATAGGAAATCAGTCTGTCATAGATATCGCTCAATAACACAGGCTCTCCAAACGCGCGAGACCAAGACCCATCTGCTTCTTGGAATATCGGGTTAAGCATATTGCTCAATTGAGTCGTTGCGTATGACTGAATTGTAGACGAATCATAATTCGGGTCAATCGTTAGGTCGACAGTTAGGGTGATACCCTTGTAAGAAGGATTCACAACGCCAACTTTATATCCAACAACTATTCTCTCATCAATTGCGCCCTTCACTTCATTACGAAGTGACAACGTTGGATTCCCACCACCTTCGGGAATGATTTGTACAATCGGGTAGTTGATGTGTGGAATGACGTTTGCTCTAGCAACGCCGTCGTAGCTCTCAGCAAAGCTCTTAATGTCGTCAAGGGAAGCAAGTCTGTTTTGGAGTCTTGGAACCCGTATAGCCAAAGAGCGAATGCGCTCAATGGAGTCTGGGTCACTTCCACCAGTTGACTGGTTCGGATTTGTGACTGCCGTGAACCTAGTAGCAGAAGAACCTTCAACGCTTACGATTTTTGTGATTGAAGAGTCTTTAACATTCCCACGAGAACCACCACCTGAAACATAGGTGATTTTTATCTCAACACCACCAGTAGGCTTACTACCGTTTACATTGTCACCGAAGATGAACTGATGCGTCTCGACATCAAGCCTACGATATTGGAATCTTGTGTCAGAAGCACCAGCCGCTAACAGTGTATCGATTTCAGTCCACGTTACATTATTGACCTTCACACCAATTGAATAGTCAACGATTCTATCTCGAATAATGAAGGACTGAAACGCTTCACCACTTGAGGTGAACGTCTTTGTAACTAGCCTACCTTCGATGAAAGGTATACTGTTTACTGCAACAGAGCTAGGTGGAAGAGTGACAGTAAATGGATTAGTGAAGTAGACAGCAGTACCATCACTAGCTGGAGCAGACAGCACTATTGCATAAGGGTCAACAGTGGCGGAAGAACCAAGAGACGTAATTGTAGCATTGATGAGAACTGATGAATTAACGTAGTTCGTTGGTATGTAACCAAGCTGTAACGCATGGTTGATTACGTTCTGGCGAGTCAGTGATGTAGCGATGCTAAACTCTTGCGAGGTGTTGTTTGCAAATCTTGCAAGACGTTCCAACGACAGGAGATAGTAATCGAGTACGAACCGAAGAATATCATTTGGATTGTCGATGTCCCAACCATCTAAGTTACTGTCACCAGCCTTCAACGTTTTGATTTCGTTGAAGAGGTCACTGTACGATAGATTGACAATATCTGTGAGTGTTACAGCCATGTTCTAGGTCTTACAGTTGGTTAATCTCAATCACGTGTCTGTTATCATCTGCTTCACTATATGTCACTTGAGTCGCAAGTAAAGTGAAAGAATGTCGTAGCTTCTTACAGTACTTTTCACCCATCCCCTTCTTGAGATAGGCTATTGTGCAATGTGGAAGATACTCTAAAAACTTACTTTCAAATGGGAATGACTTCAAAAACTCATTTGCGTCACTCAGTTCATCGGTCAACTCAATATCAAACTTCAACACATCACAATCTTCATTCTCGAAACAAGAGATGCCTGTTGTGTTAATCAAGAATGGTGAAAGCTGTCTGAAGTATGTAAAGATAGCCTCTTTGTAATCTTCATTCTCAAGTGTCTTTGGGTCAAGACCATAGAGGATTGTTACGTGTGGGTCTTTGGTCTTTCCATCATTACCATCAACACAATCTTCGTCGTCAACTGAGCCAATTATCTTGTCCCAAGATGGGTGGTATAATGATACCATCACACAATCTTTAGAATGAGAGTCATTGCCCTCAGTCAATAGCGAGTTCACAATGTCTCCCACTAATTGTTCTCGTAACACTCTATGAAGATGTATGATGCTCATTACACGTTCTTAATCTGATGTTTGATTGGTTCTTCAACACCGTTTATCAGAAGATAAATCGTGAGGTCTATCGCTCGGTCTTGACGATTGAACTGAGCAGTTACTCGAGTAATGGTCACATTCTTCAGATACTTGTTGAACTTTTCTTTCAACCGTATCATGTAAAGCTGAACCATCTCTTGAATGGAGAATACGTTTCGTTGCAGGAACATCTCTTCTTCAAGACCATAGTTCGGGTCAACTAACCGATTGAATACAGGACAACGAAGGAACAGATTGAACTGCTCCCTTGGGTCAGTTGTTCCTTGTGTCTTTGCGTCAGCCGCAAATTGCAAAGGATACTTCACCAGCCACTGTTCAGCGTTTCCTGCCATTAGCCAATCTTGTCTGAAATTAAGAGAGAGTCAAGCGTTGCGGTACCAGGAATTGCAGCAGAAGACATTATCGCTACTTTAAATGTAGTTCCACCATCCATCGGTGCGACTGGCGCGTTAATGATAGCCTTCAGCAGATTGTTCAACACAGTCTTGATGACCGATACTTGGTTTGCCAACTCAACAGTAGCCTTCATATGTATCTCATCAACCACAGCGTCAGCAACTGCTTTAGCTTGCTGATGGAGCTTACGCTTAATGTCAGCGATGTTCTCTGCAGTAGCATTTGCAGCATTCAAATCTGATACAACCTGAGACTCCAGTATCTGGTAGATACGGCTCTCTAAGTCTGATTTACTGAGTCCTGAGTTAGGCATTACACTTCATTGTTTGGTTCTTCATATTGTCGGTCTTCCTGACCCTTAACGTTCTTGTCGAACATGTCGTAACCAAGACTCAATAGGTCACGGAAGTCTTCAATGTTGTAGTTCTCAATCAGAGTCTTGATTGGTTCTTCTCGGTCGTAATCATAGATTTCAATCGTGAAGAGTTCTGGCAGTTCACCATATTGATTCGTAGCGTGAACACATGTGTTGCCTTCCTTCTTTAAGAAGTACACATGTAAGAAGGATTCAAGTAAACAGACTTGGACAAAAGCTTCTTTGATTTGTCCGATATAGACCTTGTATCCTTCATGCTTGATGTCTTCAACATGCTGAACACTATCCAAGCTATCTTTGATAGAAGTGTAAAACTCCTTGGAAATATCCTCAGGAGTACGTTCTTCTTCAGAAGCAGGGGCAGTTGATTCGTCGAGCCAATACGGTACCATTGTTAACTTCCTGGTTTATTCGAGAGAAATCCTTGTCCCGCAACCACACCAGCATTGAGTTTCACAAGTGTAGCAGGGAAGATTGGGACTGGTGCTCCCATGTTACCCATGCCAAATGAAGTTGAATTTTCAATCAACCAATCGGAGCACTTCTTTAAAACGATAAAGTCTCCATCAATCTTGGTTCCTGAAGAAATCATCTCCATTTTATGGCCGAACTTATCAGCGAACTGAATTCCGTCTGGTGACAGTACAATCTTGTTACCGTTGGTACAAGTTATTGTAATGCCGTTTTCATTGGTTTCAATGGTGTTATTGAACTTATCAATTTGCTTTGTTCCAAGCTTATCCCAACGCAATTGATTGTTGTGAACACCATCTTTGAGCTCAATGAACTGGTTTTCTTCACCCTTGTCTGTGTCACGATTGATTTCAAACTTCGTCTGGTCTTTGGTATAGATGAGACGAAATCTGTCTTTGAGCTTCACGTTACTGGCCGACATCTCCCAGCGTTCATCAAAGTACACAACGTTATGGTATGGGTACTCAGATTTGACGTCTCCAATTGGGAAGTCAGTATAGGTGAATCCAAGCCATGTTAGTTGCCCAATATCTTGGTCTAACGGAGCCACGATGATTTGTATCATGGTTCCATACTTCTCAATGAATTCATACGACGGTATGACTATTTGACCAATAGGGAATGTCGGTCGAGCAATAGTGATACGTCCTTCGAACATGATGGGTATATAGCCACTTCGTGTGATGTCATCACGCCAAAGTTCTGCTGGTGCAGGGTCTGCGAGGTAGAGTGTGTAGTTATCTGTAGCTGGCATTACATCCCCACTTCATAGCTTGTTCTCCAGTTACCATTGTCAATGGTATGTGACAACGAACGGATGCGCAAACCCTTCAGTTGACTATTTGGTTTCAACGTGTCTCCACCTGGAAGAGAAGAGCTTGTTGCAGTTGAACTATCATTCGGGTCTTGTAGCTGTTTCTCTTTCTTAGGGCTGTACTTTTCATTCAATGCCTTCACGTCTGCTGCATACTGTTTCTCAACTTCAGCAATAGAAGCATTCTTAGCAGTCAGCAAATCAGCGAGCTTCTGTTGTAGTACTTGTTGATTTGCTGTATCGTCATCACCCTTACCGTAGAGGTTACCGCCACTACCACCATTCTCTAGAGTTTCTTTCTTTGTGTTGTAGTCAGCATCAATCTGGGAGAGTGATTTCTCCTTTTCTTCATCGAGACGCTGTTGCTCATCTTTCAATGCTTGCTGAGCTTGTGCTTGCTTCTCTTTTTCGAGTTCTGCTATGTCAGCTGCATCCTTCTCTTCTTGAATTCTACTCAAGTCTTGAGACAATTCACTCTTTCCACGACCAATGGAATAGTACGAGCCAAACCCAAGCACAGGGTATTGTTTGTTGACCTGAACAAATGGATTACCAATTGTCGAGAAGCTGGCCTCAATGCCTTCAAATCGAAACTTATTGCGCATCTTGTCCTCAGGAGGACGCTTCACAGCACAATTATTCTTGATGAAGAAGTCTTTGACAGCAGCAAAGTTCCATTCACCACCAGTGATGCGCTTGAATGCTAAGTCAGCGGCTGGAGAACGGAGCTTATTGAAGTCCATTTCATACACTAATGACTCATTGTTCTCATCAACTTCAGTGAACGTTACAACTTGTTCACCCGTCTCGACTTCTTGAACAACGGTCTTACCGTCAACAATCACTTCCTTCTTCTCGGTTTTCTTAACCACTTCAGGCACAGGAACGTCACCAACTGTCCAGTTTGAGTTCACTGTAACGTCTGGTTCGTCGATGATGACCCACTTCCCAGTGCGCAATGGATTGAATGTTAGGTCTTCAAGCAAATCCATCCGTGGATACCAGAATTCTATGTTACCCATCGTTGGTTGTGAATTCAATCTAGCAAGCTCGCTAATAACATATGTTGTCTTAGTGCTACCATCTGCTTGCGCAACAGGTTCAGCGTTAATGCTAAGGCCATTAGACTTCGCGAGTTGTGTCATAAACGCCCAATCTGTAGTTACAGATTGAACAACTGGTGGCATTGCGTTCTTTTTTAATTCTATGGGGAGCGACTGATAGATGTTTTGAGGATAGAACTTTGTGTTCTTCTTCATATCCTCAGTAGTTGCCCACTGAATTGGATACCCATAACATGTTGTCAGAAGCCCGACGAAAATCTCTTCCAAGGTGAGATAGTTCTTTGGGTCTGCTGGGTCTACTTCTGCCCAAGTACGGTCATATGATTTGGCTAACTCAGGGTTGCCAGCTTTCTTGAGGGACTGTATCTGGACTTCCGTTGTCTCCTTTGGAGCAACAGTGCTCGTTCCCTTGATGCTTGGGTACTCAACATTACGTACTGTTCGAGTGAACTCATAGCCAGAGCACTGGAATGAGTACTCCACGATTGGTGGTTTGCCCATTCGGAACTTTGGGCGCATTTCCTTCAGCCAACCACGGAACTCTTTGGGAGCAATGTCAGGAAAGTTGATATAGTAGAACTTAAATGCGCCACGGAGACGGGAGATAATTCCAGGTGACATCCAGAAGTACTGAATGTCTCCATCAGCTGTTGGCACTCCTGGGTCTACCAAAGAGACAGTGACTTCTGTAATTGCACTCTCGTCTTCACGTACTTGCAAACCACCTTCAATCCATGGGTCGAATGGACGTGATGGGTCTTGCATCTTTCTAATGAGTGTATACTCTTTACCGAATGGCTCTAAGTTCTTGACAAAGTTTGGGTCTTCGTCTTTGTTAACTAGCCAAACTTCGAAGTCTGCTTCATATCCAGAATACAGTGATTCTATTCTGGTTGAACCATCTATGATAGCTTGAGCTATGCTGGGACTAATGTACACGGCAACACCTTATCATCCTGACCGTGGCAGATACGACATTGAACGACGAGACGTAGAGGCATTGAATACTGGAACCTTTACGAACATGCCTACTTCATAGTCGTCTGGCATAATCACGGGATTATAATCATAGATTAGTGCCCACAACTTGCGGTCACCGTAGAATCTCATGGCGATTGTCTCTAGAACGAATCCAGGGAACATTGCTACATCGTCGTAAGTTAGCTCGTACTCGATGTAATCCAAGTCCTTTCTACGAGATTGGAAAATCTGTAGACGGCTATCTTCAACGATTACTATCGGGTACTGAATTGTCATAGTGACAAGTCCATTGGAAACTCTAACATGGCAGTCGCTGAAGTTAAGACGTTATTGTCCAGAATGTCAGCAGCATACGCTAGTGTGGATTCCGCTAACGAAGCTCCATACTCCATGCGTCCGATATTGCTTTCCATGTCTGCCCAACGTTTTCGAGAGTTGTTGAGCTCCGTGGAAAAGAATCCGTCTTCAATAACGTAGAGTTCAACAGAAACTTGAAGTTGACGTGGGGTCAAGAATCGGTTGAAGTTCTGCTCTTTGAATGGCGAGGACATCAGTTTACAACGGAACCATCGACGACCGAAGACGAAGATTAAGTCTGGAGGAGTGCGAACTGAATAGGAATCACGATTACTTTCTCCACCAAGGTCTCCAATCAATCCCTTGAATGTTGACTCAAGTGGTTCGATGAACTTACTCGTGAGCTTGCCTAGAGCGGCACCATTGAATCCTGAGCTAAACGCATCCCCTACATCTGAAGCTAGGTTTGTCACTTGATTACTTACAAAGTTCTTACCATACTGCTTCAAGTCCTCTGTTGAGAGTACTGACTTCTTTCGAGCAGGAAGTAGGAATGACTCCAACACAGCTTCTATGCCCAGTACTCCAAGATTCTTTCTTGGGAGAGAGATTCCAGCGTATCCTTGGTCTGTTGTGTCGAAGAATAGGTCAAATGAAATACGCTTCCCACCAGCATTACCCCAGAAGAGTAGTGATGTTGGGTACAATGGGAGTTCCGTCTCTTCGTACTTAGTATCTTTCGTGATAGACAACTCACTTGGATTGAAGTGGAATTTCAAGAACAATCCTTCAACTGGATTGTAGAAAATCCCCTTCATCACTGAGTTGGCTAGTTTGGCTATTTCACCTTGTGCAGACATATGTTATTTCTCTGAAAGACCTGCTCGACCGTTCTTACGACGCTGAATTCTCTCCAGTTCTCTCAACAGTGCTTCAGCATCAATCTTCTCATTACCAGAAGACTGGATGACAATTGAGTTCGGACCAAACGAGAAGTTTGTAGTGTTACTCACTGGAGCAGACTGTTCACGCTCAACAGTATTCGTTACTTGACCACTTGGCGTCTGTCCAGAGAGCAGTGCGCTAAACATCTTGTCTGGGTTACGCATTCCGAAGACAGTGTCAGTAGGTTCAAACAATTGAACACTACCGTCTTGCTTCATCACGAAGTCCTTAGCAACCTTACCATACTTGTTAATCGCATCCCAATTTGGATTAACGAAAGCACCGTGTGGTTGTCCGAGAACCCAGTCAACTTGTCTTGGCTTAGAAACAAATGTACCACCAGTTCGTGAGTCAGGACGTCCAGGAGTTGATGTGTTGCCTTCAAAGCTAGTGAAGCTACTACCACTGTCAACTGACCTCACGAGACCAACGTGTCCCTTTCCTGGGACACCGTAGTAAAACATCCCAAATTCTTCTGGCTTCTTAGCCTTTTTGAAGTACGGAGCCGCACCAGCAAATGACTCACCAAGTGCCGCACCACCTGTACCTAGTCTACCCTTAACAACATCATTGTAGAACTTTGGTGAAACCTTGCCGAAAACGTCTGTATACACATTGGAGACGAATGCAGCACACCAGTTCATCAAGTCCTTGGTCTGGTCATTGACGATGTCAGTAGCACGGTCTACATAGCCAAGAAGCGCAAGTTGTTTCTCGTCCGCTTTCTTACCACTGAAGTCTTTTGTACCACGGAGAACGTTACCTTGACCTGGACTACCAATCATTGTTCCTTGGAACATATTGGTAAAGTCACCCATGAACTTAGAAGCTACTTCTGAAATAGAGCCAGTATCTGTTGGTACACCGTTGAATATTCCAGCAACAAGTTCGCCAACGTTACTCTGCTTAAACTTCTTCCAAATATCGGCGCCACCACCAACAAGGTCAGATGCTTTCTCTTTTACTGTTCCCCAAACGTCACTAATTCCATTCATGACGTTCTGAATCATCCCAGCTTTCTTTGGTTCCTTCGTAGCAAAGACTGCATCTCTTGGGTCAATTGGTGTTACCTGTCCATCCTTAACAATACCATCCTTGATTGGTACTGTAACAGCGGCACGTTCAGCGAATACCTTGTTCTTCTTTTGAGCGTAGTTTTCCTTACCGAACTTTTCCATCACTGCAGACATGACCATGTTAGCGTCACCAGAACCAGCAGAACCATCCTTACCAAATTGCTGGTTACTGAACATGTTCTCAGAACGGATTGTGTCAAACGCGGTAAGAACTTCAATCAGCTTATCGTTGATACCCTTACGGTCTTTCGCAGGAGCGCTGCCCAATTCCTTATTGAGCGTATACATCTGCTTAGTAAGTGTCTCAAGTGCCTTGTACTGGTCTGAATTGCCGTCGATTCCTGAATTGACAACGGTTTCATTGAGCTTCTTGATATAGTCGCTCATATCCGTTGAGCGTGACATGTCCTTCAACTGCAATCCAAGGTCATCACGCATTGCACGTAGAACTTCTTTCGCAGGTTTATCGTTGACAACGATATTGATTGGGTCTTTACCAATCACACTTGTGAGTGAATTGTACTTCTTGATAAAGAAGTTAACAAACTCATTCAACTGGTCTTTCAATCCGTCGAATACGCCTTCACCGAAGATTCCATCAATGACCTTACCAAACATGCCATCGAGGAACTTCAGACCATTCTGAAGAAGCTTCATCACTTCGTTCGGAATACTTTGAATGAACCCAAGTATTCTTGAAGGTAAGCTCTTAAAGAAGTCAACTATTCCGTTAATAAACGACGCTGTCTTGTCTGACACCCACTTCCAAGCACTGCCAAAGATGCCTGTGATTGTCTTCCAAATGGTCTTTAGCTCTTTCCAGATGAAGGTGACCACCCGACCTAAGACAGAGACAATTAGTTCCCAGATGTGACCGAATAGATTCTTGATTGCTTCCCAAGCACCACCGAAGTCACCAGAGAACAACGCACCGAACATGTCACCAATGTCACCGAGTATCTTACCTGCATAGGTCAAGATATCTTGCACGATACCAACTACTGCATCCCAGACATTACGAACTGTACCTACGATACCACCAAGCCACTTCAAGAATGGATTGTCAGAGTTCATGAGCATGTCTTCCAACCTGCCCATCAATCCACTGACCCATTCTCCCAGATACCCAATGACATCGCTAAGAATCTCTCCCAGTTTCGGACCAAGACTACCAATTGACTTGAAAGCCCAAACAACAGTGTCATACAGGATGACGAATAGTCGTGGCACCAAGTCCTCAAGGATAGCAAATAGCTTCTTGAACAGATTCTGTAGAATCGGTTTGAGGATTTTAGGAAGGTTGTTGAAGATGGCGGTAAGGGAAGCTAGTAGCTTTGGCCACAGCTTCGTCAACCGTTCACCCAGACCCATGAAGAAGTCGAATACGTCGTTAATGATGTCGTTTACACCCTTAACGAGGATTGGTCCGATGCTTGTTATGAGCCCTGGAATACCATCGAGCACTGTTCCAATCACATCCAGCAAGCCTAAGATTACCTTCTTAGCGAGAAGTATCTTCAGCCTGATTTCAGCGATGAACAACGTCAACAGAGCAGGAAGAATGCCCATAATCTTCTTGACAAGATTCTGAGCAAACGTAACTAGTCTGTCCATGACTCTCGAAACCTGAGCCATGATAACGGGTAGAAGCTTCGGTACTTGGTCTGCAATCTTCTGAATCAGACCAAAGACGAAGCCAACTGCCATGTTGACGAATCCTTCGACAGCATCGATAATCTTCATCAGGATGTCGCCAATGTCGACAGCGGCACCTGACAGGTCACCCTTGAAGAGCTTTCCGATGATGTCACCAATCTTCATGCCAATGTAGGCGAGCATGAACATCAGTGGGAAGAATATGTCCTTCAACTTCTGTTGAATACCCGCGAAGAATCCAACACCAGCATTAGCAGACTTGAAGATGTTTCCAAGCATTCCACCAATGAACTTCACAATCGTTCCCATCAAGCCACCTATGGCTTTGGCGGCACCGAGAATCGCTGGCTTGTTCTGGTCGACCCACTTGGAAACATTCCCCAAGACTTCTTTCATTGCATCAAATACACCACTCGAGGCAATGGTCTCTTTTATTTTCTCGATGAATCCAGTGATGTTCTGAATCTGTCCTTCAGCAGAATCCTTGAACCTATCGGTATTACCCTCAAAGTTCTTACCCAAGAAGTCGCTGATTTTCGTCATGCGTTCTTGGTAGGTCGTAGCACCATCAATAGCTTCTTGGAATGCTGCAGGGTCGATTTGGTTACCGAACGTCTCAGCGAAAGCTTGGAAGTTCCCTGGATTCTTTGCAACGTCAGTAATCGCAGACATTGTAGTAGACAAGTCTTGGCCTGGACCCATGGCGGCTTCAAGTACTCCCTTGAAGTTCATGGATTCCATCGACACACCAGCCTTCGCCAATTCGTCTACATAGCTACCGAGTTCATCTTTGCTTAATCCGTACTCTTGACTCATGTCATTGATGAATCCAGTGGCCTTTTCAGCGAATGCTGGAGAGCCAAACTTGTTCGTCATTTTGACAGTCATCTTCTCAAGTTCCATGCCAGTGTTGAACGCACCCATGAATGCGTCCTTGATGGAACCAATACCTACGGAGATACCACCAAGTGCCAAGCCAGCAACGAGCAAGTTCTTCAATCCACCGATTGCACCTGACACTGAGTCGTTCATTCGACTCATCTGGTCTTTCATGCCATTGAGAGCTTCCGTGGTCTTCTGTTGGAATTGTGTCATGGTGTTCTTTGCACCACTGATTCCACCAGCCACAGCACGCCAACTCTTTGACATTACTCCACCACCCTTCTTGGCGGCACCAACAGCACTCTTGAAGAAACCAGCAAACTTATCGGTCTTGCCCGAAGTCTTGTTGATTTCTCCACCAAATCCAGCCATACTCTTTACGAGTGGGTCTATCTGTGTCTTTGCTGAAGCAAACTTCTTCTGCATGCCACCAGTCAGGGAAGACACAGTTGTTTGAACAGCTGAAGCCTCTTTGTGCACTTTCTTGAAGGCTGTACCAACGTCTTCCACGCCAGCGGCTGACATGGTCATTTTAGACAATAGGCGTTGCAGTTCACCCATGGCTTTTATGCCACGAGACAATGCCGCTACGTCAATAGCAAACCCAAGGTCAATTTTCTCTTTAGGTTCTACAGGCATGTCTATTTGAACTCCAACGCCGTTTGTCGTACTTGTCTAGTAACATAAAACGAGTTATGCCACTGAACTGACAAGAGTTTATCTCAACTTACGATATACTCATGCCCTTTGAATTTTGCTGAACTTCTCTGTCATGTAGGAACTTTTCAAGACGCTGAAAGTACCACATAAACTCGTCAACTCGCATGTTCTCAAGGTCTTGATATGAAATCCCAGGAAGCTCTTTCATCAGACAGAACATGATTTCATTAAACGAGTATCGGGTATACGTCAGGTAGAAGTATAAAACCCTTAACCAGATTAAGGATTTTACCAAGTCCATCAAGCCATCGAAAATAAAAAACTTGGCTCTACTGGCATATCAATTTCCTTGCCACAACGGGAACACTCTGTTGGAGCAGTCAATCGCATAGCAGGGACAAGCTGTTTCGTTGCTCTGTTAAGAAGCGTCATGTCTCGGCCAGAGAGGTTGAGTACCAACTTCTCTTTCAAGAGTTGAACAAGTGCTGTTGGCATATCTTCACCGTTCTCGTCTTGAATACGAGTAATAGCGGAAGCCAATACACGCTCAGTGAATGAGCTCTTTGCAGACGTGGAGAAGTGTAGTTCATTACGCAGGAAGTCGTCAAGACGAGGAATACGTATGAAATACCGTGTCCACTTTCTGTCTGCAATACCCATTTCAACTGCCATCTTTTCCCGTGAAAGGTCAAGACCATCTTCCAGTTCCGCTTCCATTTCCATGTCGTATGCCAACTCAGACGTGTCGGGGAGTTCCACAGCACTCAAGTCAATGTTGAAAGCAACTTCTGCTTGGGTGGGACAGAAACACGTAGTACGGTAGTCTTCAATCTCTCCACCGAGAGAGTGGACGTGACCAGCTAGCAGAATGTAGCTGATGTCAGGGATCGTCATCTTGCGAACGAGTTCATCGATGTAGTTCTTCTTTCCTTCACCGTTTGACGAAACTGGTACGCCGTCAATAGTGGATAGAATAGAAGTAGCCGTACGCCCCAGCCACTTGAGTGGATGTTGCGCACGGTACTGTTCATCGTTGATTTCTTTAATCTGCCTGACCGACAGCTTGTTGAGAGTGAATTCACGGAGAGTCTTCTCTCCTTGCATTACACCAATTGGTAGTACGTTCGTGAGCATTACGGTGCTCCTTACTTTCTGTGTGGGTAAAATCTTAGGGGTTAAAATCTGGGTCAGGTTTTCAAAGCACTGAGAGTGCTAGGTCAACACGCTTACGACTTTGGAAGTTGCTTCAGGAATTCAACATTCCAGTAGTCAACCGTGCAAGGATACGACATTTCCATCGCTCCTGCGTTACCATTGTCTAATCCTGGGAATTGTTCCGATTTGAACAAGAGTCCAATCAGATAAATCTTCAGGATTTCTTCTCCGTGATGGAACTTCGTAATCGTAGCATTGACCTTCTTACCAGTCTTTACTGCGGTATCTACGAGTGCTGACATCTTCTTATCGTTCTCCGACCCATCCATGATACGAACCATAGTAAGGTCATCGTAAGAAGTTACACCACCGTGGAATTTGTACTTCAGACCAACTCCACCGTCGGTGACTTCAAACGTTTCTGTCGTACGTGTTAGTCCGTCAACGCGCTGAAAATTCGGGAGTTGCAAACCACTGTCTGCAATCTCCAAAATCATGTTATTCGCGGTTAACGCATGAAAGGGACGTTCTTTCGGTCCAAGAATTGGCTCTGGCATGTTACTTTCCTTATTACCAATGAGGATGTTTTAACATCTGTCTTGTATTAAAACGGACTGGTAATCAATTTGTGTGGGATTATGATTGAACAACTACTGTGACTGCATTTGATGCTGGCGGGTCAACGAATGTTACGGTTATTGTAGTGACCGAAGTGTGTTTCCAGTCTGTAAATAACATGGCATATGGAGCACTTGTTGAATAGAAGTTTACACTAACAGACTGTGAACCAAGGTTATGAGTGATAACAAACGTTGTAGTTACCCCATCTCCTATCGTCGTTGAGTATTTCGTAGTCTTTGCAGCAGGAACAATGGCAGAGAGCTCAAGGTCTCCGTTCTTGTTCACATACAATTCCATGTTATAGCCAGCACCAGACAAGAGTTGCCCAAGGGTAACAAACTCGTCCATGAAGACCGCTTTACTACCAGCCACAGCACCTGAGAAACTTTCACGCTGTCGGTTCAAGTTATCAGCAACCACTACGAGGTCAAACGTCTTCGTGTAGTTTGAACCTGCTGTAACTTGATAGGTAATTGCTGTCGTTACTGCTGAAGCAGTACTAGCAATTGTTAGCTCCAATACTAAGAACTCAGTAGCACCAGCCGCTATTTCTTTTCCGACTGAACTACTGTAAGTCTTTGTCACACCAGTAGGCAATCCAGTGCAGGTATCAGCTGAGATTGTTAATGGTGTAGTCCCGTCGTTGTAACAACTCACAACTGTTCGAACCACTCTGTTACCAGACTGTGGTTTTGAAACAAGTAGCCCACCTGTAGTGGACTCAGTGACTGTGAGTATTAGAGCCAAGTACTAACCTTAAGGAAGTTGACGGAGACATCCAAGAAACTGATAGATAGGACGCTGACCAGAGAGGTTCAACAATCTACTCGTGGTGACACGATAGCAAGGAAGCAACTGTTTGCCTGTGTTGTATGCGTTGTTTGTGGTTCCGTCTGGCTGACGTCCATGGTCACGAGCTACAATTCTGAGATGGAAATCATCTATCATGTAAATGAGTGGATGAATTGCTTGATTGGTTAACTTGTAGCGTAAAGCAGGCGACGTTTCACTTGGGTCATAGTAGCAGAATTCTAGGTAGACCTGAATGTTTCTTGCTTCCTTAACAGCGAGACCGTGTAGGTAGTCTACATAGAGTAGCCTGCCATGGTCTTTCAAATCAACGTTGAAATCGTTAGTTGAATCAACAAGCGTATTCCAGTTCAGTGAGCACTCAGCCCATCCAGTCTTGGAACCATCAGCACCGCCAGCGAGAGCATACAAGAACCAATCATCAAAACGCTTTCCACGGTAATGAAGTTGTCCACCCTTTTCGCTGAATTGGTGAAGAACATCTAAGTTGACATGCGAATGCGAGATACCTTGCAACCGTGCCAACTTATCGTTCACTTCTTGTTGCGTTACACTAGACTCTTTACGAGTTACATAATCCGCATCATGGTTGTGTTCCTCTGGCTTAAACGCTTGAGGCAAACGACTGAGAGAGTTGAAGTCAACGTCTGAACGCACACCAACCGAACCATCTGAGTTGACGAATTCAGACTTGGTCATTACGTCTGACAACATCTCTCTTACTTTGCTCTCAGAGATGTCAGACTCAGGAATAGTAGGTTGGTCTGGGTAAGACTTGTAAACACGAACTGAGAGCGATTGTACAGTGAAAACAACACTCTTGAAGTGGTCATGTCCAATGGCTAGTGCAAATCCAGAGTTAGGCTTCAGGAAGATTGGGAATTCAAGGTGCTTCGCGGTTAGTGAACTATTCGTTGGAACGCCTGTTGTTGGATTTACAGGAACAAGTTCGCTCCAGATTGACGAATAGAATTCCGTTCCAGCATATGAATGGAGCATGAAGTGAAGTTGTTCAACACCATATGCAACAAAGTCGAGGTCAATGTCTACTATGATTGTGAACTGACCACCTTCTTGTGAATCAAACAAGAAGGGGAAGTTGCTCGTAACGTCTGGATTAGCTAATGATGCTGTATCAGAGCTTAACTTACGATGAGAGTTTGCACCCCGAAATGTTGTAACCAACACTGTTCGAGAGGCACTTTCATTGTAGCTCGCTACGAGGAGTTCTGTCTTCATGCAATTAAAACTGTGTAGATGTCATATTAAACAGGAAACGCCAGCAATCGATTTTGCTAGCGTTTCCAGAGCCTTTTCGTCCGAAGTGGTCGATAGGTATTTTACCGTTGGTTAGATGACGTTGACGTCGAATCCACCAACAATCTGTACCACATTGATGTAGACAGTTTCTGCGACTTCAGCGAAGTTCACATAGCAGTCGCACACCAACTGACGGTTTTGACGAACCAGAACACCATTGTTTGTTTCATCACAACGCACACTGACGTTGTTGTCATAGCCGCCTTCTTTTTCAAACATTCCCTTTTGGAATTCATTGAACAAGAACAGGTCGAGACCTTGTTTCAACTGGCGACGAGTGTCAGGATTGTTAGGACGTTGTTCAAACGAACCAAGCGAGCGACGGAATGTGCTGACGAGATAGTTGATTGAGCGACGAATGTGAATCGAGTAGAACTTGCTTGTGGTCGACATTGTTCTGCTCGTTCTCACCACCATGCCATATCCAGAGAAGAACTGGATAACGTTGACACCGTGAACGTGTACCGCTTGTTCAATTTGTCCTGCAGTCAGTGCATCGTATTGAACCCGCTTGATTCCACGAATCGAAGTACGAAGACCTGCTGGTGGAACGAAAGCGTTACCACCTTCAGAGAACATCTGACGAATGTAATACGCACCGATGATGTAACCAATACCAGGAGTGTACACGTCAGAACCACCATCATTCGCATTCGGAACACTTACCCAGTTGAAGTAAGCTGCCAAGAAGGACTTCGTAGCAAGCATGGTTGTTGACCAGCTAGCACCAAGCGTCGAGTATGTTACTGCGTAAGGAACAGGGGCGACACCAAGTGCGTCATTGCGTCCAGCACAGTAAGCTTCAAGAGCTTGTGCATCCGTGGTGGAGTTCCAATCTGGGCACATAACGATTTGAACCAACTGGTTGTCGAGATACGAGAATTCAGTTGAGCTCAAGTTCGTTGGAGCCGTTGGGTCAGCACCAGTAGCGAGTGCTGTCTTCGCAAACGTCGTCAGAGTATACGTGCCAGTAACATCAACAATGATATACTTACTAGCACTATTTACCTTACCTTCAATGTTTGCTGTAGTCAAATTGCTGTGAGTTTCAATCAGGACGTCAGAGCCACTGATTGTCTTATACACGTTAAGTGTATAGTAACCAGTAACACCCTCAGCAACCATCTGTACCTTGTAGCTGTTACCTTCAAGACCAGGGCTTTGAACTCCATAGTAGCCACGGGTGAATGTCAGTAAGTCACCACCAGTACCATCTTGAACGGTTGCAGCAGTACCACCAGTACCAGGACGAACCACATACAAGTTGACGTCATTTGGTGCAGCATTCAAGAACAAACCACGGGTCTCATAGTACGAGTAAAGTGGTGTTCCTGTGAGCACAGTTCCAAATACTTCTTCATACTCCTTCATGGAGGTGATAAGTACTGGAGTATTCATTGGTCCGAGTCTCGCCTTAGCAATCAGACCAACTGTAGATAAATCGCTTGGAGACAATACGGGAGAGCTAGGACCTGTGACTTCTCGTACTTGAAGACCAATTGGAGGCATGTTTGAATCCTTTTGGATTGAGAATTAGCGTAGTAAATGTGCTTCAACTAATAAGACTGTAATGCATTTGCAAACGTTACAAGATTATCCTGGTATGACATCAGAATCATACAGTGTATCGCCAGACTTCTTTCCGATGTTGACAATTCTGTCTAGCACTGTATCTTCCACTTCAGGTGCGACTGTGAAGATGCTGGTTTCTATCTTCAGAATACAAACAGTGCGCATCTTGTTACTATCCTCATCATGAGACACTTGAGGCATTTCAAGATAAACTGTGTGCGTTCTACCAAACAGTTCAATGTAAGCTTGGTCGTACTTCTTTGTGACAATCTTGTGATAGATTAGGTCATTCAGTAGTTGATGGTCAATCCAATTGTCGGACAAACCTTCAATCTGGTACTGAAACTGAACTCTTCGGTGGTCACGATAGGTAAGCGTCTGCTGGTCGTTGTCTGGATTGATGATTTCAACAGGCTCAACGTAAGGCATGCTTTCATGCATGTCAATTGTGTCCAGCGGTGTTACCAACAAGAATGGGTAGGTAAGCTGGCTGTTGTTCTTGAGTATGTGCTCAACTGTTAAATTCTTCTCATGAATGTGACGATAACGAAAGATGACTGGGAGATATGTAACAGGTGATAAGTCCACTCCGTCGTATATCTGCAAAGACACTTGGTTCTGAGCCGTGAGTACTTTCTTCCAAGTATGGTACCTGGTTTCTAAGTACTTTACAAACTCATTGTCGAAATCATGGTTGTAGTTGAATGCCATATGATGTTAAAACTGCCATCCCTCGCAATTGAAGGATGGCAGTATGTCTTACTTACTGTGTTGCTTAGTTGATGAGAGAAGCAAGATTCTTCATGGATTCTGCAAGCCTCTTGTCTTCGTCATCTTCAGATACGTCAGAGTGACGATTGAAACCTTGGAAGGACTCATTCTTTTTCTTCAGATTGGAACGATTGCTCAAGAACTCTTTCACCTCCTTGCTCTCTTCCTCATCTGTCTCATCTTCTTCTTCTTCCTCTTTCTTCTCGCCTTCTTCATCTTCTTCCTTAGAATCCTCTGGTTCCTTTTCCTCTGCATC